TTAGATTTACCTGAAGTTCCTGCTGTTCCATCTGCTCCTGATTTACCGCTTGTACCTGCCGTACCCGTTGAACCTGAAGAACCTGATGTACCTGAGGTATTTGATTGACCTGATAGGCCTCTTGTACCGTTAGTACCTGATGATCCCGAAGTACCTGATGTTCCTGAAGTATTTGATTTACCTGAGGTTCCTGCTGTTCCATTTTTACCTGAAGTACCATTTGTACCTGAACTTCCTGAAGTATTAGATTTACCTGAGGTTCCTGCTGTTCCGTTTTTACCGCTTGTACCTGATGTACCTCCTGATCCTGAAGTTGCACTTTTACCTGAAGTACCTGCTGTTCCATCTGCTCCTGATTTACCTGAAGTACCTGATGTACCTGCTGAACCACTTGTTGCACTTACACCACTTGTACCTGATGTACCATCAACTCCACTCGTTCCTGAAGTACCTGAAGTTGCGCTTAAACCACTTTCACCTGCTACTCCGTTTGAGCCACTTGTACCCGAAGTACCTGTTGTTCCTGAAGTTGAACTTTTACCACTTGTACCTGCTACTCCACTTTTACCGGAAGTACCTGCTGTACCTGTTGAACCCGAAGAACCTGATGTACCTGAGGTATTTGATTGACCTGATAAACCTCTTGTACCATTAGTACCTGATGATCCTGAAGTACCTGATGTACCTGATGTATTTGATTTACCGCTTGTACCTGCTGTTCCACTTTTACCGGAAGTACCTGCTGTACCTGCTGATCCTGAAGTTGAACTTAAACCTGAGGTTCCTGCTGTTCCATTTTTACCGGAAGTACCTGAAGTACCCCTTGATCCTGATGTACCTGATGTACCTGATGTACCTGATGTACCACTTAAATTACTTTCACCTGAGGTTCCTGCTGTTCCATCTGCTCCTGAAGTACCTGAAGTTCCTGAACTTCCTGAAGTTGAACTTAAACCTGAGGTACCTGAAGTTGAACTTTTACCTGAAGTACCATTTGTACCTGCTGATCCTGAAGTACCTGATTTGCCTGATGTACCTGAAGTGCCATCTTTTCCTGATTTACCTGAAGTACCTGCTGTACCACTTGAACCTGCAGTACCACTTAAACCTGATGTGCCTGAAGTTCCATCTACACCTGAAGTTCCTGAGGTTCCTGAAGTTGCACTTAGGCCACTTTCTCCTGCCACTCCGTTTGAACCACTTGTACCTGAAGTACCTGTTGTTCCTGATGTATTTGATTTACCACTTGTTCCTGCTGTTCCATTTTTACCACTTGTACCTGAAGTACCACTTGATCCTGAAGTTGAACTTAAACCTGAGGTTCCTGAAGTTCCACTTTCACCTGATGTACCTGATGTACCTGAAGTACCTGAACTTCCTGAAGTATTTGATTTACCTGATGTACCAGCAGTACCATCTTTTCCTGATTTACCACTTGTACCTGAAGTACCTGAACTTCCTGAAGTTGAACTTAAACCTGAGGTTCCTGAAGTTCCACTTTCACCTGATGTACCTGATGTACCTGATGAACCTGATGTTGCACTATTTCCACTTGAACCTTTTGTTCCATTTGTTCCGTCTGTTCCTGAAGTACCGCTAGTACCGGATGAACCACTTCCTCCACTTTCACCACTTGTACCTGAAGTACCATCTACACCTGAAGTTCCTGAGGTTCCTGAAGTTGCACTTAGGCCACTTTCTCCTGCTACCCCATTTGAACCTGATGTACCATTTGTTCCTGTTGAACCTGAAGTTCCTGATTTACCACTTGTTCCTGCTGTTCCATTTTTACCTGAAGTACCATTTGTACCTGCTGATCCTGAAGTTGAACTTTTACCACTTGTTCCTGCTGTGCCGTTTTTACCTGATTTACCTGATGTACCTGAAGTACCTGCTGAACCTGAAGTACCACTTTTACCACTTAAACCTGACGTACCATTTGTTCCGGTTTCACCTGAAGTACCTGATGTACCTGCTGAACCACTTGTTGCACTTACACCACTTGTACCTGATGTACCATTTTCGCCTGAAGTACCTGAAGTACCTCTTGAACCTGATGTACCTGATGTACCAGATGTACCTGATGTACCACTTAAATTACTTTCACCTGATGTTCCTGCTGTACCATCAGCACCACTTGTACCTGAAGTACCTGATGAACCGCTTGTTGCACTTACACCTGAAGTTCCTGAGGTGCCATCTACACCTGAAGTTCCTGAAGTTCCTGAAGTTGCACTTAAGCCACTTTCACCTGCTACTCCATTTGAACCTGATGTACCTGAAGTACCTGTCGAACCTGAAGTTGCACTTTCTCCGCTTGTTCCTGCTGTGCCTGATTCACCTGATGTACCTGAAGTACCTGTCGAACCTGAAGTACCTGATGTACCTGAAGTATTTGATTTACCTGATAAACCTCTTGTACCATTAGTACCTGAGGAACCTGAAGTACCTGATGTACCTGAAGTATTTGATTTACCTGAAGTTCCGTTTGTTCCTGTTTTACCTGAAGTACCTGATGTACCTGATGATCCTGAAGTTGCACTTTTTCCTGAAGTTCCGTTTGTTCCATCTGCTCCTGAAGTACCTGAAGTACCTCCTGATCCTGAAGTTGCACTTAAACCTGAAGTTCCGTTTGTTCCATCTGCTCCTGATGTACCTGATGTACCTGATGAGCCACTTGTACCACTAATGCCACTTGTACCTGAAGTTCCATCTACTCCTGAAGTTCCTGAAGTACCTGAAGTTGCACTTAAGCCACTTTCACCTGCTACTCCGTTTGAACCTGAAGTACCATTAGTACCCGTTGATCCTGATGTTGCACTTTTACCTGATGTACCATTTGTTCCAGTTTCACCTGAAGTACCTGAAGTACCTGATGAACCACTTGTTTTACTTTCTCCTGATGTTCCTGCAGTACCTGATTCACCTGAAGTACCACTAGTACCTGAAGAACCACTTGTACTACTTTCACCTGATGTTCCTGCTGTTCCATCTGCTCCTGAAGTACCTGAAGTTCCTGATGAACCTCCAGTTCCGCTTACACCACTTGTACCTGATGTACCATCTACACCTGAAGTTCCTGAAGTACCTGAAGTTGCGCTTAAACCGCTTTCCCCTGCTACTCCATTTGAGCCACTTGTACCATTTGTTCCTGTTGAACCGCTTGTTGCACTTAAACCTGATGTACCATTTGTTCCTGTTTCACCTGAAGTACCTGAAGTACCTGCTGAACCACTAGTTCCGCTTTTTCCGCTTTTTCCTGAAGTTCCTTTTGTTCCCTCTGCTCCTGAAGTACCTGATGTACCTGATGAACCTGAAGTTGCACTTAGACCACTTGTTCCTGATGTTCCATCTGCTCCTGAAGTACCACTAGTACCTGATGAGCCACTTTCGCCACTTTCGCCACTTGTACCTGAAGTTCCATCTGCTCCTGAAGTTCCTGAAGTTCCTGAAGTTGCACTTAAGCCACTTTCACCTGCTACCCCATTTGAACCTGATGTACCTGAAGTACCTGTTGAACCTGAAGTTGCACTTAAACCTGATGTACCTGATGTTCCATCTGCTCCTGAGGTACCGCTTGTTCCTGAAGATCCTGAAGTTTCGCTTTCTCCTGATGTTCCTGCAGTACCTGATTCACCTGAAGTACCGCTTGTTCCTGTTGAACCTGAAGTTGAACTTAAACCACTTGTACCATTTGTTCCATCTGCTCCTGAAGTACCTGATGTACCTGATGAACCTCCTGTACCACTTACACCTGAAGTTCCTGAGGTGCCATCTACACCTGAAGTTCCTGAGGTTCCTGAAGTTGCACTTAGGCCACTTTCTCCTGCTACCCCATTTGAACCACTTGTACCATTTGTTCCTGTTGAACCTGAGGTTGCACTTTCTCCTGATGTGCCATTTGTTCCACTTTCACCTGAAGTACCTGATGTACCTGCTGAACCACTTGTAGCACTTTCACCTGATGTTCCTGCAGTACCAGATTCTCCTGAAGTACCTGAAGTACCTGAAGTACCTGATGATCCTGAAGTTGCACTTAAACCTGAAGTTCCGTTTGTTCCATCTGCTCCTGAAGTACCACTTGTTCCTGATGAACCACTTGTTCCGCTTTTTCCGTTTGTTCCAGATGTACCATCAACTCCACTTGTTCCTGAAGTACCTGAAGTTGCACTTAAGCCACTTTCACCTGCTACTCCGTTTGAGCCACTTGTACCATTTGTTCCTGTTGAACCACTTGTTGCACTTAAACCTGATGTACCTGATGTTCCATCTGCTCCTGAAGTACCGCTTGTTCCTGAAGATCCTGAAGTTTCACTTTCTCCTGATGTTCCTGCTGTGCCTGATTCACCTGAAGTACCACTAGTACCTGATGAGCCGGATGTTGCACTTTCTCCTGAAGTACCTCTTGTTCCATCTGCTCCTGAAGTACCTGAAGTTCCTGATGAACCTGCTGTACCACTTACACCTGAAGTTCCTGAGGTGCCATCTGCACCACTGGTTCCTGATGTACCACTTGTAGCACTTAAGCCACTTTCTCCGGCAACACCATTTGAACCTGAAGTTCCATTTGTTCCTGTAGAACCACTTGTTGCACTTTTACCTGATGTACCTGATGTTCCATCTGCTCCTGAGGTACCACTAGTACCTGAAGAACCACTTGTACTACTTTCACCTGATGTTCCCGCAGTACCAGATTCTCCTGAAGTACCTGAAGTACCACTTGAGCCTGATGTTGCACTTTCTCCTGATGTACCTCTTGTTCCATCTGCTCCTGAAGTACCACTTGTTCCTGAAGAACCACTTGTTGCACTTAAACCTGAAGTACCTGATGTACCATCTGCACCACTGGTTCCTGATGTACCACTTGTAGCACTTAAGCCACTTTCTCCTGCTACTCCGTTTGAACCTGATGTACCTGAAGTACCTGTTGATCCTGAAGTAGCGCTTTCTCCTGAAGTTCCGCGTGTTCCATCTGCTCCTGAAGTACCTGAAGTACCACTTGAGCCTGATGTTGCACTTTCTCCGCTTGTTCCTGCTGTGCCTGATTCACCTGAAGTACCACTAGTACCTGATGAGCCGGATGTTGCACTTTCTCCTGACGTACCTCTTGTCCCATCTGCTCCTGAAGTACCTGATGTACCTGAAGTACCACTTGTACCACTTGAACCTGAAGTACCTCTTGTTCCATCTGCTCCTGAAGTACCTGATGTACCACTTGAGCCTGATGTTGCACTTTCTCCTGATGTACCTACTGTGCCGCTTTCACCTGAAGTACCTGAAGTACCACTTGAGCCTGATGTTGCACTTTCTCCGCTTGTTCCTGCTGTGCCTGATTCACCTGAAGTACCACTTGTTCCTGAAGAACCACTTGTTGCACTTAAACCTGAAGTACCGTTTGTTCCGTTTTCACCTGATGTACCTGAAGTACCTGATGTACCTGATGTACCTGAAGTAGCACTTTCACCTGATGTTCCTGAAGTACCAGATTCTCCTGAAGTACCATTTGTTCCTGTTGAACCTGATGAACCACTTGTACCTGAAGTACCAGATTGGCCTGCTGTACCACTTGAACCTGAAAATCCACTAGTACCACTAGTTGCATTTACATATCCTATAAGACCTGTTGAAGGGTTATATGTTAATAATTCAGGTCTATCTTGTATTGGAGCTGATATTATAGAAAAATCATCTCCGGTACCACTTACATCAAATGTACTACTACCGGTTACTGCGAATCCACCTGGAACACCCCCAACTGATCCTGTTATTTGTGCTGATCCTGAAAATGGAAAAGCATTACCTCCACCAACACCACCATCTGCTAATGTAGGACCTACATATTGGTATGCTGATAAAACGACAGTATCTCCGGTTGATGGTGAGACTGAATTATCTACGAATTGTATTACACCTGTTTTATAATCAAATTGATAAAAAGCTGAATCTTGTTCAGTACCATTTACTCTAACAGTAACATTATATCCAGGTGTACCGTTTCCTGCGGGTACATTATCCTCAGTATTTTTAAATGTTAAGGAAGCATCTGAATATTTTGGTGATAAAAAGTTTGTTTGTTGTCCATCCTGTATAATTTGAGGAGTAACAGCTATTGTAGGATCATGTGCTGATTTTGATATAAAGAAAAATACTTCTGTTTTACTACCATTAACAACCGATGATGGTGTTAATTGATGTTGGAAGTGAAACTTTACAATATCAACAGCTGTTAAAGCTGAACCTGATTCTATTGTATCTTGGTTCTGTCCACTACCAGAATATGGTAAATTATTTAAGGGAACAAAATTTTCTCTTATATAAACATCACCAGCATTAATGTCGAGAGTTCTTGTGAATGCCTCCTGAGCATCAGTACTCTGCTCCATTGTATATCTCTTACTCTGGAGTAATCTATTCGACTTTTTTATTTTATCTAATGCCATTCTATATCTTTATTCTTTTACGTAATCGTTATGTCTATATCTTCTACTGGAACTGGGTCTCCTTTATATCTTATTATAACTATAAAGTCCTGTGTTAACTGATCTAAAGTCATACCATTTCCATTTAAAAGAGGAAATTCATAACTTGTACCAGCTCCACTTCCTCTTACTGTACCTGTTTTACAAGCATATAAATCAATTGGATCACTAAATGGATTTGTAAAATTATTATTTGTTATACCTATTTGTAAAGCATCTCCTACGGTTGTTGCAGGATCAAATATTCTTGGATTTGTATAAGCTTGTGCACCCGAACCTGAAAACAAAAATGCTACTGATACCCCATTAGCTGTGCTATCCCACGTATTTAAAGCTGCACCAAAACTAGCTGTTACATCACTTGCTCCTGTTGTTAAATCTCTTTGAAATGCTCTTGAATAATATTGATAAGTATTTGCACCAGCGTTTGCAGGAGTCCAATAACCATATGTTCCTCCTGGGGTTACTAAATATCCTGGTTTTATTTGTAATTCTAAGGGTTGTTGAACATACTCTGCATACACACCCGTTGCCAATTTTGTTCCACTAGCATAGGATCCTGTTAATAAATCATCATCAATAACTATTCTATAATCTTCTCCTGAAAATTGTTCTGTAAATATTGTATTACTTGAAGCCCCAGTTAAGGTGCCACCATCATATCCTTGAGCTCTACCGTAGTAACCCATAGAACCTGACAGTACATTTTGTCCATATGCCCCTGGGTCAAAATAAGCATAAGTATTAGTAAATACGGTATTTAACGATCCTCCAAATTCTCTACCTTTTGTTGTTGTTATAAATGTTGTTGTGCCAAATCCGGTTTGGTTGATATTATCAGCCCCTCCTGATCCTGCATTAAATGCTAAACTTGCTGTCAAATAAACAACATCTCCTTGACTTGGTATAGTTCCTACAGTTCTAACAACACCCCCACTAGAATATATAAAATTAGAAGTTTGAACAGTACCCCCATTTGTACTTCCATTTCTAGTTCCACCTGTTGGGTTAGAGGGGGTTACTAAAGAATCTGTTTCTGTAATTGAAGCAAATGTAGGTTGTGCTGAAAATAAAGGATTGAAATATCCTGTAAGATGAGATCCTTCTTTAAAATTTGATGTTAATAATAAAGGAGCTCCTGAAAGTGATCTTGAGGTTGCTGATAAAGATGAACTTTGTCTAGTATTAAAACCTACTGTTTGAGAAAAATCACTAGTTTGTACTTCCGACCAAAATATTTCAGTATCTTGATCATAAAAAGTAGTATAATTAGAAGAACCTGATTGTACTCCTATTGATGAAGATAATCTATACCAACCTGTAGCCTCTTTTGTTGTGAAAGAAATACCCCCATTATATAAATTATTTTGGAAAATCGTAGCAAATTTACCATCTTGATATTTTATATCTAATCCTCCTACTGTAGGTATTGCCCCAATAGTTTGACCTGATGTTGTATTAAAAGGTGGTGGGGTTTTTACTAAAGTATATTGTTGTTCATCTACTACTGTTTGGGTTTTTGCAGAGTTATCAGCAAAAATTCTTCTTAAAGAACCTGATGTTGTAAATGAAGAACTTACTAATCCTAAATTGAATAATTGGAAAGAAGGATCATAAGATGATGAGGGGCATGTAGTCGAACCAGCTGCAACTGATGTATATTTTATATTATAGCCTGAATTATTATAAATTGGGGTAATTCCTTGAAATACACTTTGTCCTGCTATAGCCCATCCTTTTCCTTGCAAATATAATAAAATGGGGTCGGTTGTAGAATTGGGTACATAACCCGTAACCCCACCAGTTCCATTTGAAGCAATTGTTTCAGAAGTACCAGAATAATAACGAGCATTTGGGGAAGTATCTGGGGATGATGCACTTAATTGTGTTGCAATAAACCTTAAAATTTCTGCTGTATCTGTATTTTGGTCATAGTTATTAAATACCGATCCTTCTAAATCTGTCTGCCATGCTTTTGATGTTGGGTAACCTACATTATCCGTATAATGCCATACTGATTGGCTAAACATCATTCCATACTTAGCTACATTACCTCCAGTGCCATCATTGTTTGGGTTTTGTGTAACGCCTATAGTAGTATACTCAGATTCTTGGTAAGTACTGGCTGTAACTTGTAATGAAGAGGTTGCAAAATATATATCTGTAGCTCCTAATAATTGGAATATTCCTGTTCCAGAACCACCACCACCACCACCTCCTTGGATATTAATATCAACTTGGTTTGTTGTTGGGGAGTTTGTTATACTAGCTATACCATCTCCTAAAAAATTTAGAGTTTGAACACCATTACTTATTAAAGTACTTCCACTTTCAATTGTAACTCCTGTAAATCCCGGAACATTTTGTAAATCTATACTATGTGTTACACTACTACTTGCAAAAAAGAATTGAAGGTCAGTACCAGACAGAGAACTAGAGTAGTAGAGTGACTGAAAATTGCCATCTACTTCTGCGAATGTTAACTCGGAACCTTTGTTCTGTCTTAATATTATACCCATCTAATTTTATTTATAAATATTATAAAAAACAGTATTATTTCCCAGATTTTGGAAATTCTGTAAAATTATTATCCGTTTGAATACTAAGACGGGAATTATCTAATTTTTTTCTTTGGTTTAACTCTTCTATACTTTGTACTGTTTCCATATTAAATATAATTTGTGTTGGGGTATTGAATTTTTTTATTGCGTTTAATTGTTTTTGGACTGTGTCAGGAACTAAATAACCATATAATTTTAGGCTAAATGTTGCTTTAACTGATCTTTCTCCTTTTTGTTCTACTTGTACAGGTGTAGCAAAATTATCTATTCTAGCTCTAAATTGATATCTTTCAGGATTGCCCCAATAAGAATCTGAAGCATAGTTAATAGCTTCGACTATTTTATTTAATTGTTCTATATAGTAAGTAGCAACAATAAAATCATAAGTAATATTTACATAGTCAGGTACTACTACTGCATAATTAACCTTATCAGGTCTTTTATTATTTAGTATATCAAAATTATCATAAGCATTACTAACACTATATTGTTTTTGAAAAATATTTACATTATGTGGGTTATTTGCATCTAATTTATTAGCTATATTTCTAACTTTTTCAATATTGTTACGTTTAAAAGTAATTAAAGGTAACATAATTTTACCTTTTTTATCTCTATAATACCCATCTTTTTGTACCTGCTTCCACCTTTCAGGAGAACCATAAATAAATGGTACTTGTTGTACTGCCCCATTTTGTATTACGGTAGGTTGAATTACTTCTTCCATATAATAAGCAATAGCTTCATCTATATCTTTAATTCCTAAACTAAAAGGTTTAGTAGTATCATCTCTAAATGATACTTGGTTACCTCTATTAGGAGTATCAGCATTATTAGGATTACCTGTATCTGAAAAACCAGGAGAACCAGCTGGTGGGCTGTATGGATCAATTTGAGAATTTAATATTTCTCTTTGAGTTTTAGGTGTTGGTATTTTTCCTCTTTTAGCCATTTAGTGATGGGTTTGAATTATTTCCAGTATACAATCTTTCTTGTGTAATACCAACCTTATCAGCAGGTACATAATGTGTTTCAACTATAATTGAAACTGAAGTTCCAAAATTTTCTAAGCCTGGGTTTTGTAATTGAGGTGAATTAGGATAATCTGGATTTTTACCCATAAAATATTGGTTAGCATTTACATTATCTACTTCATAATATCCTTCATTATATAAAATTATATCTCCAACTTCAGGAACTAAATCAGCTCCATATTGATAGTTTGTAGGTGCAAAATCTAAATTAAATTCTTTCATTTTTCCTAATAAATCATCTCTTAAAAATTTAAAGGTAGCACCCCAAGTAAAGTCAGTACCTAAATCTGTTTCAGGAAATTCTTCATTTGATCTTTCAATTAGACAATTTAGTAAAACAGGACCCATGTAGAATTTTTCCTCTGCTGCTTCTCCATATATGTTTACTTTAGTTTCTTCTAACTTAAACTTATAAAAAGAACATTGCTGAGTAATGATGTCTGCCATTAACTCTCTATTTAGATGTCTAAATAAACTTATGTCTCTTGCTCCTCCAAATAATGCCATATTATCCTATATAAATTGGAAATGGAACCTTGCCTAATTCTTTTTCAATGAAATCGCTTTCGGCTGTTCTTCTTTCTAGTAATTTTTCTCTTGATGTTTCTCCTAAATAAGCCCTTAACCTATCAATTAATCTTTCTTTTTCTCCAGTAGCTGCTGTAATTAAATCATTTGCATTTAGTGTAACATTATCCCCAGGGACTGGTACTACTTGATATTTACCTCTAACATACCCTAACATTTCTTTACATAAAGCTAAAGCATATTCAAATATCCAACTTCTACCTACTGAGTTAATATCATCGTAATTTGGGTTTTTATAAGGTACATCATATATATTAGTAATAGTACTACTTCCACCTACTACAAAGGAAGCTGAAGATCTTTCTGAGTTAAGAATATATTCAAAGTATAATTTTGGGACTGATCCATCGGGTATTGGGAAAATTCTTAAATTATTGTTATGCATTTCAAAAGAATAATTTGCTCTTCTGATCATATCATTAAATTCTATTTGTTGGATAACTTGTAAATCATAATTAATAGGCATTAACATGAAATTTACACCAGCAGGAGAAAATCCATCCCAACCAAAAGTATCCATCATATCCATAGTACCCATTCCTGCTCCTACATAAGGATCAAAAAATCTTAACATTGCAGGTGGAGCTTCATAAAAAACTCTCATAATTTCTATATCATGATCCTTATAATGTGGTATAGTATCCTTTGCCCATTCTTCTAAATTATAATCTTGTACTGATTTTGTTAAATTAACATGACCTGTATGCCAGTCAACATTACCACCAGTACCAGCTTCAACCCCATATTGTTCTGACATTTGGATTATTCTTCCTAGATTTGGAACAACAACTGAATTTTCAATATCCATAGTAGAAGCATCTGCTCCTTCTAAGGTTAAATAATTATCTCTAATTTTAAACCCGTATAATTCATTAGCATATATTGTTACTGCTTCTTCAAAAGCAGCATAAAAGTTTAAATCTTGAAGTTCAACATCCACAATAGGATATCCTAATCTTCTTGCTGCAAAAGTTGAAAATTTATCTGCGTCTATTTGGAATTCAGGATCATTATCATAAAACCCAAAAGGTGTATCTCCTGGGTGGAATGAACTAGATCCGGGCCATATTGGTATATTTGCCATAGTTTTTTATTTATGCGTTATCTGAGTTAACAACTACGTATTCAACATCCATCCTTTCTGTTTCAGCATACACAGAAACAAATTCTATATCTTGCTCAAAGAAGCCGTTAAATGTACTTCCTGTAACTTGAGGACTTGAAAACATTAAAGATGATGTAGGTAATACATCCATCGTCCAGTAACTTCTTGCTCCATTTTCTGTAAAATCATTTAAGGTTAAAGTAAATACGGCATCTGTTGAATTACCTATTTCAGCACCATTTACTGTAATTGTTTCTCCTACTTCATACCCACTTCCACCTGCTGCTATTTTTGCTTGAAATACGTTTGTATTTATATTACTACTAGTTAAGGCTAACATAGATGCTGCAGATGAATCAGCAACATCATCTGCTATTAATGTATTAGTATAATCTGAACTTACTACTCCAAACCCTACATTAGTTAGTTGATCTTGAGATATTGTAATTGTTTGATTTTCCAAATATCCTGTTCCTATATTTACTGGTTTTACTACTGTAATTACACCACCATCTGACTTTACACTAACTGTACCACCTTGACCTGTAGCTGTATAAACTGCTATTTCTCTTGTTATATTATTTGTTACATTAGGAATTAAACCGTTATTAGTAAAAGGTTGATTTGTTACTAATTGTCCCGTTCCTAAATCTCCGCTTGCAATTGTTAATAAATCTCCTACTACATATCCTCTTCCAGGATTTAATACCATTACAGTTGATAATGTTGGTGTAGATGGATTTGCTCCTGTAACTACTGCTTGAGCTGTTGCTCCAGTACCGCTACCTCCTATTAAATTAACATTATAAGTTCCAGTAGCACAATCATCGGGTGCAATATTTAATCCTAAACTTTGACTCATTATTAAAGATGAAGAAATAACAACATCTAATGTCATCCCACTACCACTAACACTTGCTGTAGTTGGTACACCTGCGTATAACCCAATTACACCCCCAACACCACCGCTTGTATAAGATGAAGTTAAATCCGTACCTATAACGCCTATCCCATCAGGTGACTTTGATGATGTAAAAGAAACTGCTAATGAAGATGTTGTGTCTAAATTAGTAATCCTAGCATATTTCATACTACTTGATGGAAAAGTTCCTGCTGAAGGTCTTACCCCATTGACATTAAATAAATCAATTGGAGTTTGAGCTGGTATTGTAACTATTCTTCTATCTACATTAGTAATATTCCCTAATGTAAAAAATGTTTCATTTGTAGTTTTAATACCCTTAACTACGTGTTCCTCCTTTATTTTAATCTGAAATGCTGATGGAGTAAGTATTGATGCCATAATTATTTTTGTTATAAATATATAAAAAAAGAGGCTTAATTGCTAAGCCCCTTTTAAATTTTTAGGACTATCGCCTAGCTTTTCCGCTAGTGCCGGAGGATCCTTTAATAATCCCCCTACTTTCAGCTTCTTCATAAATTTCAATCAAGTTATCCACAATTGGGTCTCTATGATTTTGCATTAAAGTAATAGAACACATATTTTTTACTTTACGAGCTGCTGAGTATAAAAATCTAAAACCAGATTCTCGTTTTGATTTCAAATCAACTTGGTGGTCATCACCACAAATAATCATTTTTGATCTTAATCCTATTCGGGTTGAAATCATTTCCATTTGTTCATGAGTAACATTCTGAGCTTCATCTACAATAATACAAGAGTCTAAAAAGGTTCTTCCTCTCATAAATGCTAAAGGAACTATTTCTACTTTGCCATCCTCAATTAATTTTTCTACTTTTACCTTATCATATAAGGCATACATATTTTGGTAAATAGGTTGAATCCAAGGATCCATTTTTTCTCTTAAATCCCCAGGTAAAAATCCTATTTCTTCTTTTGAAACTGTAGGTCTAGTAATGATTATTTTTGAATAGTGTCTTCGTATAAGACCATCTAAAGCAACTTGACATGCTAGGAGTGTTTTTCCAGATCCTGCTCTTCCGGCTAATAGGGTTAATGTGTTATCTAATATTTTTTGTTTGGCTTCTTTTTGTTCCTCGTTTAAACTTATTTTGAATTTTATTGGGTTCTTCACAGTTCTTTGTTTTCTGTGTACTTCGTCTGTGTGGGGTTTTGAAGGCATTTTTGAGTGTGGTTTATTTTAATTAATTTATCAAGACCAGCATTTACATGCATTGTATTATCTAATACAGTCTCAAACTCATATCTAGAATCTAGAGGTAGAACTAAATCTACTTGGGAACCCCATCTAATTAAACTGAATCTTTCGTTTTGGACACAAAGATCATTTTGTTGTTTAAAAGGGGCTATTACATTTACATCTTCATCGGCAATTTGTATTAAATGGTATGTATAATCCAAAGAGGGAACATACACTTGGTTAGACATTCTTTCATTGTATTTTAAATATGCCATGTTGTTAGGATTAATTACTTTATTTAATATATCCTTCTCTACAGCTAACATAGGTTGATTAGTAGATTCAATAGGCTCCAAACGTTTATATTTAAGTACACCCCCGTATGGAATTCTATTAATATGTACATCATAAAATGACATAAATATTCCAATAACTAAAGAAGGGTGATTATAATCACGATCTCCCATTACATCTTGAAGTGTGTAATCAACACCTTTTATTTCTAAAACTTGATCACCAGGTTGTACTACTTTTTGATATAAAATAGTTCCATCTGCTGGGCTATAAAAATGCTTATAATCTATATGTGTTGGCCTTAATGGATCTCTAAAGAAAAAATTATTACTTAACTCTCCTACAGACTTTTTAGATAATTCTGCAACTTCTCCATTTAACCAGTCTTCTAGTTTTTCAGCCATTAAAGAAGTGATTTAAAGTGATCAACTCTATTTAAATGCATTACCATACAACTTAACATAGCTCCAGATTTCATATATTCAGATAAATTAAATATAACAGGTTCCATCCCCTCGTCAGAACATATTTTTTCTAATGATTCAATTTTGTGTTTTTCACCCTCATAAAATTCATCTGATTTTTTTAATTCTGAAATGTTTGAGGCACATAATATCATGTTTCCTAATCTAACAGAATTGGCCATTCCATAAGTAGAATCATCAGCATTTATATCTATTATATTTGTATATTTGCTTATTTGCGCTAACTCTGTTTTATCATATAACTCAGTGCAAACCATAGTTGATCGCGTATTTAACGGGAAGATACTGCAGTCTAAGTGATACATATATTCATCAACCATTTTAACTTTGATTACTTTCATATCAAAATTTTCTTCCATCCAGTGGTAGGTTTTAATATCTGATCTTATATCATACCCCCCAATATAAACATTATCTTTTAGATATTTTATATCTGCTTCCCCTTCCCATTTATGGGGAGAAATGTGGGTTTTATAACCCATTTGATTAAAGAATTTTTCACCAACATATTCTTCACCCTGTCTTGGAGGTGAAGTATAATTTGATAATAAAATATGGTTTTCATCTTTAATGTGGGGTAATTGTAACCCTAAATTAGCAACGTATATTAAATCTTGAAAATTACCTTCTGCAGGTAACAAATGTACTAATGATTGACCAGCCATAAAATTATACAAATCCATAAATTGTTTGTATGCTTTAGGTCTATTTATAGCTAACTCTTTATCGGACATTTCTTTCATCCAAACGTTATTAGGGTCATTTGTTGAGAAAGTATGTGGGAAATTCATTACATAACTTTGAATCGGTAACTGTGAAGGGGTTTCTTTCATTTTAAAAACTATTTTAATTAATATTCGAGTATAAATATACTAACTACCTACTAGGTACACACTAGTAACAAAAAAAAAGCCCCGCTGACGCGGGGCTCTTAATTTATTTATAATCTATTGATTATAGAGTGTTTAAACCTTCTACGAAGATCTTACCATAAAATTCTGGTCTTACGACTTTCTTAGCGTAACGAGTTAATAGACCTTTTCTTGGAGTAAAGGTATTTGGATCGTATACTAATGGAGTCATGATTAACGGAATATATGGAGCAAATACAGCACCTGCTTCTAAGAATTGTCCACCTCTAAAGCCCATTAAAATGGTATTTTCAGTCATGTATGGATTCTTATAAACTGTGTATCTTGAATTGATAGTACCTGCTTTTTGTACACCAAATGCGTAGCTCATTTTAGCAGCATCACCATCAGAAGTACTAGCAAATCCTGGAATGGATTCGATAATTGTAGCTACTGTTGGAGAACATACCATAAAATTAGCTCCACCTCTTAGAGTTTTCTGGTGAATGATATTACTCAATTTCTGAACTTTAGTTCCTAAAGTTTGGAACCATTGTCCTTGTGAGTTGTAGAAACCTAAATCTGAATCTACAACACCTGTTGAAGCTAATGCTAAGTTATTCTGTGCACTCCAGTACTCAGTACCAGCAGCAGCAGATTCGATCAACATATCAAGAATTTCTAAATCAATTTCTAATGAGATATACTCACTCATAATTGAAGTTAATTCAGCTTCAGCATCCAAAGAGTGGTAAGCGTTAAGATCTTGAGCAAACTCAGGAGTCCAAACAGCTTTCAATTTACGAGTCTTAGCAACAATTGCTTCCGACTGCATTTGAATATTGATTTCTGGAATTGAAATTGGAGTGTTGTCAGCATTTAAGTTGTTATTACCATCTTCAAAATCACCTCTTTGAGCGTCATTTGTTTGTAGTAAATACTCAACTTTTAATGCACCTGCTTCAACAACATCAGAACCTACAAAGAATTCAATGTTTGCACCATTGATTTTAGTAAATTGTGGGTATTGAGTAGCAGAAGCTGGTAAATCAGCAGCTGAACCTGAAAGGTAAAAACCTCTTACTGCTCTTTCATCAAAGTTAGGTAATGAAGCAGAAGGGACAGTTAATTTTACAATTTGACCTGAAGCACCTGCAACATAAGACTGAGATACTGAAGAATCAGCATTCAAATCACTATACCAATCAACAGAACCAGAAGCTACTGCATAAGCAGCAGATTGAGTATTGTTAATTGAATAACCAAATCTACCAGCACCATAAAGACCACCTGTAGCACCATTACCAAATGGTAAGTTACCGTCAGTATCACCGTAAAGTGATCCGCCTTGTGCAAAAGGTTGTTTACCTGCAGTTCCGTATTGGAAATCTAGATAAAATACTAGACCAGAAGGTAAATTCATTGGTTGAACCGAAACGAATTCTTTCGCTGCGATTTGACCAAATACCTTTCTTACTAGTGGTAAAGCTACACCTGCCCATTGTGCTCCTGTTCCAGGAGTGAATGTACCTGCTCCAGGAAGTGGACCACCGGTGTTACTTTCTTCCATCACTAATTGCTTAGCTTGGTTTTCAAGGATCATAGACATATTGTTTTTCTCAGTTTCGTTTCCGATACCTTCTAACAAGCCTGTCTTGTTCCATTTGTTGGCTAATCTTGCAGCATCACTTTGTAGTGACTTGTAAGGATTAGCGCTTTCTAAAAGAGAATTTAATTGACTCATTTTTTACGTTTTTAAATTTAATAATTAATTGTTTTGTTTTACTTAATTAGATTATTCCAGCTAATTTTTTAAAGCGAGCGACCATTTCATCTGATTCAACAATTGGTTGTTTTTTAGTTACTTTTGGAGCTGACATATTTGAGGCACTACCTTTAGCTCTAAAGCCTTCGCTTATAGAATTATTTGTAGTTTTTGATTTAACACTACTATTAATAGTTTCAAATACAAGTTTTACTTCTTTAACTGTTTCAGCTTTATCAAAAGCACCTAACACTTTAACCTTTTGGTTTTCAGATAAATTTTTACCGCGGAACACTTTGTTTGTGTAAAGTAATTTAGCATTTAACAAATTGATTTCATTTAGTTCAGATCTTAAAGTAGCAACAGTTTTCATTGCTTCATCTAAATCTTTTTTAACTTCATCCATTTCGTCTTTTGCTTCATCGATTTCTTCTTTACCGTATTCATCAATGTCGTCTTTAGCTTCAGCTACATCTACAGAAGTTTCTTCATCATCTTCTATTTCAATTTCACCATCTGCATCAACATCAACATCTACATCATCTTCGAATGATTCGCCGGCTTCAATTTCACCTGCACTAACCATATCTTCGATTACGTCTTCGATAAATTTCTTAAGGTCTTCTTCTGACATATCTTCAAGGTCGATATCTTCATCGTCCTCATCATCCATGTCTTCTTTCTCGTCTTTTTCACCGTCTAAGTAGCCTTCTTCTTCAGCATCCGTACGTTCGTCCTCTTTCAAGTCCTCTTTTTCGTCCTTCATACCGTCCTTGTAGCCTTCTTCTTCAGCGTCTGTACGAGCATTTTCTTTAAGATCTTCATCTTTTTCTAACTCTGCTAAAATTTCGTCTAAGTCCATTTCTTCTTCCTCTTTGATTTTACGCATTTTTTCAGTTTCAGTCTCAGCCTTATTATCAGACTTACGATCGTCACCTTCGCGCTTTTCCTTTTTGGTCATGTACTCTTTCTTTTCTGAAATTTCATCATCTTTTGCTTCATCTACATCATCATAAGCTTCATTCACTTCTTCGTCTTTTTCCATTTCTTCTAGTTTACTAGCAAACATGGCTTGAACTTGAGGTGAGAAAGCTTCTTCTAATGCGACTTTAGCATTTGCTATTGCAGATTCTTTGACTGCTTTAGCATCGGCGATAGCCTCTTGTAAAAAGTTTCTATTCATTTTCCTAAATTTTTTGTTGGGAAACTACGTTTATTAAGAAACGTAATGGGGGTTATAATAAAAAATTATTGATGTCATATGAGAAATGACATATTATCAATTATACGTATATGCAAAGGTATAAAAGTCGAAAAGGCGCATCAAAAAAATGAGTGCGCCTCTTCTAGGAATCAGGGGTTGTATTGTTAAGCTATAATATAGGGCAATGTCCGTATGAACATAATATTTCACCTAATATATTATTTACGTTTTTATATTTATCTTGTGATTTAAATTCTTTATTTTCTCTTACTAAATGCATAAATGAGTCTGGGTTAGATGGTGTTGAGACAAAATCCCAACATAATAATTCAAAGTCATCTTGAACTTCCATTAATTCACCTTTTTGTTCTAATGAACCCATTCCTCTTGAAGACACACCTACTGTAATCCCACTTTCAACTAATGCTTTGAGTATATTACCATTTGGTGTAGGTAAAATTTCTATTTTACCCATTACATTATCTCCATCCCACCACATTTCAGAAATATTATGTGATACATTCTGTAAATTTATTACTGAGGATTCTGGGTGGTCTAATTCTCCCATTGCTCTATTTTCATCAACTAATACTCTATATTTGTCAATTTCTCTATCCCACAATTCTTTAGAATAATACCTACCATTACCGTTTTTTACTTCAGCAGTAGCTAATATTCCTTCAACTAAGGGTAAACCTCGTTTTGAGCGTGATTCATTTAAAATGACTCCCTTAGGTTTAAATACGTGTGTTTCTATTAGTAATTGACTCATAATATGTTTTATGCAGTTCTAAATTTTGATAATCCTGAATATGATTCTTTATTATCGTTTGAATTTTCGTTTGAATTTTCGTTAGATCCTTCATTACTGTTAGCATTACTTTCTTCATTTCTTGGTGCCCAATCAGCATCTTGACCATTTTGTCTTTTCCATGCTTCAGGATCCATTTCAGTAACTACTTTTTTGTATGATTTACCACACATCTTTTCATACATTTTCTCCATGCCCGCTTTTTTCTTTTCAAGAACTTTTACTTCACGTTGCATTTCTTTCATTTTTTTCTTATCTACTAATTCAGATAAACTTTCATCTTCGGATACCATAGAAATTCTATCATTTTTACTTTCAATGATTTCATCTAAGGCATTAATTTGTAACTCAAGAGTAGCAATTCTACCATTATTTTCAATCTCGGCTAATTTGCTATCTGTTGTTTCTTTTTTTACTTTCTTTTTTACTTTTGCCTTTGGTTTTTCACCTAAAGGACTATTTTCTAATAAGTTTAATAATGATATCATTTTGTTTTCTTTAATTTCTAAATAACCAGTACCTACTTCACCTTCTGGGAAGTCTTTTTTTGTAGCTTCACCATATCCACCACCAACACCCGGATCTTTAACCATTTTACCTTTACCTAAAGCGGGTGCATCTTCAGTATATCCTATCCCTTTAATGCCAAATTGAGCTTCCTCAATATAATATAGGGGGTTTTTATCAATATTTTTAATAACTAAATCTATTAATTCTTCCTTAGTTTTGTCTTTATTAGATACACAAGTAAGTTCTGTAAAATATCCTTGACGAAATTGCTCACCAGATACATTATTAAGCATTTTATCATCTTTATAATCGTATCCTTTATCAGGTGCTTGTAAATCAGTTACTCCTTTTGTTACCTTTTTTTCTATAGCTTTAGCTTCTTCCTCAGAGATTAAGTTCATGTTGTCATCAAAAAGTTTAAACCAGTCTGGTTTTTTAGTGTTTCCTGTTCCTACATAAAGGTTTTCAGCTATAATGCTTCTACCAATTAGAGCAGATGATGCTTCATCAAATCCTGCAGCATTACGTACTAAATTAGGATATTTAGCTTTAACTTCTTTAAGGAAAATATGCTTACTGCCTTTTCCCTTTTTAATTTGGTTGTATTGTTCTTGTAATGTTTTCATTTATTCTCCTTTTAATAAGTCTTTTATATCTTTTATATAATCTAATACTAGATCTGTTGGTTTTATAACTGAAAATGATGTAGGGTTTTCTGTGTAATAATCCCCTGTTTCATTTTTAGCATTGCTTAACATCTTATAAATATCATTAAGTTGTTGTTCAATTACATCAAAAGCAGCTATTCTTTCTTGTTGGAATGATTTTACATCATCAGCTTCAAATAACTGCTTAACTTCTAAACCAGATCCTTTTATTTTCTTAGGTACTAAACTATATTTAAATTGTTTTACGTATGCATTATCTTTTACTCCTTCTGGACCTGCTTTAGGTCCTGGGCCTAATGTTGCTCCAATATCCTCTTTTACTAGTTTTACTCTATTGCTAGGAAATATTTTAACTGTACTACCATCAAAACGAACTGTCGTTTTATCCCCTTCTACCTTTTCAACTGATCCAGTACCATACATTTTACCATCTTTATCGTAAACATGTACTAGTTGTAATGCTTCTTTTTGCACTGCTTTTTTAGCTTTTTTAAAAGCATATGGGGTTGCATATTGCATTCCTGTACCCGGGGTAAATGAAGCAGCACCTGCTCCACCGCCAGTTGTAGACATTTCCTCTAATTCTTCTTTAGTAAGTTGAGATTTTAATTGAGCATAAAATGCTGGGTATTCTTTTCTTAAATGAGTTCTAAATCTATTAAATTCTCTTTTTAATTCATTAGATATATCTCTTAATATCTCATCATCTCTTACAGATTCACCTTTAACTAATTCATTAGCAGCATCCCTAGTTGCTTTTAATTGTTTGATTAATACTGAAAATGAAGGCAATTTAACTATTTTATGTGAAATTCCACCTCCTTCAGATTCATAATCAGCATCTGTTTTAAAATAAGTATCACCATCATCAGATATAAAATCTCTATCATCCCAAGGACCATATCTATCTTCAATCCAAGTTATTAATTTTGGATCAATATCTTTTCTTTTAACTTCTTTTATCAAGCCAATTATTTTTTCTACTATGCTATCCATTTGATTTTGTTAATTCTTCTATTAATGAATGGTATTGTAACAAATCAACTAAGTGATCACTTTTAATGGTTGTTTTTTTATTTAACTCACTAATCAAAGAATTAACTTCATTTAATTTAATCTTAATTACTTTACTTTCTGTTTTAGCAATTTGAGATTTAATTGATTCTTTAATAAAAAGAACTTCTTTATTATAAAATTCTTTTAATGATGGTGTGTTATCTACAGACTCAATAAATTCTTTAAGAATATTCTTTTGTCTAGGGTTTAATGTTGAGTATTTATCATTAAATTTTTCTAGTAATACATAATATGTTAATGTACGAATATCTTTATCTTGAGATTTAAACTCTTCAATTACATCTTCTTTAACATTATCTCTATTTATATCTTTAGATGTTAAATATTCTAATAGTGTAACTTTATTATCTATAATTTGATTTGGGTCTATTAATTTTTCTGTGTTGTATGTTTCTAATAAAGTATACAATGAAGCCTGTGCTTTATAATCATTAAGTTTTGTTTTAAATAAATCTTCAACATTATAGTGAGCTTTAAGTTCTTTTATAAGATTGTATTTTTCTTTTCTAATCCTAGTTCTATTAAGTCTTTTTGAAGATTCTAATATGGTATCTAAAACTGTACTAGCTCTAGTACTATCTAGATTTTTAGATTTAAATATAGTTTCATACAATTTATATTCTTTCCCTAACTCAGTATTTACAAAGTGGGATTTTAGAATGTTAATAGCTGGTGAATCTTTTCCTGACAGGGTTTCTGATGTAATTTTTCTTACTATTACCTCGAATAAAATGCCTGTATTCCTGAATTTTGAATGTTTTATATACATCAATCAATATTTTTTTATAAATATACTAAAATTATTGTTCCTTAATATTTGACTCGTCAAGAAGCGAACTTTTTGCGGGTTTATCTTCAAATACTAACTTTTTACCTGTAGGGATAGATTTTAACATGGATTGATGCTTTGCAAAGTGGCTATTATTTTCTAAAGCCATACCACTTTTATTTGTATCATTATAATCCTTTTTTATACCTTTAGCACCTAATCTATCTTTACCAAAATTATCATCTTGTGTGTTTCTTTTAGAAGCTTTTTCTTTTGGTCTACCTAATACATCTTTATCTCCATCTTTATCATATGTTTCAGGTTTAGGAACATCACCTGGGTTTGAATACATTCTACCCTTACCATATAGTGAAGCTAAATCATGAGGTGTACCATATGATTTGCCAGTTTCAACAGGATCATTACCTTCTGCTTCTATTTGGTCTATTCTAAATTTACGTTTAGCATCTTCTCTAATCAAATCTCTAAAATCATCATATTGGTCTTCACTTAAATGGAATAAATGGTCGTAAATGAAATCAGAAGGAAATAAATTAGTTTCAGTCATTTGAGCTGCTAAATCCATTTTTTCTTTCATTAATGCTACCCTTTCTTGATCATATATAATTGATGGGGTAGTTAATGATAATTCAAAATTAGCTAATTGTTCATCTCTATAGCCCTGAGTGTATAAATGGACTAATCCTATTTTATATAATTCTGATACTATAATTCTTTGTATTCTTTCAATAGTACGTGCAAATCTAATATCTTGAGCTGCTAGTGTTGCTTTACCATCCGTATTTTCATCATACCCTAAAAATGCTTTTGGTACTTTTAAGGCAGCAAATAATTTATCTCTTAAATATTCAACATCAGCAATCCCATCCCATTGTAACCCGTTTGCACTTTCAATTTTAGTACTTGAATCATTACCTCTAACAGGAATATAATAATCTTCTAAAAGGTTTTGCATGTTGTATCTTAAGTTATACTCTCCAGTTTTCTCATCTACGTGAGGAGTACGTTTAAGTTTACTTAATGTTTTTTCCATAAAGGCATCTACCTCATTTGGAGGAATTGACCCAACATTCATATAAAAGATACGTTTTTCAGGTGCACGAACAATTCTATGAATTAACATAGCATCTTCCATTAAAACATACTGTTTAAATAATTTACGAGCAGGCTCTATATATGATCTACCATAAGGTAAAAAGTTCATATCTGTTAATAGACGAAAATGAGCCATTTCATAGTTGTCAAATATAATAGAGCGGGAATTATTAACTCCCGCATTTGGTACACTCATCATACCATAATCTGATGCTGATACTCCTTCTGGGTCAAATCTAAATTTAACTTCAGTTGGGTTTTCACCATCTCCCTCCATTCTTTCAATATGGAAAGCAGTATAAGGTATTACATTATATACTCCATACTTTTCAGCTATTTCTAATTTTAAGAAAAAATCTCCATATTTAGCTAAATTTCTAACCCAAGGCCAAAGATTAAATTCAATATTTAAAACATCATAAAATAAATTATATAATATTTTTTGGATATCTTCATCAGAAGATTTAATTTGTAGCACTTCACCCATATCATTTTTAAGGGTAGACTCATCAGCTATAATATCTAAAGCAGATGCAACAATAGCATCTGTATCCATTGCATCATATTCTGAGTATAGCATAGGTCTTAAATACTGGTAGTTAAAACCAGCTTGTTGACCATATAGTGATGTTGAAGAATTTGAATAGATTCTATTAAATCTATCTACTAGTGTGTTTGTTTCAATTTCTCCACTTTGCTGGATTTTGTTAACATCGAAAACTTTAAGTTGGCTGCCCCCTACATTACGAATTATTACGTCTGTAGAAAATAACCTTCTTAATCTTGGGAATAAACCTGTATCTGCCATTTTATTTATTTATAAATATTATAATAACCATCCTATATCATGAGACTTACCATTTATTTTCATCTCATATGGATTTTCAATTGAATTGTTTGCTGAATGTCCTCCACTATATGTTACTTTATTAGATTTTACACTACCTAATGTTGCCCTTGTCATATCTAAACTCTGCTGTTGGAATTTTAATGATGTGTCTCGTAGAAACATACCAATCCCAAATGACATAACCAAGTCATCGTTATAACCAGTTTGAGCTTCTGGTCTTCCGTTTTTCCAGATAAATACCTTCATTTCTTCTATTAAACGTTTTGACCTAATTACCACAGATTTATCTCCTACAAATTCTCTAAATTTATTAATACAAAGAGGTCTTGTTCTCATTGACATTGTAAACCCAGGTACCATCTCTGAATTTCCTTCAAATACTCTTAAAAATGACTCAGCCGTTAAGGCATCGGATTTGGGGGATTGGTATAAATTTTTATATCCTCTTTCTTGTATCGCATCTAAGGTTGCCCACCCTATATTAGCATTTTCTACTACTAACATAGCATTATTATATTCTGTAGATAAACCTGTTAAAAAATATCCAAATTCTTTAGGGGGCATTTGTCCTTTATATTCTGCTACTTGTGTATTTGTAGCTATATCCATTACATGGCAGGCTGAATAATCTTTACCATCACCCCGTGCAACATCTGCTACAACCATATATTCTCTAGAATAATCAGCAGATTCCCAAACCCATAAATTTTGGTCTACTCCTCTTCTTTCCATAGGCTCTTTAATAGTAGTTTCATTTAAAAACTCAATCCATTCATTGTAAAATACAATATCACCTGATGTACTAAAATCACAATCACACTCTTGAGCTGCCATTCTAGGATCTCCTAATAATTCATTTTGGTTATCTCTCCACTCCTGGTTTCTTTCAGGGTGGACAAACCAAGGTAATTTAATAGGTATAAATTGATTTTCATTAGCTTCTGCATTAACCCAAGTTTTATGGAACCAATTTCCGGTACCATAGGGAGTACTTAATACTATAGCACCCCCACCAGTTGCTAGTGTTTGTTGAGCTGATGCCCAAATCTCACCAATATTATCAATAAAGGCTGCTTCATCTATTAATAGTAAAGATACTGCTTCTGATCTACCAGCATCACTACTAGCTGATGTTGCCTTAATTATAGATCCATTATTTAATCTAAGTGATAGTTTGTTATTTTCTTCTGCTTTTATAGATAACCATGATGGTAAATTGTCATACATGAATTTTACCTTAGTAACCATGTTACGCGCTGTTTCTTGTTTAGTCGCTATACATAACACGTTTTTATCCTTATGAAACAACATTAACCATAAAGAATAACCGGCTGATAGGGTTGATATTCCTAATTGTCTTGACTTTAATATTATTGAATAAGGATTATCTCTAACTAAATGTAAAGTTTTTTCTTGAAAAGGATATAAATTAAACTGGATTCTACCTCTTTGAGGGTGTTGAATAAAACAGTATTTTTTCATAAAATGAGCTGGGTCTTGAGCACATTTCATATATTCTTGTCTTATTATTTTTTTTAAATCTTCAGCCATTTATTTTTTACCTATTTTCATATAATAACTACCTGATATAATAGGTTCAAAGTTTTCATTAACACCTATCCCTAAACCATATATGTTTTTTCTTTTTGATTTGTATAATATTCCCCCACCTAAATAATTAATTTGTGATGATCTACCTGCTATATTTAAACCCCAATAAAATTCTCTATTATTTAAATAAATCTCTTGAGTTAGTGTTTTTGTAGGGATTAGTATATCTGATTTTATTTGTCTTGAAAATATTCTATTTTGGGAAATTGTATCTGTTACAGTTACAACCCCTAAAGAATCCAATACAATTTTATCTACATAAACATTTTTGGCATAGTATTCTTTTAATACTTCTAATGTATCTATAGGAGTATTTATTATAATAGTATCATTTTCATATACTGTTACTATTTTTTCTACCCATTTAGGTACATATTCTATCTTGTTAATAGTAATAGTATCCCATTTAGTTTCAACCTTTGTTATAATCGTAGGTTCAATAATAGTTGGATCAGAAGTACAACTCCTTTGTAATAAAAGGAGTACAACTAAAACTACAATAAGTAGAAATTGGATATTTTTAAAGAAGACCTTCAAGTTCTTTTTTAATTTTAGTTAATTCTCTTAGACGATCCGTAAGTTTTTGTTTTTCAGAACCTTCAGCATTTTTCCACTTTTTTACTACTTTTTTCATTTCAGCAGATGTTTGTTGAAGTTTTGATGCTAATTTAGATACTGAGTCTCCTTTTTTAGCTCCTTTTATAGCTTTCTTATCCATTACATCCTCATCATCTTCATCTTCTTCTTTCATAAGGTCTTGAGTTTTTTCTAATTCCTTATTTAGGTCAGCCTGTGCATCGGCTTTAGCACTAATTTCATCTGCAGATTCTGCTTCTAATAGTTCAAGGATTTCTTCTTTAATTGATGCTTTTAATTCTGATTTCTTCATTAGAGTATTTTTGTTATAAATATCACAAAGAAATTGACTGTTTAACTAACTTTATACGTTCCTCTGTTGAACCTTTTATTTCAATTAAGTTTTTTATCTTATGTCTGTACTTAATAATTAAAAGCTGTATGTTTTGGTCAATTAATTTTCTATATTCAGCATTAGTTTCTCTAACACCATTATTTTCTATATCAACACCTTCAGGTGAAACATAAAATATATAATCATATTCATCTAACATATTACTAGCAAATGAGCAAAAATCATCTGCTTCCATGTAATTCATAGACTTAGAACATTTAGCAAACGCCATCACATCAATAATAGTTCTATCTGTTATAATATTATTTTGCATTAGTTCACTAGCTCTTTCAGCTAAAAATACAGACTGGCCTTTTACGGTACTATCTGTGTTTAATGGGATTCCCATTTCCATAAGATATTTAGAACGTTCTGTTCTAAATTTATAATTTTTTAATTCTGGTAGTTCAGATAAAGCATTAACTAAAGTTGTTTTACCTACTGACATTGTTCCACAAAAACCTATTTTCATAACTTATTTATTTTATTTCCAAATATAAATAAAACTTTGATGATATCCAACTTCAACAAAGTGATTATTATATCCTTTTGATATTATTGATTTTACAAATTCTAATCTTTTTTTATCTCTATCTTCTGGTGAAATTGTAGTATCCTCATGATATTCAATAAAAATTTTTGAAATTTTATCATATATAGCTTTTGGAATTTGGGGTAAAATTTTAATTTCATGTCCCTCAATATCAACTTTCATATAATCAATATGTGTAATTTTATTAGAATACATAAAATTTTCTAAAGTAATACAAGGACGTGAAACATTATCCCACCAATCAGGCCATTTGGGTATGTCTATTTCTCCATCATAGTCTGCAATTGCTAAATTAAAATTCTCCCATTTATCTGATTTATTCATTTCTAATGCCTCGTATACTCCTGGGTCAGGTTCAATGCAATATAATTTAGAGGCCCCTGATAATTCTGCTCTTAAAGCTGATAGTCCTATATTTGCTCCTAAATCTAAATAAACATCACCGGGTTGAACACCAGGTCCATATTTATTTAACTCATCATGGATTAAATTCCCCCAAGCCATAGCACCTTCCCAGCCATAATTAATACCTACATCTTGATGTCCTTTACTAACATCCCAGCTTGACATATCTATTAATTTTCCATCTTTTGTATAAAATTGTTTACCGTTTCTTATCATTATATACTATATCTTTCTGTGCCCAACATTATTTTTAATACGTTTTCGGGGATTGCTGATTCTACATAGGGATCTAACTTAGCTATTGCTTGAGTAACATCTTGTGCTATAATCGGCACTGTTTTAATTGTTCCTCTATCAACATATCTACACTCATATAATAAATTATCTTTTATTTTAGATAAACCCAATAATTTTATTTCTAATATCGCTGTATTTATGTTTATTTCCTGTAAAGAAGCTGCTAATTCTTGGTCTTCCTGTTTATATTTTTTTCTAATACTCATAATTAAAATGGTAAGTTTTTTGGATCTAACTGTGAAGATCCCATTCCTATTCTATAACTATCACTATCAAAGTGCTGTGTTGATACTTCAAATATACAACTTCCTTCTTCGAGAGCCAACATTTGGTGAGGCTGTCCTGGCATTAAATGTATACAATCTCCTTCTGTTACTTCAATTGATTTATACTCAGCATCCTCAGTATCAATATATTTGTACAAAAATTTTCCTTTAGAGATGTACCATGCTTCATCTTTTAATAAATGATAATGCATTGAAAATGATTTATCCTTTTTAAATACTAATAACTTACCGCAATAGAATTCATTATTAATTATCCATAACTCATGACCCCATGCTTTTTCATGAATTTCTCCTTTATAAGGCATTGCTTCTAATGTGTGGTCTCTCATATTAATGTCTTGATGTTCCCTTCCCAGCTGATGTTTTGTACCAAGGTAAACCTTCTCTTTCCTTCATTATATCCTTAAACTCTTCCTCAGAATATTCAATCCCACTTAAAAAGTATCCCCTTTTAAACTCTGATTGTTTATTGATAGGTACTATTGCTGGTGAATCGTATCTGTGATGTTTAAAATGTTCTTCACCTTCTAATCTAATTAAATAATGTCTAGCTCCTTTATATTTAATTACTTTTTCTTCATAAAATTTACTGCTCATAATTTTTATTTATTTAATTTATTAGTATTTTTTTTAGGCATTGTTAATCCTCCTATAGTATGTATTTTATTATCTTCTTCAGACCAAGGTCCAGGTTTATCAGCCCATTCTAAAAAATCATTTATTTCTTTTTGGTCATTTACAATTTGTTCTGCTACTAATGTCCCTTGAGCACCTGATACTGTAATGCCTCTTGCACTTAAAGCATCACCTACAAAATGTACATTAGGGTATGTAGTTAAACTTAAATCATTATAGTTAACTAATGGTTCAGGTGACAAATATTTTACTTCAGGTACATAAATACCCCAATCATCTTTAAGTGTTGGGAATACTTTTTTCATATCTTCAATAAAATCTTCTATGTAATCATAATAACCTTGAAATGCATCTTTAACTTGATCTAATGATTTAATAGGCATAGCATCAACTTTTATACCTTCACTTGTCATTCCTGCTTCACGAGTAGGTGAATAATATAAACCTGTATGAGTCTTACGAGCAAATCTACCTTGGCCTTTACTATTATCAAACCAAGTTTCATTTACAGCTTTAACTAATTCTCTTGACCAGGTAAAAGGTTCATCAATACCTTGAATTTCCATTAATATGCCAAAATTGGTCATATTGTTTCTATGTTCTTCTCCTTTTTTAGCGTGTCCATTGTAGCTAACATCCCCATACGTTTGCTCAACGGCAACATAAGCTGCGTTGTTGTTAGTACAGAATGAACGTAATGATACTCCTTTGTCTTCGAATTTACGATACAATTTGAAATCATAGCTTACATCAATAAGTTTTTGAAAGTGTTTTTGTGGTGCTTCAAATCGGACACCAATTTGTACTGGTTTTGGTTCAGTTGGTAGTTCATATTTTTCAGCTAATTGTTTACCAAAGTCAATACCTGATTTACCTACACCAAATATTAGACGGTCATATTCAAATGTATGTGTTAGATCAGATTGTAGTACTATTACAGTTCCTGTTTGGTTTTCAAAATCAATTGAAGTTACCTTAGCTTCCCATTCAAATTTAACACCTTTAGATACTAGATAATCATACCAATTTTTTCCAATTTCGTGTAGGTAATCTGTACCAACGTGCCATACAGGGAATAAACGTAAACCAAAATAGGGTTTAATAAAATCTGGTTCTGCAATTGGATTTGAACATTGTACTTCCTCTGGTTTGGGGTGGAAACGTTTAAAATTATCTATCACCTGATCAAATAATTCCATTGCTTTTTCTTCCCCACAATATTTAGATAATTGTCCTCCAATTGAAGTATGGTAAGTTAATTTACCATCAGACCAACCTCCTGCACCTAAAAATCCTGTCATTACTTCTTCATAGGGTCTTAAATAAGGGTCTTTACCCATATCAATAATGGTAATTTTACCATTATAACCTTCATCTACTAGCTTAGTAGCAGCATTTACATTTGCTACCCCGGCTCCAACCATTACTATGTTTTTATTCATCTAGACTTAAATTTTATTTGTTATTAATATACGAAAAAAAAATGTGACCTCCAAATGGAGGCCACAGATCTCTAAATTTATTTTTATATAATCGCTCGGCTATGAATCGAGCTGTAAGTTTATTGTATTATGGTTGGGGTTCTGTTGCAAATGCTAGTGCATCATTTTTTAAAATTCCATACCCTGATAGTAATAAAACACCAGCAGCTAATTCATCGGAAGTTGAAGGAACTACAGTTCCTATACTTCCCGCTCCACCAACTTCTCCAATTTTTATACCTAATATTTTACTAACAAATTGACCTAAAGTACCGGTAGCAACATCCCAATGTACTCTTCCACCTGCATCGTTTGTATTTAATCCTAAGGGTTCGTTTCCAGCAACTATTACATTATAATGATCTGTACTTGGAATAACTTGTCCTGGAAGTTTTGAAACTGTTAATGGGTTGGCATTTCCTCTAAATCCTATTTGAGCAAAATTATTTGACCAATCAGATGGAGATAAAGTGCCCCCCTGGCTTACATATTCATCAAGGTCAACTGCTCCTATTGCAAATCTACTTTTTCCTACAGGAAAAGTAGTTGGGAGACCATCTGCGGGGCCTTGGAATTGGGAATTAGTACCTGCTTGTATAGGTGCTGATCCACACATTTCATTATCTATATTAAGGCTACCTCCTATAGAAGAATTATTTAGAAAATTTGGTGTGTCTATTACAAAATTTTGTTCTTGGTCTACTGTGTATAGTCCTGAATTATCATTAAAATTACACCAAAGGCCTATCCCCGTGCCAGTTTGAAAGTCTGCTCCATCTACGTACAATCCACTAAATATGTGATATTTCATGTTTTATTATTTTTTATTATAAATATATTATTTTAATTAATAATCATAATCATCATCATAATCATCATAATCTTCTTCTTCATATGTATCGTCTTCAAATTCAGCTTCATAATCAAACATATCACCTACTGTATTAGGGGTGTATTTACCTTGTTTAGCTTCAATATGAGATAAAATATGCTCTAAAGCATCCTCAATAGTTTCTTCATAATTAGTTCCATTTCTAAATATCATATTCATTGCTGATCTTACACCTGTGTTAGCATTAACCAAAAATGAATGAGCTGGTCCTGCTGTTTCAGTACCATATCCTGTATGGTATTCATCTCCATCATTATAATAACGATAAACAATTCTATTAATAGCTCTTAACATTTCACCTTCCATAGTATCTGATTTGCCAGATCCTGCTACTAATTTATCATAAAGAGGTTGATTTCTATCTTCTAAGGCTTTACCTACGAATTCATTTAGTAGCTTACCTTCAGCTAAATATTTTGTTAAATCGAAGTTATTCATTTATTTTAATTTATTTTGTCCTCACGTAAAAAGCTTCCTGGAATGTCATCTTCACCACTGAATGTATCAGGGTGTTTAGATATTAATTCGCTTTCCATAGCTTTTATAAGTTTTACATAATCTTCTTTTTTAGCTTTTTCTACTTTTTCAGCATACTTGTTAAATATAGCAGCACCCACTTTTGAGTCTGGGTGTTTTGCTTCGTCTCTAAGTTTTTGAGCTAATACGTTTTCGTATAAGCGACCTTCAGCTAAATATTTTTTATAATCGAAATTTTCCATTTTATTTAACAATTACAACAAGTACAACTACATGAAGTACCGCACTTACATATTTGACAATCACATTTGTTCATTTTTATATATTTTAAGTTTTAAACTTCCAGTGCCTTTGATTACTCTATGCCACTGATGTCGAGGTATAAATATACGTTCCTGAAGGGAAGATGGAAGGGAATTATCAAGTTGTAAACTCCAATCAGTTTCTCCTATAATTTCAACTACTCTGTCTTCATCATCACGATGCCAAAGTAATTCTATAGGATCAATTGATTCATTAAATTGTCTTAGAATATAATTATCTGTAACTTCTAAGTCAATATATGGTTTACCAGAATCCAGAAAAGCTTGATTTGAGTCCGAGTAATTTTGCATATCTAGGTAATCTACAACTCCAATAACCTGCTTTAGTTCTGTCTTTTTTAGTTGAACATTTGTGTCTTTTTGCAAATGCTGCGCGGGCCTTAGAGTCATTTATTTTTGCTCTTAAACCACCAGATCCAAATCTAACGGTTTTAATCTTTTTAGTTTTAGGATCCTTAACGTATACTTTGTAAGCTTTTCCACCTGAAGATGAACGCATTGGTTTTCCTATTGGTCTATTATCTTTTTTCTTAGCTTTTTTCTTTTTAGCTTCATCTAAACTACCAGCTTGTAATCTAACAAAACCATTATCTTTTAACCATTTAGCTGCTTCTTTAGCATTAGAAGCTTCTCCATCATAATTATCAGTTTGGAAATAATAACCCTCTGGTGTCTTATAAACATCTACCATGCCATCAGGACCATCAAAAATTGCAATATGGTTAGGAGAATTAAATGTTCCTTCATTTATATCAAAATGACTGCTAAGATTATTTTTAAATATATCAAAATCACTTCTATCAAAAGCTAATATTTGACCATTATTTAAATTTCTATAAACACCTGCTCCACCTTGTTCTTGACCTGTGTATCTCCACATCCCACTTGAAATAGATGTATCTTTGTATTTTATATTTTTATTTAAATCAAAATTTGGATATTTAGAATCTGATTCATTTAATTGACTTCTTAAAAGTGATTTCCAATTAACCATTATTTGAGCTACTCCTTTTATAAACTCAGGATTTTTTAAATCACCCTTAAATTTACCAAATAATGCTCTTAAATCTTCTCTAAATTCAGATACTGACCCTGTTGGTTGAAATGGTTCGGAATCTGGGTCCTCTGGGTTTCTATTAAAACCACTATAACTGGTAACTTCATTCATTTCCATATTATCAATTTCATCACGAACCCATTCTTTTTCATTATCACCTAATTGGTCATAATCCATTCCAAATTCCATATTTGCAATGTCATCATATATGTCCATTTGCTCATTTAATTCAATAGGAAAATCTAAAGGCACTTTTTTACCTTCAAACATACCAAAATGACCTAAATTAGTTTCTGTAAGTAAAGCTAAATCATCTTCATTAGTAAATTTTAAAATGCCTCTACTATATAAAGATCTTGCTTCTGCAAATAAATCAAAATAAGCACGTGAACCCGCACGGTATAAATGTTCAGTAAGCGGTTTATCGTTGTCTATATGGTGTTTTAAACCCTCAGACAATATAGCACGCGGTGCTAAATTTTCATTTAACATTAACGTTGATTTATTAGTATCACAAGTATTACATCCGCAGTTACACATATTGTTTTATTTTATTTTTTAACCCCAAATTTTATCAAAATTAATTCTAATTGCACTCTGTTTTACTTCAAAGTCTTTCATTAATTCATCACTATTTTTTAATTCATCAAAATTAATTTGAAAGAATTTAATATCCCCATTGTCTTTTACATTTGCTAAATGGTTACCATCTCCTGGTTTTCTATCTAATTTTGGTTTTAAAAGTTGTATTGCCATCTTTCTCCCCATATCCTGAGGGCTATCTGAATCTTCTAAATTTAATGTATTGTATACTCTATCTACATTAGATTTAATATTTTTAAATAAAGGATATTCATCTACTAAATCACTATTTTTATTTAAAAGGCTTTTAAACTCTTTTACTTTTTCCATAGCAGCCGTAAGTTGAAATCCTCTAAAATTAGTTGGATTTACTGTTTTTGGCAATTCACCTTCACCATCAAAAACACTTACTAGAGCACTAAACCCAAATATAAGTGAAAGTAATGATAAATTTTCTTTATCAGCTCCAAATCTTCCTAAACCGTGTAAACCTTTATCAGTACTCCAAGATTTAACCTCTACTCCCTGATTGTTAAAGTATAAATCCGGGTCATCTTTTTCTCTACCTTCTGTTACTTTAGCACTATTTGAAAAATGATATAACCAATATAATGCAATTTCTCCATTCCCCACACCTAAAGAACCAGCACTACCTATTTCTTTTCCTACTTTTGGGGGTTTAACAGGGTATAGTTTGGTAAATAATTCTTTATCTTCAGAGCTAACTGCTATACTAAATGTAGAATTTTTATAAGGGTATTTACTCTTAGGTTTTGGAATTGGTTTATCTTTGTAATCTTTACCATATATAGCATATCTAATAGTATCATTATATGTTTCAGACCCCCCAGAAGGTTGTGATGTTTTGACATCAATTTCTACTTCTTCTTCTGCTTCTATTACAGTTTTTATTAATTCAAATAACATATCTTTATCTTTAGGATCACCCATATCAGGATATCCTTTAGGAAATTTATATGCTATTTTATGTAAATATTTTGTTATATTATCCATTATATGTCTATATCAACGTTATCATCTACCTCCACATCTACATCTTCTCCACCACCTTCAACAGCATCAGTGTCAGCCTTTACACCATATCTTAAAATACGTGCAATAGCTTCTGTTGCTCTTTCTTCTTCTGGTAGATTTAATAAGTAATATCTTTTACCTTCTACTTGAGCTACCCAACTTGTTCTTGAGTATGTTAAATAAAAAGCTTGATCATTTTTTAAATTTATTCTAAAAGTTGATGGTTTTGGGGCAACCCAATCAATTGATGATAAAAAAGAATCAAATTCATGAGTTAACAAGTCAACAATAATAGCTTTTAACTCTGGGAATTTTGTTAATTCATCATATTCCACAGCAGCTGCTTCTGCTTGTTTCTTGTTACCAACAACAGTTGGGACAAGTAATCTTATCTTTTCCCTTAATTCTGCTGATGTCATGTTATTTTTGTTTTGCTGTTGGGCCTTTACCTCCGCCTTTTGCTTTATATGATGCTACTGCACCTGCAATTGCTTTAGCTGCCTTACTAGATTTACCTTGTTTTTTAATTTTATTAACTAAAGTATCGTATGATTCATCAATAGAAAAACCACTCATATATTTTTTACCTTTTTGAGTTTCAATAGCTTTAGTTAATTTTCTAGTATAATAACTTACCATTTCATCATCACCATCAAAATCAGGTGCACCCGCTGCTGCCATAGCTGCTAAAACACCTCTTACAGGTGAAGATACACCCCCTTCATACCCACTTTGCTTATTAGCAAATGCAGCTATTTTTTCTCCCTGTGCCATTAGACCTTTTAAGTCTTCATCTATTTTACCATCTTGGTCTTCATCTTTAGCATCGATTTTTTTATCCCAAAATCCTTTAGGTAAACCTTCTTTTAACTCTTTAGCTAATTTTTCTGCTATTGAACTATGTTTAGAAGTAGATTCATTTACGGCTGCATCTGGATAATATTCTGCAGGTCCTATTTTTAATTTACTTTTATCAGTAACACCTGTGTCAAACCAAGATTTAATAGCATCATCAACATTTCTACCACCTAAGAAAAAGCTTAGTAAACTTTCTAAACCTTTAGGTCCTTCTGCTACCCAAGCATCAAATTCTTCTTCATTGTCCCACTCAAATTTATCATCAGATGTAAATTGATATACTGGTTTGTTTTGTAAATTAGACATTGCAAATGCCATTCCACTACCTTCATGATTACCATAATGAGATTCTTTAAGTGATACAACATCTTTAGATGGTGTTTCCTTATATTTAAAATAAATAGTATATCTCTTTTTATTATTATTATAATCTGTTAAATATACTGTTTTTTTAGCAAATGCTTTTCCGTTGTAGGCGCGGCGCCATTTATTCATATTCATTGCTTCTTCTATTGGTTTTTTACTTTCCTCAAATGCTCCTGATGCATATTCTCTTCCTACTGATGCATCACCTAATTCGTTTGGTGTGTATAATGACGCTTGAAATCCTGTATCACCATCTGTGCCTAGTTGGCCTATTTCTTCATCTACTACGTCTGTAGCTACATCAACTACGGCATCAATTTTAGGTTCTTTAAGTTCAAATTCAAGATAATGTTTAGCTCCTGATATATTATTTTTAGCTGTTGTGATTTTTGATTGCCACCAAGCAGGGAAATCAATTTCTCCCATACCTTCTAAATCATCCATCATTTTATATAATTCCATAGCATAACTACCAATATGGTAAAGCTCTGCTTTAAGCATTCCAGGTTCATTATCTTCATGACCTAAATCAATATCTTCTTTTACTTTATATAAAAGTTTATGACCATCAAGTTCTAATTTACCACTTTGATGAAGTTTATCCATATCATCTTGAGATAAATCTAATGTTGTTCCTGGTGCTTCATTTATTTCTTCAGCTTCACTATCGGCTATATCTTTTAAATAACTAAGTACTCTTCCAAATTTTTGATTTTTAGAATAATCTTTTTGTTCTTTATCTTGTATAGAATTAAAAATCCCAAGCATTGCTTTTGCAAATCCTTGGGGGTCCTTAATTTCATTAGCAAATTTCTGGATAATTGATGTAGGTAATTCTACTTCATTCATTTTACCTTTATTTTTTAAATCATCATAGGCTTTACTAATGTTACCACCATATAGTCTACCAACAATTTGCTTACCTAATGCTTCTAATTCACTATTATTTAATGAGTGTGGTCTACCAAAACCTTCTAAATAAAATTGACCTATATCTTCATAATCATAAGTAAAATCTTTTCCCAACGGAATTGATGAGTCTAATTCTTTTATGTTTTTTTCAATAGCAGCCCCCCTAGTTTTTTCATAATCTGATAGCTTTCCATCCTTATTTAAATCTGCTTTTGATGGGTTTTTTAATGCATCTTTAATCAACTCTGTTAAATTAGGATCTCTCATTTCTTTTGTTTGTTTTTTAGCCATATTAGTTGCACGTCCATACATAACTGCCTCAGCATCTTTACCATATTTTTTAACAAGGTCACGTTTGTTACCTTTCATATTCATGATAATATCTTCCCTCTTTTTGAGTTCTGCTTTTGACAGTTTACGCTCGTTCATTCCTATTTATGGTTTCTTTTGAAATCAGCAGATAAGTTTTTAATTTTATTGGCAGCAGATCTACATCTACCCTTTGCGGCAGCACTTGTTTTTTCTAATTCTGCTTCAATTAATAATACTTGTTCTTTAATTCCTTCTAATAATTCTTTTGTGTCCATTTTTATAAATTTTATTTGTTAATAACTGTTTTTATTTATTTTTCTAATCCTGCTAATTTAGCAAATCTTTGAATTGACTCATCTAATGCAAATCCAATCTCAGCATCTTCAGCTGGGTTGTCTTTTGTTACATTAACTATACTATCAGAATCAACTTCATCACCACCCGAACCTACGAATCTTTCAGGATCCATTCCTTGTTCTTCATTAGTAGCTACAACGTGTGCTCTAGTATAATAAGTAATTGTATTTCCTATTTGGTCTAATAGTTTTTCATCTCCTAAACCTTTAGCTTCTTCTTGTGCCTTAGTTAAAAGACCTAATATAGCTGCTACATCAGAATCTTCACCTGCTAATTCTGAATCAACTTCAATTTCTGATTTGGATGATTCATCATCAATGTTAACATCATCTTCAATATCTACATCAATATCTTCATTATCTTCAACATCAATATCTTCATTATCTTCAACATCAACATCCTCAGCTTCATTAACATCTTTTTTAAAGTCTTTCTTTAATTTAGCTAATTTTTCTTCGTTATCTTTAATGTCTTTTTCAAGATTTTTAATGTGATCTCTATCATCACGAATGGCACCTTCCATTCGTTTTTGTTCTTCGCTGTTTCCTTTTTTAGAGTCATCAGCTTCAGCTAAAAACTGACTTTTGATGATTTCTTTTAATTCCGATTTTTTCATTATATTTGTATTTTTCTGTTGATTAATTTTATTATAAATATGTAAAAATTATTTCTCATACGTTCCTTTTCGATATTTTGCGGACTTTGTATTTTTTACAAATTGTTTTCCTTTTTTACTACCCCTAACTTTCTTAGCAACTGTAGATTTTCTTTCTGATTTTGACAAAGATTGAGCTTTTTTCTTAGGTAAACATCTGGTAGTGGCCTTTCCTTTTTTCATAGTACCACAATCACCTGCAATATTACCTGATGTGTTAATTCTTACCCAATTTTCTTTTTTAAACCAATCACGTAAGGATTCTTTAACTATTTCATATACTCTTTCTTCTGTTATCATGTTACTGCTCCTGCTATATCTTTAATTAGTGTAGTTAAATCTTTACCTTTTAAAGCTGCCTTTAAACCACTAATGGTTCCTGATGCTATATTACCTTTTGATAAACTTTGTACTGCTCCACTACCGGCTTTAACACCTAAACTTAAAATTAATAAAGCATATAAACCATCAGTTACCAATTTTATTGTTTTTGGATCTTTAGAAAATAATGAAACTACACGTTTAATGGGTCCCTTAAAATCTTGTTCTAATTTATGAGTAAAATCATAGATTTTTTTAGCTGCTTCTTCACCTTTACCAAAATTATATTTTTTAAATATTTTACCTGAGAATTTAGCTATAATGTTGATTAATGTTGTGCTAGCTAATACTGTAGATAAAATTGTTATAGGATCAACTATTTCTTTTAATTCATCTTTTTTATCTTCTAAGGTATCTTTTATTTCATCAGCTAAAGCATCACCTAAACTATCTATTTCATTTTCATAGATAGGTTTAGAAAAAAATTCTTGTATTATTTTTAAATCTTTCATACTACCCTTTCATTTGACCTTTACATACTTTAACAGCACGACCATTCAAGTAAGCAGATGATTTCTCACCAGCTGCCATTCTTTTCTTTCTATATGCTTTACCTTTAGCACAAAGTTCTTCAGTTAGATTTTTTCCTAATTCAGTAGTTTCTTTAATATCTTTAATTGCTTCTTTTAAACTACCTAACTGTTCAATTGCTCTAGTAAGATCTCGTTTTGCTTCATCTTCACTAACACCTCTATACTTAGCTATACTTTTAATAGCACGTAAGGCAATTCTTTTTTCTTCTGTTGAAGCACTTTCATCTATTGATTCTTTAGTATTTATTCTATCTTCAGAATCTACGGCATAGCTACCATCGTCTTGTTCTAATTCTCTACTATCTACGATTAAAGTATTCCAATCTATCTCCCCTGTGTCGTCATCCCTATCTACTATAAATAGCCATTTATCATCATTTGATATTGCCATTAAATCATCATCACCTTTAGATTCTTGTTTAAATTTTAAATTTGTAAGTGTTTTATTACCATGATGGTTAGTTCCTCTCCATCTAATAGTAACATTATCAAGATCACTTATGTTATCAATTATTACTTCTTTATCTTCTGTTTTTCCAGGTGCTGTGTTTATAGCAGTTCTAGTTTTATATGAATTTTTTCCTATTTTTTTACCTTCAGCTATTGCTTGGTCATAAGTCATTTCTTTTCTACCTGATAGTTTAGCAATTGCATTATCTATACGGTTTAGTTTACTACCATATTCATCAGCAATTGGTCCACCTTCTGGTTCAGCTTCTTGCTCCATATCACGCATTAATTGATCTCTTTCTTTCTTAAGAAATCTAAGTTTAGTATCATTATTATTACCACCACGAGCTTTTTTAACAGCATCACCATATTCTTTACCGAAATCTGATTTAGGTTGGGATAGTATTTTATCAGTTCTATCTTTAGCAGCTCTTATTTTTACGAGTACTGGGTCATTTATATCCATTTCGTTAACTGATTTGTATAGTGAAAGTAGTCTTTTAAGTTCTTTCTGTACTAACATTTCTGTTTCAGAAGTTAAAGGTTCACCATTAGCTTCACCACTATCTAATATTTCTTCTGCATCTTTGATTTGTTTTTTGATGCCTGCTTTACTCATCCCTTCGTTGATTGGAAAATCTGCTACATTAAATTGAAATTTTATTTTTGGGTACCATGCTCTATCTCCATCATATTCCATTTCATACCAATTAGATTCTGATTCTATTTCAAATCCTTTAGATTCTACCCACTTTAATGCTTTATTCCAATCATTAGGATCAAGTTCTTCTCTAACACTAAATGTTATAGAACCAAAGCCTTTGCCTTTTAATGGGTCTGAATCTGGTCTGTCACCACTATACATTTGTAATGAAATGTTAGGGTTATAATCATTAAATTGAGAATCTAATTCTTTTCCTAATTCTATTTCTCGAGATCTATATTCCCCATATTCGTCTATTTGACCTTCATTAAGATAGCGGTTTCTATTCCACTTAGTGATATTAAAATTATCCATTGATTTTTAGTTATAAATATATAAAAATATGTTACTTTTTAAGATTATTTAAATGTTCGATAGTTTTATTTAATCCTTCTAATACTTTTGATTTATTAGGAGCCCCTACCCAACTTTCAACATCGCCCTGTTCTGTAATAAAACCTTTATTAGATAATACTAACTCAGCTTCTATATAAGCTTTAAATTCATTAACAAAATTATCTATTTCTGAGTTGATGATTTTAGACTCATAAGCTTCATATAAACCTGCTACTCTTAAATGATGTTCAAACTCAACAACACAATTAAAACATTTTTTATGTATATTGTAGTAGGGTTTATCTAAATCTGTATGCATTTTAGACCCACAATTAGGGCAAAAAATAGGCATTATGTGTGCTTTTTTTGCTTTATCTAATTTGGTAATATTTTGTTTAATACCTTCTTTAATAGTCCACATCCTACCATCTACTTCCCAAACATCACCTTCTTTATAATCTTTATCATGTTTAGCATAACCCACACTCTGACCTACTTTTTCACCGTGTTTTCCTTGGATAAGGTTACGCATTCTATTTACATCTCTTTCAGTAAATTGTTTATTTAGACCTTGTACTTTACTCATAAAACTAATTTATTTAATTCTTTAATAATAACTTGTACACCTTCTTTTGATAAATTACCCCCACTATATAATTGTTTAAGATAATTTGATAATTGTTCTACATCTACCTGTTTTGGTGGGTCTCCAATAAAGGGTTTTGGAGTATTATTACTTCTTAATCTTGGTGATCCCCCCTTATATCCCCCAGCTAGTGTATTTAATTTACTCATAATCCTAATGCTTTAAGTTGGTTAATAGTGTCAGCTGCTGATGTGTGTAATATGCCTATTCCACCTGCTTCTTTCCATTGTTCTATATTTGATTCTCTATCATCAATTAATATATGATTAGGTTCAGCATAATTTTTCTTATTATAAGCTTGTGCTAAAGTTAATTTAATGCCCGGCATATTATTTCTAACCCATAATCTTTTACCTAATCTTGATGTTTCAGATCTAGATGGAGAAGATAATAACTCTACATCGTAATCTTTAATATAATCCCAATACTGTTTAGCATCTTCCATCCAAGGCATTCCTACCCAAAATCCAACTTTACCTTCACCATCAATTAATTTCCAAAAACCATCTTTACCAAATTTCTTTTCATACTCTCTAGGTGGTATTCCTTTTGAGTATTTTTCGAATGATTTGTCAAAATCTGTTAACACACCATCCATGTCTGAGTATATTTTATATTCCATAGGGGGTGAAGATACGACCTCTTCTTCGGGTATCAAAACTCCTTCGGCTATTTCTCTAGCAAATTGGTTTAAACCAAAGGGATCTTTGCCTAATTTGTCATCAAAACCATGTTTATGTTTATAAGGTTTTACTTCATTTATAGGCTTATTATTGTTCCCACATTTATGACATATAAATAAATCATCTCCACCATCTGCTATTTTCCAACTCCAACCACACTTATCACATTCAATTTTGTTACCTACAACAACCTCATTTAAACTATCAGTCCAATTTCTAAATGTCATTGTGCCTTTTAAATTAGCTTCTGCTTCAATATCATTTAACTCATCATCTTCTTGAGTGTTTGTTGTAGTAATATTACCTAATCTATCTTCTAAATTTTGAATGTGGTGAATCATTTCATGAGTGTAACTACGCGCTATATCTTTAGGATGTCTACCTTCAGTATATAATACTATAGTTTGTGTGTTTGGGTCATAATACGCTGTCTTACCAAGAAATTCGCGTGCATTTTCACTATCACCATTAACAAATTCTAAACTAGGTAAAGGTTCTATGTTCATGCCTTTATCTAACATATGTTGAGTTAGTTGAGCTAATTTTTCAATAAGATTAATATCTTTAGTATATGAAGCGTTTTCATTAAGGGCAATAACAGGAGTTGAGGTTTTGAAATCTTTTTTACGCATTACTGTTTTGGCATACATTTCAATATCATCATCAGTTACATTTATAGCAAATGGTATATTAATATTATTATTAAAATCCTTAACAACAGCATTAAAATCATCGTCTATTTTGGATAAAGGTTTACCGTGTTTTCTATGTAAACGTTTAAACATCCCTACTAATTCTGGTACTGATATAGGTTTAATATTTCTTTCATCATTTACCCTATCTAAGAAATGTTTTGTAAACTCAATATCAATTCCTAATTTATTAAATAAACTATCAGCATATTTTTCAATTGAATCTAATTGGGGTTTGGTAATTTCTTCTTTAATTACTGGTCTTAAGATATTAAATACTTCTTCTTTTTCACTATCATCTAACTCATCAGGTAGAAATGGTGATAATTCATCAGTTGACATTTTTGCTGCTTTTCTAGCATTAGTTCCACTCATACCTTTATCTTGTGTAAATTGTACTTTTACTTTCATATTAGGATAAGCGGATTCTATGTTTTTAGTTCTATTTTCAATATCTTCTAAATCATCATCTCTTCCTTCTCTTCCTCCTATAATAAAATAAACTTCATCCTCAGGGTTATTTTTTCCTAAACGAACAATATCACCAATTGGTGATTTTGCAGGTTCAATTCTGACTTTCATAGGGAGATATTTTTTAAATATATCCCAAATTAAAATAGCTTCAGCTTGACTTACCCCATTTCTTTCCTTACTCCCAACATAAATAATAAATTCATCTATTTCAGGAAGAGATTCTAAAGCTTTTTTAACTACTTCTAAATGTCCTTTAGTGGGTGGTTTAAAACCACCACCATATGCTGCTATTACCTTACTCATGAATTTAAGAATTTACCTATTCGCATCTGTGCTTCTTCTTTAGACATTGTATATTCAATTACATCATATACAAAATCATCATCTAGCATAATTTGAATCTCTTCTTTATCTTTAGCCTTTCTAGCGTCTGATTTAGCTTGTTCTTTTGGTGTTTTTGGTTTTGTTCCTTCAGGTTTAAATGGAGTAAGATATTTTTTTATTATTTTATCTATATTTTGCATTCTATTATCTAATGTATTGGCTACAGCTACAAAATTATTACCAAATAATTCAGCATATTTAGGTAAATTATCTGTTACACTTTTCCATGTACGCATTACAATAGCAGGTGCTAAACTTCTATCTTTACCTTCTGATTTTTCATATCTGTCTTGGTTTTGAGATAGTGAGCGTTCTAAATCAGTATAAACATAAAGCATAAATACTTTGTATCCTGCTTCTTCTAATTCATTTTTTAATTTAGCAGTTTGATTATATGAAGCTCCTGTTCCATCTAAAATAAAAGATTCTTTGCCTTCTATAGTAGCTTCTACATCTCCTTTAAATTGTTTATTTGCAGCAGCCATTTGTTTAGCTTGCTCACTTCTTTCTTCAGGAGTAGCATTTTTTAAATCTAATGTTACATTAGCTTTTTGTAATAGGGGGACATAAATATCATCTACATTTAGTATTTTTATACCACCTAAATCTAAACCTCTTAAAATGTATCCTTTACCAGCTCCTGGTGCTCCTGCTAATATAATGGCCTTTGGCTCTGCTATAGCTTCTTTTAATAATTTAATTAGTGAAATCATAAATTGAATATTTTATTATAAATATCACAATTTTCTTTTAGCTTGCGTTCTAAATTCGGTGAATATTGGCTTATGTTTAGGATTTTCTAAATCAAATAATTGTTTTACAGTATTAAATATATTAATATTTTCATCTTGTGAACGTTTTGATTCATACATTTCCCATCCTTTACCCTGCATTGATCCTTCTTTAGGACCTCTTTTAGAGGATTTTAACCATAAAACCCCATATCTATCTGCTTTTTTACCAAAACATTCTTCATAACATTTACCATAAATTGCGGTTTGAAGATCATATGTAGTTTGTAAGTGGTTAGAAGTTTTAAAATCAATAATCCATAACTCACCATCAATTTCACAAACCATATCACAAGTACCTGCTACTTTGATTTCATCTGAAAATAAATGAACTTCAGTTTCAATTAGTGTTGGGTTGTATGTTTCCCACCAATCTACAAATCTTAAAAACATTTGCCATACTAAGGTGTCATACATTGGGATTCCGTTTTGTAAAAAGTTTAACTCTTTACCATTAAGATAATCCTCACACATTTCATGTACTTGAGTACCTTCTTCACCTGCTTTTCTTACAATCCAATCAGCACTGTATCCTACTTTTTTTAACCAATCTTGAAAATGTTTACCTTTTGGATAACAACTTAAAACATAAGTAATTGATGGGTAATAATCACCATTTCTTTGATAATACCTTGAATCTGGGAGTGTAATTTGTTTAGCATCTTCCGAAATTTCTAAAATCCTATTATAGGACTTTTTAATTGTTTTTTTACTCATACTAGAGATAATTTTTTTTCCATTAAGGCGTATTGTGTTAGAGGAATGGATTTTTGTATTAGGTTAGTAAAATGGGTAAATCCCATTTCGCTAGGGTCTTTCCCTTCAAGTTCAACTAGATGAACTTCCTTGCCTTCATTAATAAATTTTTCTGCAAATTTTAAAGATTTTTTTAATGCGTCATTATCTAATGCTATGTATATTTTTTCAACTGTTGATGTTACAATCCGTTTCATTAGGTTTTGTTGTATATTGTTGCCTAATAACGGTATTGCATTTCTTTTAATGGCTATGGCGTCAAATGGTCCTTCGCACAATATTAACGGTAATTTCCAATTTATAAACAATTCAAATGGGATGACATCACGTGAGGTTTCAGGATTACGATATTTAATATATGGTTCTTTTTCAAAAGATCTACCTGTAAAATAATTTAAATTTCCAGATTCATCATAAGAAGGTATTATAACCATTTTTGAGTATCTTCCTGATGTGCAATATCCTATGTTATATTTTTCAATATCATCTTTAGTAATACCTCTGCTTTTTAAATAGTAAGCAGCTTGTCTACCCTCAATGTCTGATGATGTTATATCTTTAAATGATTTATATTCTTCAGGAAGTTTTAGTAAGGTTGTATTTATTACAGTTTTACGTTCCTTTTCATTTCCTATTAACTTATATAATTCTGTAAATTTTTCAGGGGATGCTTTAACTTGTTTGAATAAAGACGTGATTTTAGTTCCTTTTTTATTACAAACCCAACAATGCCAAGGATTATATCCTTTTTTATTTTCAGAAAAATTAATCTCTAATTTTGGTTTATGGTGGTTGCAATACGGACAGTTATGGGCTTGGTTGCCTCTAGCTGTTCGTTTACCCGCACCTATAACGGAATTTACTAAACTTACTAATAGTTCATTAATCATGGAGTATAATATACGAAACTAAATTTAGATATCAACGGTTAGTTAAAATCTTTTGTATAAAACTTTCCTAAAATATTATCATTAAAAAATTCATCGGGTGTTTCTAAAACTTGATAAATCATTTGATACTTTACTTCATAATAAGTAAGTAATTTTTTGGAGGGGGCAAATGTTAAAATTTGTCGTTCAAAATTTTCTTTAGGTTCTGTTTTATATAACTCATTCAAATATTTATTTGAACCCCAATAATTTTTCCAATTTGATTCCTTTACAACTAGTTTATAAGATGGTCTACGGCCTACTACTCCAGCATATTCTGCTATTTCTTTTTTACCTAATTTTACTTTAGAAGTATTTTGTAATATTTTCCTACCTATATAAGATTTTTTAGTAGGTGTATGGATTATCCTATATACAAAACCATGGGTTAACTCTGGGAAGTCAGAGAATTCTAATATTTCTTTTTGTTGGTATTTCCAATTTATCATACGTCGAAATTTACAATAACTGTTGTATCTGTAAACTGAGATACTGGTAATGGGAAAGATAATTTTCCTACAGCTACTAATTGTTGTGATTCATTATACAATCCTACACAAGTAATGTATGGTTCAAAAAATGAACCTGTTACAAAAGGATAATATTGTTCACTACTATCACCCGGAATAGATTGAGTTAATAGGGATGGATTTAGTGAGTATCCTAATTCGTTTTCTAATATAACACATTTATATTGTTGTTCATAAATAGTTAGTGATGAAGAAAATGCTATAGTTGTATTACCTAATAATGCAGGATTACTATTAATTGAATTGCCTATATTAGTAGAACGGGCATCTCTAGTAAGTATAACCATACCATGAGAGTAAAATATTTGACCAATTACTACATCTTGTGATCCAGATATAATATTTCCCTCACCATCATCCTTTAAAGTTATTCCGGTAGGATAATCAGGTGTTGATGTTGTAAATAGAAAAGTTCCAGGTATTACTTTTTCCCCATAAAGTTTAGTTGGTATAGATATTGAAGTTATTTGTGATATGGGAGTATTTTGTTCACTTCCAGTATTCCAGTATCTTTCTTGAAGTAAAGAAGATTGAAGGTAATTATCATATAAAGGTGATTCTATATTACCAATAGATCTGTCATCTTCTCTTGTAACTCCCGGAAGTATACTACCTGTGTTTACAAAATCTCCTTTACTTGAAGATATGTAATTTGTGTAATATAATTGTTTTGCACTATTCCATATAGAATTTACTGAGGAAGAATATTCAAATCCAGTTTGAATATTAAGTGATGATGTATAATTTACATTGTTACCAGAGTAAATATTAATACCATTTTCAGACCCTGTAATTTCATTACCTGTAAAAGTAAATCCTTTATCTGCTGTAAATGGAGTTATTGTAACATCCTTTGTTGTGAATTGTTTCCAAGCGCTCATTCATTAGAAGTCTAACTTGATCCTTACAAGTAATTCCTTAGTAAAATCTTTTAACAAAGGTCTTGAAAGTTTAGCAACTGCTACTAATTCCTGATCATTGTTATATAAACCTACTGTAGTAATATATACTTGGGGGTCATTAATAAAAGAATTATATAATACAGCTCCATCTGAACCTGAGATAAATGATGGGTTTGTTGAATAATTTGAATTTTGACTTCTAGCTCTACAAAATATAAAATCTGATGAAAGATTTTCTTGTGAGTTTAAAGTAAACCCTGGTGATGGTGATATAGCTGAGGCATCATCCATAGCTTCAAACATTAATTTAGGATTATTTTCTTGGCTATTTGATGTTCTGTCTGTTTGTAAATTAATACCTGAATCTGCTACTGTACCATCTAATGCTTCACCACTTAATAATATTACTCCAATATCTGGTAGTAAAAACCCATAAGATCCTGAGTTTAGTGTCCATCCTTGTGGTTGAGTAACAGAAGTATAAACATTACCTGCTGATCCTGTTACTATGTTATAAACTCTACCAGCTTCTGAAAATACTGCTGCTCCTCCTAATTTACTATCATCTGTAAGATATATATTATTCCCAGTACCATCAGAAAGTGCTAAAGTCCATACTCCTGGTAGGATTTCTTCTTTATATCCTGCTCTTTCAATAGGTAAAGCATAAAAATATGATGATGATTGATTTCCAAATACAAATGAAGATTCTTCATCTCCTAGAATTAAATTTCTATATTGTCCATAATTTGTTCTTGTTGGTGATAAACCATTAACATTAGGGTTGTATAATAAACTACCGCTACCATCAGCATCACAATAAGCTATTGCAAATTGTACAGAACCTGTAGCTTCTTCAGAGCCATAAATACTATAATAGAATTGCCCCGTGGCACTTGCTGCTTGTACTGATGATGTAAACATCGTTGTTAGTGTAGGTTGATTATTTTCCCATACTGTACTGGTTACATTTTCAGTACTAATAATCATATCCTGAGGTTCTATTGGGTAGAACGCTGTTATTTGATTATCATTTGTTATTTGAACTGCCATATTTTTTTATTTTTATGTTCTAGTGATTTGGATTGGAATTTGAACTCTTGCTCCTGAATCCATTCCTATAATAGTTAAAGTGCTAAATAAAGTACTAGTTGAATTACCTCCTTGACCAAATAAAGTAGCAATACCTGTTGCTGTTAAAGTACAAGACATTCCTATTACGGTTCTAGATACATTAGTACCATTTGTAATCATTGAATTCTCATTTAAACTATTTGCAGATTTAGATGTAATACCATCCCCTTGAACTACTGAAAATTGTCTTACATCACTAACTGTAAACATATACCCAGATGCTTCATTTACTGCATTATTGCCTAAATAGTTTGCAGTTTGTGGTGTAATAGTAGTAGATAATGTTTGTTTTAATTTTACTGCTGAGAAGCCACCAGCTGAAACTACTGGCATTGTTGCTGTGTCTCTTGGTAAAGTTACTAACTTATACTTCATCATTTGAGTTTCATCTGGAAATGCTTCTAATAATGGCATATTTTGAATAGCTTCACCATAATAAGCAGAACCTGAAGGGTTTGTTGGATTATACAATGTATAATCTATTTCATCATCTGATAATGCGAAAGACCTTATGTTAAAAGAACCATCACCTCTTGCTAAAAGTTCTCTTCCTTTTGTTGTTAAGATAGCATCTACTGTTACTACCTGATTGTTTAAATATCCCATTTGCTATGTTATTTTAATTATAAATATACGTTTTTTTTGTTTTTACTCCAAGTTATATTATTCAGTTGGAGCTCTTCTTGTGTCATTGTCTTCATCTGCTCTAAAAGCATTTTTAGCTCTTAATTGATTTATTAAAGTTTGAACATTTCTTTTTTGGATAGGTGTAAAATCCCCAGGTATTAAATATCCTGATGGGCCAAATGTTCTAGCACCCTCTGATCCTGTTGGGTTAGATTGGAATATTATAACTCTATCAGAAGCATTAACTCTTCTTCTTATAGTAAAATTAAATATTTTATTATCTTCTATATCAAAATTCATTGGGTTTGGAGAAACATAAATTCTATCGAAAATAGATGCTGAATTTATAGTTTGGGTAACAGCAAAACCAGGACAAACATAACCATGGTTATTATCAGGTGAATGGGGAACATCTACTACTGTGAAATCTTGTTCATTTATAAATGCTTTACCTTGAGAATTAGCAGATGATGAATATGCAATTCTAATTTCATCTCCCTTTTCAATTAAAAAAGGTAGAGAATAGTCTTGGTAGTTTGCTATTTCTGGAAAATAACCTTTAGTTAGTGGGTTGGGGGAAACATAAGAGCCAATTGAACTTGTAGCATTTGCTGATTGTCCTACATCCCATGTAAAAAATATTGAGTCTTGCTTTATTCGTTTAGCACCAATAGGCCATCCTAATTGATTGATAGTTGGAGTTATTATGTTAATATTAGTTGCAAATTGTCCTTTTTGTAAACATTTATTTACAGAGTGAATAGCACCTAATCCTGGACCTGAGATCCATTGGTATGTTGAGGCTGCATCCGGAATTGCTTCAGCTGATGCTGTAATTGTTACTCCTCCCCCAAGTAGCCTTAAATATCCACCTTGATAGTTTGGAGAAGTTGGATCTGAATCTTGACTTGCTGATAAGAAAAAATCATAACCTGCCATTTGTGAAAGTCCCCAACCACCACTTCCTGGTGCTTTTTGTAAGGTTAAATCTATAAAATTACTTGATGTTGGTTTTCCATATGTACCTGAGCCTGTAGATTTATACATTCCAAAAATACTCCCGGTGTTAAAAGCCATAAATTTAGCATATGATGTTTGGTTGGGTTCATTAGATAATAAAGCATTATATTCTAAAGCACCTTGATATATTGTATTATCACCAACAGCTAATGAACCATAATTAATAGTTGAAAGTGATCCTGATAGTCCTTTTACTTTTCCTACATTATAATTAACATCAGATTTTCTATCTACTTCAAATGTACTTCTTACTTCTGTTATTTGATCATCAGACCCATCAATACTAACTACTACTGGGGTTGTTGGGGCTTTTTCACCTCTAATATCCTCTAAAGGTGATTCAATTAATTGATCTATATTAAATGTTGTAGAATCCCATAACTCATAAGTTTCTTTTGAAGATCTATAATGAGCAAAATAAATTGGATGTTTTGAAATTGTTGAAAATGCTACTCCTTCAGAAGGCATCTGTTGGGGGCTTGAATCTCCTAACCAAGATGGTGAAGTATATGTTGTAATAATTATCCCTTTATTGTGAACTAATATACCATTTGCATAGTAATTACTATTAGGATTTACATCTATTATATTATATACTTTATAATCTCCTTTAATTTTGTTTACTGTTGTTATTGTTGATAAATCTTCATTTATAGTTTTACAAATATCCAAAGGTTTTAATTCAGAAGCATTTACAAGTCCTTTATCTTTAACATAAAATGGATGTTCTTCTGTTGTTTGAATAATATTACCATTATCAAATGTTATTTCTATTAAAGATGAAACTAATTTTGTATCAATACTTCCTACAACACCTTCTTCTTGTTTATTATCATCAGGATTGTATGTTAATATAAAATCTCCAGGTTTAAAATCTTCAACATTTTTAATACTATCTTTTGTTGTAGATATTTTAGTACCTTCTACAAAACAAGTAGTAGCTATTGTGAATGTTTCATTAGACCCTGAAAACATACTTCCTGTTATATTACCGTTTAGGTAAGTAATATTTGTTAGTGGTGGAGTATAAGTATTATAATCTGCACTTTGTAATTTACTTCCTAAATATCTTGGTATGATTGAGGATTTTTGAGTATAAAAACTATCTGGCACTCTTGCTTTTAATGCTGATTGAGATATTATAGGTTCAATATTTGATGGAATTGGACCATTATCATACTCTACAACTTGCAAATAAGTATTTTTTACACTTTCAGTAGCATTATTTATTAAAGGATAATATGATGAGTTTTCAAATTCTAAGTTATTTGAAGGTAATTGAGGGTTAAAATTAACATACTCTGAATCTTGAGGTCCTGATGGGTTATATTGTATAAGTGGGAAACTTCCGTTAACTGAACCACTTAAATATCTACTATTTTGTGGGTTATAATTAAATACTGTCCATCCCGGACTTGTTGAATCTTGTAAAAAGGAAATACCTTCTAAATCATTTAAAGATTGGATAAAGACATTACCTGCTTTTCCATAAGAATCTATAGGAGCTGGTGTACCTATATAATTAGGAAGGTTTAATTCAAATGATGGTTCATTTGCAAAAGTAGATAAATTATTATTAATTACTCCTGTATCTGGATCTTGAGTTTCATTATTAAATGTTAATTGTTCTGGAAACCAGCCTGACCCATCATACCATGAACCTGTCCATGTGGATCCTATCAATGCTAAACTTGCTGATCCTATTCCATAATTATTAAGAGTTCCATCTTTTTGATTGTCGGCAAATTTAGTTCTTTGTATTCTTTCAGGTGAAAGATAAACTTCTATGCCACGGACTGTTTCCGTAAACATATCTGGGGATGGTCCAAAAGATGTTGGCTGATTAAGTCTAATAGGTCTACCCCCATTATTCCAAGGATCCTTAAACCAATATTTAGTTATTCCATATGTTGCTGATGTTGTTGTAATTGTTGGGGCATCTGGGTCACCCGTATTGATTATACCTGTCGTGCTATAATATTTAAGTACTGAATCATTATTTCCTAACATATTAGAAAATATTTCCTCATACTTCATATTATTATATTGTGGGTCTGTAATACCATAATCAACATTTAAACCTATGGCATAAAATTGATTCATTGAACCCGATGTAGTTGGGAATTTTATATAAGGACCCCACTGGTTTGGTGTATTCTCTCCACCTTCGATAGCAGGAATGCCTGAGTATTCTGGGGGTACTTGGTTTATAGGATTTATATTTGATTCTTGGGGTACTTCTATGACTGAACCATTAGAATTTTTTCTAGCTACAACTTCACCATTTGATAAATTTTGGCTAGACCAACCTAAATAACTCCCAAATTTATTTGAAATAGAACCTGCTGGGATGTCCATTTGACTGGGTAAAATTAACCCTACAATCCACCAATCTTCTGGTTGAGTTGGGTCTTGATAATAAAATATAGAACCCGTTTTTGTAGAAAAACTATTATCTATTTCCCACTCAGCCCATAAATTATAAACTGATTCTAACCCAAGTCCTTCTTTTGTTGGGTCATAAAATGAGGATGTTGATTGTAAATCAAAAGTACCTGAAGGGAATGTGTTTTGAAATGGGTCTGTAGTATTCCATGAACTATTTTGATATGCACCAAAACTTGCAGTAACTATTAAGTTATATGTAGTATTTATTGTATTTGGCTCACTAAAAGGATTTACTAGTAAAGATTGAGTTGTTACTGTTATTTCACTTCCACTGAATTCTCCATTATAAAATTCATCTTGTGATTTATGTAATTCATAAACACTACCAGATATAGTTTTATTTTCTATAATGTAGGATTGTGTAGTAAATGAATTCCATATACTTGATGAAAATGGGAGAACAGCACCTTGAAAATCATTTGCGTTTGGTTGGTTTACAGAATACATCGACCAAAGGAAGTTTTCCATAGTTACAGAAGCAGGTATAGGATTATTTGGATCACTAACATCCATACCTTTAAACCAGAAAGTAATATCTTCCCCTGGGAGCATTTCATAGTATGAAGAACTTGCAATTGTAGCTCCAATAGGAGACAATGAAGATGAAGTTATTATATCAGTACCTATAATTCCTCTTATAGATGATGATACTGCAAATTCAAATCCTTCATCAAATCCTAACTCACCTACAGTATTAGTTTGGTTAAAAAGAAATCTTGTTTTAATTGGGGTTTTTAATCTTAAACCTTGTTTTAAAGAAGTTCCAAATCTAGATAATACTATATCTCCATATGTTGCTGTACTTCCACCTTGAGGAATCAGATTAATATATTGGTCTGGTAAATTACCAGGAGTATTAGACGAAAAATATGAGAAAAATCCAGATTGGGTAACTTCAACATTGTAAGGATTTAAAACTCCTCCTGTTGATCCACCAATATCAACCATCTTAATACTTCCTGTAAGTTCTAAATCTCTATATGAGATTGGACTATTCATTCCTGTAGCTGTAGATTGACCACCTACTATTGATCCTGTTTCAGGTGTGTATGCTATTATCGTATTTGGATTAACTGTAATAGGTACACGACGATTACGCTCCAACATATGTTGTTTAACTATAACACCTGTAGTTACACTAGTACGAGCGGGTACGTATGATTTAATTGCTTTAAATAATGAATTATCAAAATATTTAATTAATCTTAAATAATCCCAAACATCACCTTCTGTATATTTTTTAAAATATTCATTTGCTATATTTCTTAATTTAGGGTAATAGTTTTCTTTACCCTCATAAGCAAATCTAGGATCAGCTAATACATCTGATATTACACCATAACCATAAGTTGCTATTATATCATCATTTACTTCATCCTGTGGTGAAAATCCTACTTCTAAACTTGTTATATCTTCAGTATAACTTTTGCTAATTAAATAGTCTTGATCTATACTTCTATATTTAGATAATACATTACCATAATCACTACCATCATCAACTTGAATTTTATTTGAAATTCTATTTCTAATTCCTATTGCTGGTTGGTCTAGAAAGTATGTTTCTACGTTAGGTTTACTATAAGTGTAGGTAGATGCTGCTTCATACCCAATAAATTCATAACTTGAAGTTAGTGAAGAATTTGAAGGATTGATAAAAGATTGGGTAAACACCATAGGTGCTGATCCTGTAATTGATGGGTGTGATGATGATATAAGAGTTGAGAATGATTCACTTACGGATGCCGTAAATTTATATTCTAATTCATTTCCTAAAGGTGCTCTAAAGTTAATAATATCAAATGATGATTCTGATCCTGTAACATTATTACCTTCAACGGATTCAGGATTCATTACAAAATCATTAAATACTTCTTTTGAAATATTGTTAGAATAATATCTAAATTCTTGAAAAGATCCTGAAAATATTTTGGCTCCTTCATTTAAGACTTCAGTCATTACATCTGAACCTGAAACATACCCCCCAACATAAACACCATCATATTCTGTAACTCCAAAACTATTCCAAGATTCATTTATTGTAGGATGTACAGCTTCTGGTAAATCATATTCTACACTATCATAAGTTCCTCCTCCATATCCTGAGTTGAAAGCTATATTTGCTGAAGACATACTTACTGATCCTGACCATCCTAATGAATTTCCATCCCAACCATCTACTTGCTTATTAGCTACAAATAAAGTATATGTTGTTGGTGTGTCATTAGTACTAGCACTTACGTGTTGGTCTCTTTGTAGTAAAACACTCCACCACCCTCCATCAAAAAATGGTAATTCAATATCATCTGATATTTGTACTCCCCCATCGGGTTGAGAGGCAGACATATAAAATCTTAATTTACCATAGTTGTAATAATCACTAAAACTAGACCCAGAATATGATCCTGATGGTTGGTCTTCATAAAATAAACCAATACCCCAATCCATTTGTTGATCATTAGTTCCATTTGATTTTTTAACGGCTAAAGATTGGCTATAAAATTTACCTCCATAACTTGATGATGGGTGTCCTGTAGTTTTAAATCTAAAAGCAAGACCATCAGGTACTATATACTCATTACTATCTATCTTATTACGTTGTAATGGCATCCAAGGTACTTTAACCGACGAACTTGCCATATATTGGTTGGCAACTGGTGTATACGCGTAACTATAACGTTTATACCATAAATCATAATCATCTGAGTTGTCCTTATTTTTACCCCCAAATTCATTAATTCGAAGTATTGTATTTGGAATACCCCAAATATTAATTAATTGTCTTAAACCACTAATTGTACCTTTTTTCTTAGTAAGATAAGCCATATTGTGGTAAAGACGTTTATATATTTCTTTACTTACTTTATCAATAGCATATGGGAATCCTGGTTCTATTAGTTGTTCTACATAATTAAGCCATGAATACCCTAAATTCCAGTAATTTATTATTTTACCATTATTTACAGCTACATAATCTGTAATTAATTCACTTCCTGTTGGTGGAACATAAATCCCATTATCTTCACCTGTTAACCCTATAAAATTATCTTGGTTGTCATAATTATTTCCAAAAGTTTCAAATCCTAAACCTTTTATAGCATCAGCAGCTAAATCTAAAGGCAATCCAGATTCTGGGTCATTAGTAGTGTTATATCTTTCACTTAATGCTTTAGTATATAACCATACTTCATCAAAAGATTGACCCACCATATTAGAAAATTCTACATATTCATTATTGTCTGAATTTTCTGTTATAAAAGTTGGTATAGTATAATACAACCAGTTTTGATTATCTTCATCATATAAAGATGCTGATAATACATAACCTCCATAGTATTGGGAATTTTCAACATCACTACCCATCCATGTTAATACCTCTGTACTTCCTGTTGGTAACAGGGAATAAGGATATGATGATCCAGTTTTTGGATATGCAAAAGATGATGAATTATAATAAAGATAACTTTCATACCCATCAAAATTTGAAACTAAATTTGTAATATTAGTTTGTAGACTTGATAAACTCTGAGATATTTCTATTACATTAGGATTTGATCCTGTTATTGTTGTGATAGTATCAATGTCAGATTGGTATGATTGTATTTGAGATACTTTTTCATAAAAATTATTAATTCTCTGTTTTGCTGAAGAAAAATTAATATATTCATCAAACGTGTTGTATGAGTAGTTAGGAGTGATTGTTACCCCAGTTTGGTTTAAATAATTTAAAACACTATCTAATGATGATGATGATTCGGTTTTTGTTAAATCTTCATAAGATTTTAAAGTTGTTGAATTATTAACTAAATCTTGAAGGGGAATATTAACATTAGGACCTTTAATGTAATTTGCATTATCTATAAAATTTGAAAAATCTTGAATAAATTCTACTTTATAGGCTACTGTTTCTCCTACTTTAGTTGCAACATATAATCTCTGTTCAACATTATAATTAGCAGGTAATGGTTCATATAATTTAATTAATATAGAAGGATCTAATGCCTTTTCAGGAGTAGATTCTAATGCAATATTAACAGCAACTACATAATTATTTTGATAAAAACTTAAATAAAATTCATCAAAATATTCAGTTGAGTTTAATTTATCTTTTAATGAAGCAAAACCATTTTTAATATCTACAGCAGATATTGCATTAGATTTTATTCTTATTTCTGTTCTATCTCCTGATATTTCAGATATATAAAATGTTTGAGTTGTTGATGAGGCTAATTCATAATTAATAAAATTATACACAGCAAATAACTCACCATTATCAAATCCTCTATCGTATAAATCTAATGTAGGTTGTAATGTAATATTATTTGTTGGGATAGAAGCAGATCCTGTATTAACTACAGCAACACCTTGACTGTTTGTATAAGAAGTTGCATCTGAAGTATCAGCAATTGCTGTATTCTCTTCAATTGTATAATCAGTAAAGTTATAATCTTGAGATAATAAGGTTTTTGTAGTACTATAAGTATAAAATTCAATTATACTCCCACTTTGAAAAAATGAACCTGATATGTCTTCACTTGGGATAATTTCAGATTCAGCAAAATCATACCCCATACTAACAACTGTAGATGCTGGTATTTGAATGCAGGAAGAGCTAATATTAATATTATTTTCCCTATCATTAGTTATAGGAGTTACAACAGCATCTCTTTCGAGATTGCTTTTATAATCTGTACCTAATGCTTTAGACATTTCTTTTAATTCATCAAATTTATATTCCATTAACTATTATATTATTGATTATCCGCAAAATCTTGGATTATTTGAGCAATCTCTTGTCTTACTTCTAAATTTTCTGTTCTTAATTCTGCTATTTCTGCTAATAATGATTCTATTTCTTCCCTTTGTGGAGCATAATCAATAAAATCTCCACTAGTTTGTACTAAATATTCATGTGAGTTAACCTCACCATCTTTAGGTATTTCATAAAAAAACTTACCATACAATATCCAAAAATCCTCTTGAGTAGCCAAATTAACATCAAAAAATGATGGATCATCTACAGATGTTAATTGTGTAAAATTTGTATCTATAGTATTATTAAAAGCTTCCTTATCAAATACTTGTCGTATTAATTTTATATTTTTTTTATTTGTCATCCTTTTGCTACCTTAAACATAATATTTTCATCGAAAACTTTTACTTCACCACTTATTGATGTTTTAACTAAAATTGTATAATATCTTTCAGGTTCTAAACCATTACAATATAAATCAAAGTAACTTGAAGTATCATCAGCACTAATCCTTGTGTATTCAGGATCAAAATCAATTACAAATTCATTAGTTTCTGTATCTTTAATAGCATATAATGATTGACTTTCTGGAAGAAAATAATTAGTTGTATAGAGAGAGGCTGTTAAAAATGCTCTATCTGGATACTTGGGCATAGCCGCAAATCTTAATCTAGGAATACTTTCTGAATAGTATGTACCGAGATTGTTATAAATAGAAACAAAACTTTCTACTTGGGGTAATATAGTATTTTTAGAAGATCCAGTATTAAAAATATAATCATTAAATCTAAATTCTAATTGTGGGGGATAGATTGTATTAGTATCAATTGAAAAAAATCTAAAAATTGTGTTGTTCGCTTTAGTATTAATAAATTCACTTCCTGAAGGTTGTTTTACTAAAAATCCTTCATTAGCAAACCCATTAACATTATTTAATGAGTAACTGTACCAAGTTTCAACTGTTTTTGATACATCAACAAGAATATCTTTTGTATCAGCATAAGTAAAAGCTTGGGATTGTGTTACGGGGTCTAAAGTTAAATTAGAACCTGTATACCAATTTCCTCCACCTTCTAAAGATGAGTTATATGAAGCTGTTACATAAGGAGAAAACCCTGATGAGGGCCACTCTACAGATCCTGAATAATCTAACCAGTTCCAACTAGTACCATTAGTTACTATTGGGGAATCATTATATCTTCCTGTTCCCATACCCCAATTTCCACTAACAGGATAAAATTCTAATTTTTGATCTAAATTTAACCCTGTTACTACAGCATTAAAGTTTCTTAAATATGCTTTATATTCTCCATTTATGATTTTATCATTATACATCTCAGCAATTTGACTTGTAGGAAATTTAATTAAATATCTACTAACCTGTGCTGTAGCATTTGCTTGATAAGTTGATGCCTCAATAATCTGATCTAATCCTGTATTTTTATTTGGGAATTCAGTGTATAAAGTTGCATCTTTTTCAGGAAAAATTTTATAAATAGCCATATCTTATATATTATCGTTTTTTGATTTTTGTTCCACCATATAATCCATATAAGTATTTTGTGGAGTATATGCTTGTACTTCCTGATTTGGAACATTTTCGCCTTCTTTATTCTTTAAAGGAGTACCACTTGTTGGGTTAGGAGTAAAATTATTTTTAGTAGATGGATATTGTTTTAATTGATATGTACCATCTTGACCAACGGTATTAAGTTTATTGGGTGCTATTCTATTAGGACCTCCTGATCCTCCTTGTCTTACTCCAGCTTCACTTGATTCTATATCTAAAGCAGTAATTTTAAGAGCGGGGGATGTGCTATCTTCAGGTGTTATACCATTTTCATACAAAATAGAATTTTGATTTGTTCTAGAATCTTGTAAATATGGATTTTGTGCTGAATAAACTTGTTCAAATCCACTCCCAGCTGTCATACCATCTACAACAATAACAGGATCATTAATTGGACCTCCTTCAGGTTCTGGGTTTTGGGTGTCTAAATTAGTTTTATTAAAACTATCTCTTAAGGATTGTTTTGGACCTTTCCTAATTCTTTCTTCTATTGCTCTATCTAAATTATTTGTTCCGATTGCCATTTTTTTTTATTTTATAGTGGTACTACTCTACCTTTAATGTCAGTATTAGGATATTTAATTTCAAATATCATTGGGTCTATTGAAGGATACACAACATCATTTACAGTTGCTCCTGGGATGTCATATGCATAATCACTATACCCCAAAGATACTCCTGATAAATTATTTACTGTTATATTTTTTACAGTTTGGACTCCTTCTACTTTATCTAAAAGAATATATAAATTATTAAGTAAAATAGGTTGATTAATCTGCCAATTATCTACTGCAAAGAAATTAGTTAATGATGTTATACATTTAGTAATAGTTTCATTATTATTAAAATTAGGTAATACTATAATATCAAATATTACTTCTATATTAATAATAAAAGCATCTTTAATTTTAACAGAATCATTAATCATTCTATACTCTGCTAAGTAAGTTTGTAAATTTTGTTTCATTAAAGGTGAAGCTGTTCTTAAATTACCATTAGCATCATATGTTAAAACAAATAAATCTAACATTGTAGGTAATTCACCAGGTTGAAATTCATTTATTTTTACTGGGGCTGCATATGCTTTTGCTATAGTACCCAAATTAGAAGGCATAGATAAAGCTCTTATTAAATAATCTTCTTTTGTTACAGTACGTAATTGATTTTGGAAGTTACCAACAGCATTTAATCTTAATTCTTCAACAGTATCACCATCTTGACCCCCATCAGCTGCTAATTCATTATTTGAAGAAACTGATTTAAATATTTGATTTGCTAATGCTGTATCTGGTAGGTTGGGGTTTACAAATGTAAAATTAGTATCATCTAATACAGTTAAAGTACCAGCTTCAACATTAGATCCAATTCCCCCTCCTGTTAGATATCTAAAATTTAAAGTTGTATTATATGGAGCAATACCATAAGTATTTGTAAATATAAAATTTAAAGGTGAAAAAGCAGTTGTTAATTGATCTCTTTCAAATGACAATCCTAAACCTACATTATCTGGGTTTGGAACTATTTGCTCATCATTATTTGTTGTTGCCCCCGCTCCAAATTGAATTTGTAATGACCCTGAGTCTATAAAACGTGATACAAATCTTCTTTGCACTTGTTTTAATCTAAGTAAATATGGAGCATCTTCTTCTATATTGAATTGTGGGTCATTTGTATTTGTGTTTCTAATCGTATCATATACGTTTTCTTGCGCCATATTGGGCACTTCATACCAGGTATTGCCATCTGTATCTACGCAGTCTAATATGCCTATAATATTAGTATCTTTAATATTTCTTTCATCAAATCTTTTTGAGGCATTAAATGTAAATGATGTTGTATTAATAGTTGCAGATATTGCTTTTCTTGTTTTCTTTAATAAGAAATATGTTGGGTTATTACCTGAAATTTGATATACTGATGTAGTTGTAGGATTTAATGATCCTGATGCTGAGAAGTCAATTACATCTTCAATTAAAAACTTTATATTACTGTCTAAATTAGAAGTAATTTGAGTATTTTCTGGAATAATCATGGCATAGTTGTAATCTGGAACATATTCACCACTTTCTAATATAGCTGGTACTTGTTGGTAAAAGTCAAGATTTACACTAGCTGCTGTTGTTACTTTAGGAGTATATCCTAATAAGTAAGCCATTTGGTATAAATTTTCCTGCTGTCTTGCTTTTTGAATAAATGTTTCTTGTATTTGGTTATCTAAATAAAAAGATAACACATCACCTACATAAGATGCCATTTCCATAAACAACATACCTGTAGAGGTATCTGTAAAATCATTATAGGTATTAGGGAAATATGTTTTTGAATATTGTATTAAAGAATTTCTAAATTGGTTGAAATCTTTATTAATATATCTTATGTCTCGTTTTAAATCTGCCATTATTGTAGTAATATAGTTATGTCATCAGTTATCCCAAAGTTTGCTACAGTATATGTTAATGTAAAACTTATAGTATTTCTATCAGGTTGATTATCAAATAGAATTTCTTTTATATCTACTTGTGGGAAATAATTTTTAATATCATTTTGTATTCGTTCTTGTAATTCGTCGGTTGTTCGATCTAAAACATTTTCAAATAATAAATTTCTTAAATCTGCCCCAAACATAGGATTAAATACTCTTTCTCCTCTATTGGTTAATAAATAATTGATTAAATTGGATTTTGTTTGCTCTCTAGTTGTAAATGTAGGTACAAAAACAGCAGGCCCATTTAAGGGAAATCCAAACCCAACAGCTTTACGGCCTACTGAGTCAATTGGAAATCTGTTTTGTAAAATTCTTGCCATTTATTTATTTTTTTAACAATCCTGATATTTGTGCCATATCAACTTCACCTGGGGGTAATGATCCATTAATTGCATCTCCGCCTTGTGGGTTAAATTTAGGTTGTACTTGAGCTGATGTAAATTGTCCGCTCATATCACCTAATATATTTGAATATGCTGATCTTTTTTCTTCCGCACTCATAACAGGTTGTTGTGGAGTTTGTTGCTCTACAACAGTTTGATGAGGTACTGATGCTATAGTTGTAACTTTTGGAGTCTTAACAGCTTCCAGTAAAATTTCCTTCAATTCTTCTTGAATTGCTTCTTTTACTGATTCTTTAATTAGAGTTTTTAATTGTGATGACTTCATTTTTTATTATAAATATTAAATTATTAAATTTTTTAATCTCCTTCAAAGAAACTTCCAGTTGATAGAGAAATTATTCCCCCCTGATTAGATTGGATTTCTTTTGTAAACCCAGGTGGATCATAATCTTTAAATACAACTGTGTATTTAAGTAAATATTGCCCGGGTTCAGCATATTGAATTTTAACTTCTATAGCTTCTCGATCTACGGTTTTCACTGTTACTACATTTCCATCTTCACCACTACCGGCGTTATTAAAATTTGAATCAATTCTTACCTTAACTTCACCTTGTAAATAACTACCATATTCAGGCTGGCCATAGTCTCCTTGAACGTATTGATTTTGAACTTCATTACCTCCTGTGTCTATTTTTAAATAAACAGATTTATTAGGTTGTGTGGTTTCAACAAATATTTGTTTATAATAAGTACCAGACCCATTTTGTACAATAGGTAAAGTAATATCTAAATCAGACATAGTTACACCATTAGGTAGTAATACAGTAACTGGGGGTAGTGGTGGAGGGTTTGTACCCCCAGGTGCTGTTGTATTTCCATCTGTACCCCCACCACTTACATTTCCATCACCATCTATTCTATCATCATCATCAGCTTCTTCCATATTATCAAGAACCCATTTATTTTGCCAATATCTAACATTAAGTGAATCAACATTAAATTTAACTTCATCTATTAATACTTTAACTGATGTACTATATGAATATGCTCCTCGTTCTTCCATAGTACCAATTGGTGGTCCTATATTATAAACATTAATTCCTTTAAATATATTAAAATTAGAAGGATTTATGTTTGTTGCTTTTACTCTTCTTTGTGGGAATGAATATTCATTATCATCATTATATTCTATAGTTAATCTCCAATCAAACCCAGCATTATATCCAAATCTACCACTTTCATCTTTAATTATTTGCTGGCCAGATCCTGGGTCTATTTCACCCTTTGTGTAGTTACCATCAGGGTCTAATGGAATAAAAATTGTAGGTTGTCTTTGATATAAAAGAGGATTACCACTATTAGGGCTTAGTTGTGATAATAAATCATCTTCATTGGCAGTATTTAGGTTTGGGTTTACAAAATTTCCGGATTCAGCTGCTACATTTCCTATTTCATTAATTAAATCATTTACTTCTTGTTGAGTCATAGGCCCACCATCTTCACCCCCATTTTGTGCTAATTCTTCAATGCAAACATTTAACACACCATCTAAAGTTTGTAATTTTGTAACTATAGTTTGAGCAGCTTCTTGTATAGTTTTACCGGCAGATGGTACTACTTTAAGAGCACCTTTAGCTCCTTTTAATAAATCACCTAAAGTATCTAAAGAATCTGCTAGAAGTGTAATAACATTTATAGGAATACCAACACCTGGTGGGACTGATGTTGGTATAGGGATGGCTTTTATTACCTTAACGGCTGTACTTACCGTAGTAACTATAGTATTGGTAGTTTCAGCTGTAGCTTCTACAGTATTAAAAGCACCAACAACATTTTCAAGAGCTCCCTGTATTTGGTTTTTTTGTTTTACTATATTTAGTAATTCTGCTTTTGGGGGGCAGGATGCCTTAAATCTATCTATAAGAGCATCAATAGCAACTTCAAACTTAGTTAAGTTTTTAATTACTTTTGTAATTGTTTTTATTAGAAGGCTAGATAGAAACGACATTATTTAGATTTACTTACTTTAGATTTATACATTTGAATTTTATTAAGCATTGTTTGTGCTTTAACAAGTGTTTGTGTAGCAGGAGCTGGGATAGCTGCGTTAGGGACAAAAGGAATTGGTGTACCAATTGGTGTTCCTAATGCACTACATAATGATATTAATGATGTCATTAATGATGAAAAATCTGAAAGAAACTTATCACCTAATATTATGGGTTCAGTAGCACCCTTATCACCTAAATAAATTTCAGGAGATGATACTATGGTTTTTGGGGTATCTATATTTACACTATTTACTGAGTTTAGATTTATAGTATCAAAAGATGAAAGTAAAATAGAATCTGATTTTGAATTAAATAATAATCTACCTGAATTTAAAATTACTTGTTCTTCTTTAAAAATAGGAGCTGCTGTTGGTGATGAAGCATATGATTTATAACTTTTACTAGCTAAATCAATTGGTACTTCTTGAGTAGTTGTTAAATAAATACTAGATTTATCTGTGTTTATGTCTTCTACTTGTGGAATCCAAGGGTCACTATCTTCTTCATGTTGTCCATTTTTTATTATTGTAATAGCATCACCGTTTTCTCCTGATTTAGACCATGTATTGGGGATTGTTGCATCTTTATTAGTTGAACCAAATCTAAGAGATTGTCCCCATCTTCCTTGATATATTAAATCACCTTCATAGGGTTGAAGATTTCTTATAGATAGTTTTTCTTTAAAATCTTTACCTAAATCAATTTCAGTACTACCATCAGAAACTCTTCTAATTGAACCAGCAGTTGTTTGTTCGTAATCTTGAGATTGTGCTGCGGGTGTTGATTCCCCATTAATAGGATCTGGGATAGCATTATGATGTGTGCTATTCCAAATATTTATTGCCTGAAAGTAATAATATGTTTGGTCATTAACATCACCTTGAACATTACTGTTTGGTAATGATATTATGTAAACTATTTCGTTTTTTAAAGGTATATTAGAATTATTAGGAAATAAAGGTCTTGCAAAGTTATCAGTTGTAAATTGGGGGCTGGGGTTTGGGGTATTTAATTTATCAAAAAATAAACAACCTATAGAACTCCAATTGCCAAAATCTTTAAATGCTTTGTTTTCAGTTTGTTCGTCCACCATAGCATGTCTTACCCTAGCTGCAAATACCCCAGAATTTTGAGGTTTAACTGATGGTGTGCCCTTAAGTGAATTTAATCCTGTAGGTTGTTGAGCCATTATTTATTTTCTTTTGAAATTTTTTCCATCTCAGCTAATAATTGTTCTTTTTCTTCTTCACTAATTCCTAATCCACCATCTTCATCTTGGTTTTGAAGCGCTCTTTGAACAATAGTAGCCATTTTAATTAGAGCATCATCATTTTTAACTCCAATTTCCATATATTCTTTAATAAGAGGAACTATAAGAGTAGCATCACCTATTTCTTGAACTAAAGGTTTTAATTCTGATATTAAAGCTACTACTTGAGTATCTCTCTTTTTTTGGTTTTGGTAGATTTCTTCTAATAAATCAGAAAATTTTTTATCCCCAAAAACGTATGAATCTAACTGTCCCATAATGTTTTTGATTATAAATATGCATTATTAAAACTATTTTGGTGGAAAGTAGCCATGTTCTAAATAAAACATATACTTTTCTTTAAATATAGCATATAATTTATTAGCTATTTTAGTTATTTTTGGAGTTTTAACATCTACCATCTCACGAATGTAGATATAAAGTGCCTTTTTATTAAATACATCAATGGCATCTCTTTTTCTAAATAATTCTAAAATGGCATCAGCTATAGTAGCATCATTACCTTTAGGAAATAAAACATAAATTCTATCAGTACAATATTTTACATATTGGTCTATAAATAAAGATAAACGATCTTCATATTTATAGTCTTTATTTTCTTTTAAATTTCTACTACTAAATTCTTCATCTTCAACTAAAACTTGAGTATCATCTAATCTATTTTGTGATATAATAAATGAAGGATCTGATGTATCTAATTGTGAGTAGTGATTTAAATCTGAAATTGCTATATTTTTTATTTTTTTACCGTAATTTTTTTGGTTGTATACTATTAACCAACGTTTAACTATAGTTCCAAAATATGAATAGGCTTTAGCTCCATTTTCAGGATTAAATAGATGTATTTTAGATAATAAAAAGGTAATTATCTCATGTTGTAAATCTTCTAAATTTTCTACCCCATCAGTATGATAAAACTTAAAAGTATGGATGATATTTTCTGTAAGTTTATAAAAACCCCAATGTATATGTTCGGCATATATATCACTTCGCTCTTCGGGATCAGAGGAGCGATTGTATCTTACAATCGCTGCTTCTGTCACTTTTGAAAAATATACTTTTTTCTGAGGTAATGATTTATGCCTCCTTATTATTTCATCCATCTGCTATTTTATTCTTTTAATTGGAAATCATTTAGAATTTCTTGAATTTGTTTAATTTGCTTAAAGAAAAAACCTACCTCATCATCTGACTCAAAAGATCCTTTTACATCAATTTTTTTTACCTTTTCATCGGCAACTTCTATTACCCTGGATATTTTATCTAAATAATCAAGATATCCTAATACTATATCTTCTGCTCTTTCATTTTTCTTAAGTAAATTAAAAGTTGTATATCCTAAGACTAAAACTAAAATGCTTAAAATTGCAATTGTTACAAATAATGTAGTTGGATAAATTTCCATATTTATAGTTTATCAAAAATGTTTTGTAAACCTTCACTTTTAATAGAGCCTAAGGCTTTATTTTTTGTAGAGGTTTTCTTATTATTACCCAATGTAAAATTATTTTTACTGGTATCCAAGTTATTTTTAAATTTAGGCAACCATTCAATTTCAAATTCAATTCTAGCTGCCATCATATCTGCTTGATGTAAAATAAATGGTAATGAAGTGCGTGGTTTTTGTTCTGGCATATAACCCTTTAAATATTTTTCATTAGCTGAATCATATAACCCATCATGTGTTTGGATTGCTACCATTTCATTAAATGTATATTTAATGTTATTATCTTGAAGTAAAAATAATCCTCTATCTGGGACAGCTGAAAATGCTAATTCTTTATTAAACATATAATCTTCACCTAGTTTATCTTTTCTCCATTTATCAGTTTGTGGGATATAAGCTTCATGGTTATCATCCCCCATTTTACCTAAATCATGATTAATAGCTGAGAATACTAATTCTTCAGTAGTAAAAGTAGTCATATCACAACCAAAACCTTCCCAAACAGCAGACATTGATAAAGCAGCTTTAACTACTCTATTAACATGATCTACATAACCTCCAGGAAAGGCAGAGTGATATTCTTTTTTATGAGCAGCAGGCATAAACATAATACGTTCCGCATACTTTTCATAAAATTTAGTTAGTTGTTCTTTACGAGGAGAGGAAATATAAGTATCAATATTACTCAAAAATTCCACCCAATTCATTTGAATTTGGTCTGCTGTTAATTTCATAACTTTTATTTTTGTATTATCCGTTTCTTAGAACTCCGGCTTCGCGTTCAACTAAAGATTCTACCTCTTCAATTTTATCATAAACCTCTTTTATTTTTTTTCTAAAAGTATCAATGTCGCTTCCTCCACGGGATACCATTAGATCTAATGTTTTAACTCCGGATTTAATATTTACAAACCCTTTGTCAACCAATTCTTTGTTTCTAAATGCCATATTATTTTTATTTTATTAATGTGTCTATAATATACAATAACCCCCTCATTCATCCAACCTATACTCCTCATTTCCTATTCTTTCATTTTCCTAAATATCTTCAAAACCCGTATTTCCAAGGTACCCAAAATTTCTCTGGTATCCTACTTAAAGTCGTAATTCTTTTGATAGTTTAAGAACTTCTAAAAGATGAAGACATTTTTCATACTCTTCTCTTTCTGGGGATTGGAAATGTTTGATGGCTAATTCTAAAGAAGTTTCCAAAAAATCATCACCATGTGCCAATATAGCCTCAACATGATCTTTATTACTAAGATCTATTTTTTTAATATAAAACCAAGCTCTATTATAAGCAATTACTTCACCGGCAGCTGCTAATTCTGCAGGATCTAACTCCATATTTGAATTTTTTAACAATCGTATTGCTTTTTTCCTAAAATTTATATGATTAAGGATAAGTTTTGTATGCATACCTAACCAATATAGGGGAGTTGAGGTTAAATTAGTATAAGTAGTAGTATTATTACTTACATCTTCTTCACCAAATAGGTTAAATATATTATCAAAATCCATTTTTTTCATACTTAGTAACGATCTTTACTATTACCACCTCTTATCCTATATAAAGCATACTCCCACTTTTCAACCACAGTTTTATTTTTATGTTTATCTTGAGATTGCATTTTTTTAGTTTGTATGTCAAACTTTTCTTTTAATCCTTCTCTTTGTACTGTTTCATAAACTTCATAAAGTGCGTCTTCGTAATGGCTCATTTTAAAAATTTTATAGTATTAAAGTCATAATATATGGTATAAATACTAGCAATCCAAGTAATTTTTACCTTAATATTGTAAGATGCCCAGATTTTTGATATATTTCTGGGGAATTATATTTTCTAGCATAGAAAGTATAAACATATATTCCATCAACCACATAAGAGGATCCACCTTGCATACTACCATCCCAATAAGGATAACTGCTATAATCTTCTCCGTAACCTTCAAAAACTAAACTTCCCCATCTATTGTAAATCTTAAATTCTACATCAACCCAACACTCTAAATCAAAAATAATTTCCCAAACATCATTTATACCATCATTATTTGGGGTTAGTACATTAGGTATAAAAACATTCCAAGGCCAGCACCCATCAATAATTAATTCACTACAGGGCAAACCAGTATTACAATCTACTTCAATAATTTTTGTGATAGTATCTGTTAAAAAAACATACTCTAAAACTTCAACTTCCAAAGTATCTACTGTATATATGTAATTGTCTACAACTACAGTATCTGCTATGTATTCCACAATTGTATCGGTTAAATACACGTATTCTTGCGTTATAACGGTGTCAATTTGCGTTTGTATAATAGTATCTGGTGGTAAAGTTATAGTAATTGTATCGTTTAAACAATCAACAGGACACTCAGGTATTTCAGGTAAGAATACAGTTGTATTATTATTTCCAGTAACGATTTCATTTAAAATACCATCAACAGACATTACAAAAATACTACCAGGCCCTTCCATTTCAAAATAAGGAGTAGTAAAGAATTGCCCTTCCCCAGGAGGAATTGCATAAGCCCCAAATAAATCACTACTAAAACATTGATAATAATCTTCATTCCAAATTTCAATACAATAGTCTGTAATTTCTTCATCACCAAAATTCCATACAACATAATTTATGTTATAAAAAGGTGTATCACCAATACACCCAGTTTCAATTTCTACATCACCTATTATGGCATCTGGAGATTGGGAAAATAACGATAAGGGCAGTAATATAACCGCAAGGGAAAGAAGAAATTTATACATTAAGTAATAGAGAGTGTAAAGTAGAATAACGTTTTATCACTAATACATATGTAAATCTTCTTTAAGGTAGGCAAGGAGAGACTTGAACTCTCATGTAACCAATTACTCTTTCTACAAGGTATAAGCTTGAGGAGATACATGCCTATGTGGTGAACCCGGTAGGATTCGAACCTACGACCGATACCTTAGAAGGGTATTGCTCTATCCAGCTGAGCTACGAGTCCATTCTATAAAAAAATAACGTTTTAGGAGTGTTGGTACCGCTGGGCGGACTCGAACCGCCACGAGCCATTCGGCTCAACAGATTTTAAGTCTGTCGTGTCTACCAATTCCACCACAGCGGCATTCGGTTTAATTACTAGTAATAAGTTTAAGTTTGTTTTCAATTTCCTCAATAGCTTTATCGATTTTAGGAATCTCGATAGTAACATCTATTGATTTTGGATTTGATGGATGGTAATCCCAATATGTATCTCTAATTTTTGATAATTGGATAGCCTCATTAATGAGTTCAACTTGTGGATCTTTTTCTTTTTCTGACATAACTTTGATTTTTAATTTATATTTAAATATACGAACAATTTTTTAACAATCCCAATCTTCTGCTGCAATCTGCAAACAAAGGAGAGGAGATGATTCAGGATTAGATTTCATTTCTTCTAATGCTGTATAAGTTACTTCAAATTGTAAACCATGTTTTATTACTCTTAACCATATTTCATTAAAACTAATCATTTCTTCTTGACTCATCTTTTCCAAAAAATCTTTTTTAAATTGTGGTAACATATTTATTTTTATTATACGTGAATATACGAATTGATTTTCAATTTTCCAAATTTACTAACAAGCTTGTGTTAAAACTTTAAATTCATTCTCTTCTGAATCTTGACCTATATTAAAAATAGACTGTTCTTTTAATTTAGCTTCTATTACTATATCTGGGTTAAGACCATAAGTATTAATTTTATTATAAATTAAATCAGAGTGAGCTTGAGGGCGAATTGTTTCATCTAATTTTTCTTCACGTCTACTTTCAGAATAATGACAACATTGAGTAACACCTTCAGGCCAAGTAATAGATGCCATTTTAAGTGCTTCTTCCTCAGTTAACCCTCCAGTATTAAATTTATGATGGAAATAATCAAATGTAATTGGAATACCAATTTGTTGATAAATACCATCAAACAAATCTTTAACAGAGTATTCGTTTGGACTGTCATCATTTTCAATAACTAAGCGTTTTTGAGTGTCAATATTCAATAAACTAAAATTCTGCACAAAACGCGCCAACGTTGTGGATTTATCACCATATGCACCTCCAACATGAATATTTATTTTATTGTAAGGTGATGGGTCATAACCCATCATATTAAATTGCTCACTATGAAAATTTAATTCTCTAATAGTTTTTTCAACTACTTTTTGAGTAGGTGAAGCTAAACAATTATAAGGGCCTGGATGCATCGTAAGTCGTTGTCCTCCATCTTTAGCAATTTGCCCAATCTCAAACATTATTGATTTAATCTCATCATAATCTTTAAGAGTTTTAACATCATATTCATCTGACCAAGGGAATATTTGGCTAGATAACCGAAATAACTTGATTTTCATCTCATTATTCCACTGAACAATAGTTTTAAGATCTTTAACATTAAGTAATGCAAGATCGGAGACATAATCAATACCTTTAGCATCAAATGTTTTTCGACGCATTGTGCGATTTGTCATAATTTTGTTAGCACTTAGTGCAGTATTAATACAAGCGTATCCTAGATTCATAACCTTTATTTTTTTATTACGTGGTGAATATACGAAAGATATCTTAAAAAACCAAATTTATTTAATAAGTTCTTTGATGTTTTAGAGTATATTTTAAATTGCTATTTTCTTCCTTTAGTTTTCTATTAACTTCTTTAAGATAATCAATGTCTTGACTCATTTTTAGAATAGTAGCATTACACTTATTAATATTTTTTTGAAGGTTTACAACCTTCTTCTTATTAAAAAGATCCATAACTTACTTAATAATTTCCCAAGTAAAAACAGGTCTATTTCTTTGATATTGCTCCATAAACCATTCTAAACGATCGGTTTTAATTTGCATTTCTTGTACTTTTCCACTTTCACTTTCAGTAATCTTGATTTTATATAACATATTTTTTAATTTTAATTAGGTCGTCTCGAAACTTCTCTCCTTAACAATATAACATCTATACATACGTATATATTATGATATCACCAACCCTACACGACCAGTTGTTTTTAAATAGTAAGTATTTGCAGGAATTGTGGTAGTAGGGGTAAATGTAAATGAACCACCCTTACCAAATAGACTTACGGAAAAACCATAGGTATTTTCTTGCAAAGACCCTTCATCAATATCTTGTAAAAAACCACCAAACGCTCCGGCTATTGGTGTTTGAGTAAGAAGATTTTGATTTGCGGTTGAGTTAGCTTCCAGTGTAAAGTAAGCTACCGAACCAATCGTCGTCGCGGTATTTTCTAATTCAAAGAGATATTGTTGACCGGCAGTCATAACTGACGTTCCTAAAGATCCACTTCCGTTTAGTGATGAGCTGGGATATGTTGGCATAATTCTATTATTTTGTTATAAATATCATGAGTTGTGGGTTCCGTTTATAATATCCGAAGAACTTAAGCCTTGATAGCGAGGCACATACAACATTGCTTTAGCCCACTTTTTACCTATAATTGTCTTATTTCTATACTCCTCACCAATTACAAATACTTCGGGAGCCAAGCGTTTAATTAAACCATCTAGCTCATCATCCGTATTGAAAGGAATTACATTCCTAATGTATTTTATACTTTGTAGGAAGAGCATTCTATTTTCAAGAGAATTCACCGGTCTACAATCACCCTTCATCTGACGAATACGCTCATCTGAGTCAATTCCTACTATCACATCATTTCCTTCCTCCCAAGCTCTTTTAAATAGTTGGATGTGCCCCGCATGGAGCACATCAAAACAACCATTTAACCATGTGACTCTAGTTCGCATATTGAAGTGCTACATCAAACAATTCTTTATTGATCTTCATATCTTGCTTGAAGTTCTTTATCTCACGAGCTTTACGTGCTTTACCACCTGCTCGGTAATCGAAGTCACCTGTTACAATTTTTTCTTGAACTACATTAAATACTGACCAAAGGTCTGTACCGTAATCTTCCTTACGTACGGGCTGAACTAAAGCTTTATAATCAATTTCAATACGCTTCATTTCTTGCTTTGAAAATCTAGTATTAATGGCATCTTTAGCAAATTGTAGAATTTCTTCTTCTGCCATTTCTTGAGCTTTCATCTTATTCATAGATTCAACTGTAAGCGGAAGCTTTTCTACCATGTCCTTAAGTAAAACCTGAAGATCCTCAAATGTATAACCCATATGACGCATTTTAACGGCTTCAAATTGCGTATCTGCAATAACTAAACCATTTGCACAAATCAAACGATATAAACCTGCTTGAAATTGGAAGGAATTCTTACCATCGTGAGAATTTGTTAGTAGAATTTGTGGAAAAACTGTATCACCATCACTACCATTAATAACAACATCATCATTTCTAAACACTAGCAAGTGCTTTTGAAATCCTTTTGTTGAGTTCTTACGAGCCTTAACTTCTTTGGCTTCAATTGGCTTCCAACCTAGAAGCTCCATATCATCAATTACACGCTCCGTTGGAATGTGTGTATACTTGTCTGAAACCTCACTACTTGGCTTCGTTGAAAAAACTGAAGGTGCCATTTTGGCAATCGCTTCTTTTGTTAAATACTTTGCTTCTTGCAAATTTTCTGAATTCATCATAACTTTTATTTATTTAAATTAAACTTTTATTGTGTTTTAACCTCATTTACCCCGTAAATATACGAAAGCTTCCTCGCTTCTCCAAGCGATTCACCGGAAGCCTTTAAATTACTTTTTAACTAATAGACTTGGTGAAACATTAATTAAACCACCAATTCTACCATCACCAACATTAATAGCTTGAACTTTAATGTTCTTATTGTTAATTTTAATAATTTTAAATTCATCATTAGGAGAGACTTTTTTATGATTAATACCAACCACATCTCCAATTTGAAAATCATCTTTTGAAGCTTTTTGTGGTGCATCACCAACTCGAGCTGTCATTTTTGCTCTTAATTCTTGAGCATCAAACCTAATTGTGCCTAATGAAATAGTAACACCATAATCTTTTTCTAATTGAGCGACTGCTTTTGCGAAATCACCTCTAAAACCTTGAACTTTTTGCTTATTTAACATAACCTTTATTGAATTTAATTAACACTTGGGCTCGCACCCCATTTACCCTGTAAATATACGAACGCTTTCTCGCTTCTCCACGCAAGTCACCGGAAGCCTTTAAGAAATTGTTGCTAATGTAAACACTACAATCATAAGTGCTACATAAATCACTGAGGATATGTCTGTTTTATGTTTCATGGCGATATATATGGGTTTTAATTAATTACCTATGGTTATTTATATTACCCCATGATGAAGTAGCTATTACGTTATATACATATATCTTCTATCGATGTGAAGAAATCGTCGTTCGCTACTATTTGCGCCTTGCGGGTTTTTATTTTCTTTATCCTATATGGGCTTACATATAATTTTTTTGAGATGCGTTATTTTGTATGTAGTTGCATATAATATATTTGTATATACAATCGATGGGTTAGTTTTATACTCGCTCTAATAAGCCCACTACACCCTTTCTTGCGCATATACACGCCCGATGGACGGCGGCATACCGTGGGTTATTATGCGGTACGTACGCCGCACGCCGCCCGAACTATTATCTATATTATATCATACCCAGTACTACATAAGTAATAAGTAATATATAGTAAGGTACCCACCACGGTAGGTTATGTCACCGTAGGGGTACTTACAATGGCCGTCGACGCCACCTTATATTTAATAATGACGTACTAGTACTTATGATACTTGGTACGCACCCTCTACTACGCGCCTATAACCATCATACTGATAATTACCATTGTCAATCACCACGCCATCCTTAATCGCCAATGCGTGTTTATTCACGGCTAGTATGTAATTGCCTTTATTAAACCGCTGTGCAAATGCTTTAACTGTAAATGCAACCGGCTTGTGCTTATATTTTGGATTAACCATGTCACCACCTTGTTTAGGCCCGTGACCTAGCACCTTTAACTTTCTAGTAATGCCACTATCAAATAGACTCAATTGGCCCACCTCATCAAACGTCATTTCCTTAACGTTGTCCAAAGTAGACATAAACTGTTTTGTACCTTCACCTTTCTTACGTTTGAAAGTGTCGGAAACATATTTGTGTGCTTGGGAATAATTCACGTCACAAGCATTCGCAATGGCTCTCACCACGCAATCATTACTCTCGCCTTTAGCTGTTTGATCAGAACCACTAACTGCATAACCACTTTTAAAATTCTTTAACATAACCTTTATTTTTAATTAATAACCTTTATTCGATGGACTTATCTCATCATTTACCCCGTAAATATACGAACAAAGACTCGGGTATCCAAGCCTTTTGGCGGGAGTCTTTAATTAAACCCAACCAATTGATTTACCATAAAATGTGGTAAGTGAGCAGGTGAGCAAACCTGGACGTGGGTGATTGAGCTTATCGTCACGACGCTCACCGTAAATATTCTTACCAGTGAAATTACCATATCGACTGTAGCTCTCCTGGTAATACACTTTATCACCATCAACATCAACCTTCAAACACAGACATGAGCCCGTATTACTGTTGTTATCGCTAAATAACTTGCCCTCATACTCCATGATGTCCTTAACATCCCCTTCACTTAATTGTCTTACACTATACATAACCTTTATTTTTTTAATTTAACTTGCGTTCCCGCCTCATTTACCCCGTAAATATACGAAGGCTCCCTCGGGGAACCACATATCTTCGCCGGTGCCTTAAAGAAATAGTTATGAATATTCGCGAACCGCGCGTTTCCGTTATGTTCACAAGTATATACTCGTTACCTAGTGGTAAGGTTGGATGCGCGGGCAAGAGGGGTTAACGGCAGTGCCACTTTAGTCCATATACCCTTATCAACGTTTGTTACATACGCTTAATCTCATCCATCCACGTGTCATATTTAGCCATTTGTTGGTCATACTTACGCTTAGAACGCGCTCGTGAACGCTCCTCTAACCACGTCCACCCAAATGCAAATAGGAATATTGCAGGAACACCTATTAAAGCAATTATTATCTCATTATCCATATAATGTTGATTTTAATTATTAGTACTCATTTGAATCATCTCCCACGTCGTTATACTCTCCACCGCGACGATTTAATTTATCTCCACCGCTGCTGGAATCCCATTCATTCTCATCTCTATCCACCCATTCGTCATTTCTCTGCTTTGGGTTTTGAGCAAACATCTTCAGTCGTTTAATTTCATTTATGTAATCAAAACGCTCTTGCAGTGTCATTTTACTCATCAATTCTTTATCTAATTCTACTCCCATTAAAATATAAGTTTAATTACTAACCCACCTAAAATCATTCCAACAACACAACCACCAGCTATTGTAATAAACCAAAAGAATGCTTCCTCATTTTTCTTACGCTTAGGGCTATCATAGTAAGGATGCTCATCATATTTACTTTTTACATCATCATATTTTCCATCTTCCAACTCACACCAATTCCACTTTTTACGATTGTATTTTCTACCTGTTTTATTTTCCATTTGAAGTTATATTATTGGTCTATATTAAAATATTCATCTACATTGTTTGGTTGAAAACCAGCCCCTAAAGCTAATTGCTTACATATTTGGTAAAATTCACCAATTGTTAAATCGCTATGATCTCTTTTTATCACAACCTCTTCATCCCAATGTTTAAAACTTAATGTTGATTCTTGATTTACTATCATATTATATAATTTACATTTCACGTTTATCCCCATGTATTACTTTTACAGTTGGGAATCTTAAACTAATACCACCTTTATCATTTTTGGTTTCCTCAAAATATTGAACCGTAATTACTTTACCTAAAATTGATCCATCCATATACTCCAAACGCTGCTCTTGGGTAAATCCACTACCTACCTTCACAATATGTCCTTTATGTTCAATCCAAACCTGAGCCAACATCGTCATCGACTCAGACTTACCATCTCTAACTACCTCATGTGTATCATTATCCCACCCTAACACTTCATACTCAGCATCATGGAATTTCTTTACCTTAACCAAGTTTTTAGTACGCTTACCTTCATAACCACAATTCTTACGTAACATTAAACCTTCCCAATTATCTTTACATTCAATATTTCTCCAATATTCAAAATGATCCTCACCTGTAATTAATGTTTGATCTGTAAAACGTAAAATATCACATTTACTTTCTATCATTGGCTTATCTAAATTATTTCTAACCCAAGACCTACATTTAAGCAAACGTGTTTTTAATGGCTCTGTACCTTTACCACTATCAAATTCATCATTTCTCAACATATCAAATACCATATATGCTGGGTTTTTAATTTGATGATCTTTACGTCTCAATTGCTTCATTACACCTTGAAAATCTTCATTACCATCTTCATCAACTAAACAAATCTCACCATCAAATGTAGTACTAATAATACCAGTATCTTCAATAGCTTCTTTAACTTTATTTAATGTGGTAAATTCTTTACCTGTTCTACTAAATAATGAGCAATTACCCTCACTATCAACTCTAGCTATACATCTAACTCCATCTAATTTTCTAGAAACATACCATTCATCACTCCATTCACATTTACCTTTATACTCTTGAGCCAACACTACGTTAAACTCAGGAATAAGACCTGGTACTGCTTTATTAATAACTTTAGCTCCAGCCCTAATACCTAAATCTTTATCAATAATTTTATAAACATTATGTCCATAAGCAGTAGCCATTTCAAACCCATTTACTTGATGAATTGCATCATGTCCTGTGTAAACTCTATTAGTTAGGTCATTTAACAAACTAAAAACATCCTTATGTGTGTTATATTTGAATTTCCCTTTATTTTTCTTACACGTTTTACTGGTGACATAGTATTGTTTGTAGGGGTTATATGTCGCTTCAAGTACATCATGAATAAACGCAGAACTACGCTTAATAATGTCTATTTTGTCCGTAGCACTGCTCGTACTTCGCATTTCATTTATAAAATCTTCTAATTCAGTCATAACCATTATCTTTCTAATATTACAAATGAACCAAAATACTTATCAAATACTTCAATTAGATTCTCATAATCACCTGAAGTCATTTCATCACTTATCTTACTAAAATCTAATTTGAGTTGGTTGGCAAAGTTTTTAGCAAAGCCTAGTAATGCAAACGCATTACCATCGGGACCTGTCAAGTCAATTATCATTGGAGTTGACGGTTTTAAATCTTGTTTTTTTCTAATCATAACCTTTATTTTTTTAATTATTAATTCGGCTTCGCGCCTCATTTATACGTAAATATACGAACCCTCTCTTGCTTCTCCAAGCAATTCACCGGGAGTTTCAAATTTGTCTATCAGGATGCCAATTATAATCATCACCACCCTTATGTTTAGGTTTACGTTTATAATCTTTTTTACTCTTATGAATATTACCTCGCATAGCCTGCCAAATTTCTTGTTGAGTGAGTGTTACTTTCTCTAATTTTTTATTTTTATCCTTTTCAGTACTCATCACTAATTTTTAAAACATCATCTCCATTATAACTAATATATCCATACCATCCATTCAATATGTGTCCAAACCCAAAATAATTATGAGGTGCATTATCAATATTACAATCAAATATTTGTTTATTAATGTGAAATCTTACTTTATTAACTTTCCACTTTTCATAATTTTCATACATTATATCTAATGTTTCTTGATTACTTACATAAATAATAACTTCATCATATTCCTCCTCAACACTACCATTATAAATTATAGTATTATCATAATACAACTCATTCAATAGTTGTTTTTCATAAGGCTTTATATCTGTTTTTATAAAATTAACTCTACTATTATGTGATGTTTTATGAAAATCAGCTTCATAAAAAGCCCAGGCTAACTTATTAATTGGTAAATATTTTAAATCAAAAGTACACTCATCATCATCTTTCCAAATAGTACTATACTTTTCTTCAATCCTACATCTTTCTTCCTCAATTAATCGCTCTGATTCATTATCATAACCATCAAATTGTCTGTGTGAGAAACTACCTTGACTAGCATAATTGTATTTATATAATTCTCTAGGTAAAAACATTACTTTACCCCTAGCTTCAATATGTCTCCAAATATTAAGATCATTTTGAAAATAATCTAATTTACCATCATAATCAAAATGTGGTATTACATTTCTCCAAGCTCGGCCATAAGTCATAATAAAATTACTCTGCGCCTCTAAATTAGGAGCAGTCCACTCAAACAACTCAACACCATTTTTATTTTTTAAAGCACCACAACATATCCCAATCAATGAAGGATCTTCCATAAAATGTTTAGCGTAAACTTCAAGTATATTAGGGTACATTGTGTCATCACTATCCATCTGGAAGATAACATTACCACTAGCACCATAATTAGGATTATAAAATAATTCTTTTTTTCTAGACTGAGTGTAATAAACTACCCTATGGTCATTTTTAGCTATCTCTTTTAAACGCTCTTCAGCATTTTTATCGGGAGAAAAATCATCAGTTACAACCCATTCCCAATATTTGTAAGTTTGAGCTTTTAAACCTTCATAAATATGGTCTACCCAATCACTTCGTTTATAGAATGATGTATTAACCGTAAAATTAATTCTTTCTCCCTTCATATTTAAAATGGTAATTCTTCTTGTTTTTGTTTACTAATAGGTTCAGAATGGTCTTCTAATTTTCTATAATTAAAAGAAGCAAAAGGTTGTTCACCTAATTCTAATATACCAACTCCACCACCATATTTACTATCAATTTCTTTCTTCATTTGATGAGCTCGTTTACGAGCCATATAATCATTTTCAGCATAAACATACATATCCATCTTTACAACGTATCTTTTTTCTTCTTTACCCATCATTACTTTTTTTTAAATGTATTATATAAATTATACAAATATAAACCTAAAGCTGCAGGCCAAACTAATATACAAACAGCTCTTTCTATATTTGAAAATTGATTCTTAGTCCCAAATAGCAACCAGTCCCACAATGAAGTGAGAGCTGATCCTATTACTATGTAAATTAAAATATACATTATGCTGTCATGTTTATCGGCTCATCAAATAACCAGTTAACTTTATTTTTACTGTTCAAGTTGAAGAACAATTTATTTCCACTACCACCTCGACGGTTTTTACTGAAATGGAAAAAACGCTGACCATCACCGTCAAATTTTAAATGACCCATTGCTGTTGTCATATGCTTAATCTTATTTGACCCAACAAACGTTCCACCTTTAGTAACTTGTTGAATGATCAAAAACGTGCTATTAATTTTATCATCATTATTTGCTTGGTTATGCTCATCAAGCAACTGCAAAATTCGGTTGGTATTTGACTTACCAGTACCACCAAAATAATCAACATAATTATCTGAAATCTCAGCAAGCGAATCAATTAATACACAATCATAACCCTCTTTAAGTGCAGTTCGAAGAACAACATCAGGATTAACTTCACTATAATCACCCATAAACAAGATATCTAAATCTCCAAATTTTGGGAATCGCTTAACATAACCAACCATGTCAATAGCATTCATTTCACCTGAAATGAACAAACATTTTTTACCTTTCTGATTAAGATCAGCAAGAACATCTAACAATACTGTTGTTTTACCAACACCTGGATCACCAGTAACTACAACATTTGTACCAGGCATTACTCCACCTTCCATACTGAAGAATGGATCAACCTTTGTACCTGTTTTCATTGGCTCAAACAATTTCTTGTTGAATTCCATATTATCCATTTTAACTGTTTTAACAACAACACTTTGTGTTGGGTTGTTAACAACTTTCTTACTCGGACGACCTCTTTTAACTTTATTTACCATAACCTTTATTTAATTAATTTAACATTTCTGGGCTCTCACCTCATTTACCCCGTAAATATACGAACGCTTCCTCGCTTCTCCACATATTTTGCGCATTATTTTTAACTTAATGTGGAATTCTTTAACATTTGGTTGAGATGAGCTGTGTTTCTAGCAGTTGAACACATTCTAATCACTTCAGCAACTTTATCAGTTGATAACCAACCTGCAACTTGATCACCATTACCTAAAACAACATCCTTATTGTTACCTGTAATCATAATCTCAGCAGATGTGGCTTCCCAAAATTCACCCTTCATAGATTCATCAAACGAACCATCATTTTTCCTGCTACAGTAGTTACCTACACCCCATTGAACTGATATACCAAACCCGTTTTCAAAGGTCATATTAAACCCTTTATTAAATGTACTAACAAATTTACTCATAACCTTTATTTTTTAATTATTAATTCTAAATTATTATCTTCAAATTTGATACCAACAACTTCATGTCCATTATCAACTTCTACTTTTTTGATGAACTTATTCAAATCAAACGATCTAAACATGATACCACTTAATGCTTCCCCATCGAAACCATCTTTCCAGAATATCTTTTCTTCAAACTTTTCCATTTTTATTTTTATTTTGGGCTCGCACCCCATTTACCTTGTAAATATACGAAGGGGATCTGGCTAAGCCAAATCCCCTCGCATGAGTCTTTAATAAATTTACTGTTTGTCTTTTGTGGGTTTAGTAATTGGTTTAGGAGCTGTAAACGAAGGTGGGGTTACTACAGGTTTTGTAGGTCTTGGCTTTGGATTTACAGGTCTTATAATTACTGGAGGTGTATTATAATAATTGTAGTTGTAAGGATATCTATTAATCCCATTATCATAATAATAGTTGTTATAAACTTTTGGTCTTAATGAATTGACATCAATAAGAATTGTATCACCCTGAGGAGTGACACCTAATACTTTAACAAAATTATACTCTGTTGAAGGTTGGTAAGAAGCACAACTTATTATAGATAAGAGTACTAATACTACTAAAGATTCTTTCATACATTTTATACTAGCGGAGTTCCTAGCATTATTTTTTCATGCTTTGTACCAGCAATGCTCCTTGTATATGAACCATCATCGTTCATAATAATATCTTTACCAGCCAATGCTTTCTCAATAGTAGCTTGGTCAGTTACCTGAGGTACACCTGCTTTAAGTAAGATATCTTTTATTTTTCCTGATACTTCAACATAAAAACCTGGTTTTTTTAACCTATCTATTTTATGTGTAATAACAGCTCTTTTAGCTTCACGAGAACCATCATGGCCTGTAGCAACGAACTTTTCACCAGCAGCTTTACGTTTAGATACGTTAACTGCATCAATATCTCCATCATCATCTAAATCAATCACTTCATACTCAGCACCTCTGCCTGTTTCTTTATCTACGTCACCAACACTTTTAAAATTACTATGACCTCCAATGTAGGCATAAGCAGATTTAATTAACTCTATAATATCATCAGCTTCATCAGAAGCTTCTGTAGAACTTAATTTATCCCAATCCCCTTCTAGCAGGTATTGATTTTTAAAGTATTTTTGTAGATTAAAACTCATATTATTCTCCAGTTACTAAATCTTTAGCACTAATAATTGCTTGTTCTAAACCATCATGTACATCATCACTACCTATATGATAAAATTTTTCTTTAGCATCTTCCATATAAGCAACAAATTCCATTACTTCATCTGCTGAAGGCATATTCCAAACACCTTCTTTAATTTCTTCTTTATCTTGTTTAGCTTCATAAGCTGCTTTAACACTTTCTAGTGTTGGTAGTGCTTCACCTGTCTTTCTAGTATCATACCCAGGTGAGTTTTCATTTAATAGTGATTTTTCACCAAGAAATTTTTTCAAGTTAAATTTATCCATTTTATTTTATTTTATTTTTATTTTTATTGACCTCTTCCAAATTCAAAAGCAATACCAAACTCTTGGCCTACTTCTTCTAATACATCTGATGGGTCTATTCCTGTATCTCTAATCATTTGAATTATTTCACCTATTACTTGGCCAGATCTTTTATCTGTACCCGCAGCACCAAAGCTTATTTCAGCTAATCTCAATTGCTTTTCATCATACTCCATTTCTTCTCCATCAGCTTTTTTAACTGAGTAAGCATTAAGATCAGACCCAAACATCCTACGTGTTTTAGTAATCTCCATTTCTGGACCACCATTATTCATGGTTACTTTATCACCAACTTTAAATTTAGCTTCGTTAAGATATTCTCTAAAATTATTTAATTCCTTCATCTTATTTAATTGTTTTATTATACATATCGCAAAACACATCAAGTGGCACTCTATGTCCCATTGTTTTAACGCGATGAATTTGAGATTGCATATACTTACCGGCAACATGGTCTTTAAGGTAATCTAACGTTTTACTACCATCAATAACGGTGTCTTTTTCACCCAACACCAAATGAAAGTTATCAGGAACATGCTCTTTTACAAATTTAGGGAAATTAGGCTCAATTCTTCTAGAATGCAAAGCAGGATTAAAAGCAACAACTGGAATTTTATAAAGCGCTCCTAAAACGAATGCAGAATAACCACCCATTGATGAACCTATAATTACATCAGGTTTAAACTCCTCAACTGTGCTAATAAGGAATGGAAATATATCACTCCTTGTATAATCTAACTCAGGTGCATGAACAAATGCTTTAGTTGCTAAGAAATCAACCTTATCACCACCCTGTGGACTTTCTAAACCATGTAAATATAATATTTTTTGTTTCATAACTGTATTGGGCGTGCGCCTCATTTATACCATAAATATACGAATAATTTCTTGCTTCTCCACATATTTTTGCAGAAGTCTTAAATATAAAGCGGCATCCGTGCTTGGTTATGTAACCATGCTATTTCAGCCATATCATCATCAAATTCAAACCCCCAAACTCTAAACATTGACATTTGTCCTCTCCATTTCTGAGTATTGGTAAACCTCATCCCAATAGTAAAATTATCCCCAAGTGTAGTCATTGCTGTAGAACAAGTTCCACTGGCAACTGGACCAGCAGTGTACCCATTCCCACTACCATAATATAATTTACTAGTATTGGTTGAAGAATTCCCAGTCATAACACCATGATGTCTAATACTACTATCACTTCCATTATATTGAAGTCTTGCCGACCAATTCCACCTAAACCCTTGATAGCCCATATAATTCCAAGTTCCACCATCATTCCTACCATCACACAAATATTGATCATCAGTAACATTATTAGTGTTTCCTATATACTCATAAGTAAGTTGCCCGGTAATTGCTGGATCTGAAGTATTTGTAATTCCAGCAGCATTATTAAAATTAAATGTAGCATCCCAAGGCCATGAAGTGTAAGCAGCAGTTTCAGAGGGTGCAGTACCACTAATTGTATTTGCTGATTGATTATGACTATCTACATAAGACGTTAATGTGGTCCCATCCCAACACTCATCCATGTGAAACTCATAATTATGTACAGGTCGTAAATCAATACTTTCAGTACCTGGTCCTTTTATTGGAGGCCAACCACCTTCAGTCCAAAACCAACCACCTACTCTATAAAGCTGTAGTACAATAGTATTCCAATCTGTAGTTGAATCTGGTGTGTTACCTAATGTAGTAAAATATGGAAGCGAGAGTAACCAATCTACATCTAAATGATCACCTTCCCAAAAATTTATTATATTTTCAGGATTTTCTCTTGATAAAATATCATGACAACAAAACACCATTTGTGGATCTCCATCTGGGCTTGTATTTGCTCCAGCACCTAACCCACCTTGATGACTAACCCAAGTCCAATTATTTGGATTAGCAACATCATTAATATCAACACGAGGTGTTTGTGTATACAAACGCAAGCCTGAAAATTGATTTCCATTATGAACCGACATAGGTCTAAAGCCTTCTGCTACTTGAAAAACACTTGCTACACCATGTGACTTCCAATCATTCCATTTTCTCATTTTTGATTATAAATATTGAGCCTACAACTCTTATTCCCAGTCTTCCTCAAGGCGAGGACGAGCTTTCGTAGGCCTCTTCTTTTTATGCGCTTCTTTTGGCGCAACCAAAACCTCACCACAATTATCGCATGTGTATAAGTCGGTTATCATGTTTATACTAAAATCATTTCCCCCACACTTCAAACAGGGGTGGAATGGATCTTCTTCAATCCAATCGCCATAATTAACTTTTGACATTTTCTTCTAGAATTTCTGCTTCTTCAATGGTTTCACACATTAGGAAATGGGTTTGAGATCTAAGAACGTGATCGCACCCAAGGTAATCTCTATAGTCTTGTAAGAGTTGCATGTTTAATTTATTTTGACCTTTAACTTCAAATACGTGGGTTGGTACCTCACGCTTTACAATGTAAGCATTGTCATTTACATATTTTAAGTAATCGGTTATCATCGTATATACGTATTAACTGGATATTATTTGTATAAAAAGCTTTTTAGCTTCTTTTTCCACGTTTTGTTTTATATTCATTTATTGTTGCTTTGCCTTCTTTTTTATTTTTTTCTGCTACAATTTGTCTATAGATTGGACTATTCCATTCACAACCTCTATATTCTCGCTTTTTCATATGCTTCTTCTAATGTTATTCCTTCACTTTCGGGCCTAAACCCAACCATAAATCCTTTTTCATCAACATCTAATTCATCTAGTTTACCATCAAACCAACAATCATCATGGTAGTGAGCCCACCATCCATTTTCTAGTAAATATTTTCTTTTATTTACTTCCATAATACTTGGATACAAATTAAAATTAATGATAGACATAAACTAACAATTGTTTTAGGATTTAAAGTTTCACCGAAAAAATAATTAACACCAACAGCATAAATTATCATCCCAACCCCAAATCCTACAAACCTAGCAGGCCATAATAAACCTTCAAATCCACTAACAGTATATTTAGTTCCCCAAATATAGAAAAATGATAGAATTATACCCGCTGCTGCTACTAACAGTTCATTCTTTCTAAACCAATCTGTTTTAAAAAATTGTCCGTTTAATTGGAAGAATGTTAGCACATGAGCTATACTAAACATGAATATTCCAATTAGCATATCCTTATACAACATAACTTTAAATTTTATTAAATTGAATTCTATGAATTAATTCTTCTAAATGTTGCATTGCTTCGCTATTGTTACGATCTTCTACTAATTGAAGTATTAAATTTAATTTTCGATATAGATTTTCCTTTTCTAGTTTATCCATTTTGTTTATTTTAGTGTTACATTAAAGTAATCTGTTAAAAAGTCACTTGGGTAAGTATAAACCTCACCAGTATAATAACTTTCTTCCAGTTGTCTAGTACCATGTTTAATGCCTGCTTTAGCAGCGGCATAAGCTACTTTTGTACCTAATTCGCCACCAGCAGCTCTACCTAAATGGTCGAATAGTGAAATATATTCACCTGTGTATTGTTTTGTATTTGCCATATTATGAGTTATAAATTTCTTTTTCTAATTCATCTAAATCCACCTCGTAGATATCATCTTCTTCTACCTCCATTTGGTTTAAACGATCTGTTTCTAAATCATCTCTCCAAGCAATTTCTGGAAGTAAACCTGCGTTTTCAATTAATGACCAAATTCTTTCTTTCCATAAATTCATATGAACTCCTTCAATGGTACTTTCATAACCAAATTGCCTAGTAAATTCACCTAAAATATCAACAAACTCACTTGCTAATTCATTTAACTCACCATCAACTGGGAAATTATCACCAAACTTATCAGAACCATTAGTTCCAGTTTCATACATTTCTTTAACTACTAACCACTTGGGGGTTAAAAAACTTTTTTCAATTTTTGCCATAACTTTTATTTTTAATTAATTAATCTTCTATATCTACTGTAATAAACTCTTTAGTAGTGTCTATTTTATCTAAATGGTATTTAACATTATCCATAATCTCCCTCATATCATTTACCATACTCTCTAAATCTGAATTTCTTACACAATTTTTGATTTCATAAATGTAATCATTCACCGTGCTTAATTCATAGGTAACATCTTTTAATTCTGGGACGCAATCCCAACCATCATGTATTGTTTTAATTTTCATACCTTATGATTTTTTAATACACATTAAACATATCCCACCAAGCATAAAGGACATAACACAAAATGCCATTTCATTATCAATACCCTCAAAAGGGATATAATTCTGAACGGCACCATGCATTGTTCCTATACTAAGCATAAATGCACTTACTGCTCCTACTAAATACTTAAAATCAATTTTCTTCAACATAACTTTTATTTTTATTAATAATTGGGTTTGCACCCGTTTTACCCTGTAAATATACGAAGGCTTCCTTGCTTCTCCAAATTTTTATGCGCGAGAATAAGGACCATTATATTGATACATAATTCCTAATGTAGGGTGAGTGATGTTATTACCATGTTCTAATTGGTCTGATAGCACCTTAGACATTGCTAATGCTTTTAATGCAGTAACAAATACAGTACCATTAATAACTTTTGAATTTGACGGATTTAAATTTACTTTTTTCATATAACCTTTATTTTTATTTGTGTTCTATTGGCTTCATGCCTCATTTACCCCGTAAATATACGAAGGCTTCCTTGCTTCTCCAAATTTTACGCGAATATCTTCCAATTACTTTCTTCTTGAGTTGCTGCTATTTCATAAGGATGGTTATTATAATCATAACCCATATTGTAATATCTTTTCATCCATGATGGAGACTGTAAATAATGTTGGTATTCGTGTATTAGGGATTTTATAATAGTCTCTTTATTAATCATTTTAGGCCAATAAATTATAATAGTATTATCAACTTTATCATATTCAGCATCAGGATTACATTCTGTTTCTGATAGTATATCTTGGTCATACTCATCACCTGTTATTCTTATATAAATGTTGTGGTGAATTTCAATATAGGGAGTACAATTGTGATATTTTGAATGTCCATAATATTTTTCTATCTTTGGGTAAGATTTATTTATTATAGACTGAATGCTCTCTTTATTCATGGGGTGAATATACGAATAGTTTTTGGCTTATCCAAATTTTTAACATAAAAAAGAGGCACCGTTAGGTGCCTCAATCTTAGGATCAGAGGGGAAATAATACTAGAGATCCATTTTATCTGCTATATAATTATCAAAATCTTCTTTGAAATCATCTTCACTAAAATTAACATAATCATCAACACCATTTAATCTAATAGAATTAACTAATGATTTTACATATACTGTCCATTGATCATCAATTACTTTATTTTCAGTAATAAATTCATTCCATTTTGCTTTGTAACTTTCTGCCATATCTTCTTTTTCTTTTTCGTTTAAATTTTCTTCTACTCTAAATATTCCTGCACCGTCAGCTGGCATTTTAAATTCAAATTGATCTGCAATTGAACGAATACCATTATTTTTAAGTGTCATCCATTCATTACCAAACCATACATAACCATAATCACCACCATACTCATCTACTTTCTCACCGATTTGTAATCCTGCTTCTATTACATCCTCATCAAGAACCATTTTGTCAGCAGGTTCATCATATTTTGAATCAATAGTACCATCTTCATCTACAGATGAGATATATCCTGTATTTGCTATTTTTTTAGCTTGTTCATCAGTATCGTAATGGTCTAGTAATGCTTTACCTAAACCTTCTGGGTAACCATCATAGTGGTTATATGTGCATGTGAAGTTTCTGTCTTCGTCTAAATAACCTATAAGTGCTCGTGTTGCCATGTTGTTTAATTTATATTCGTTGATAAATATTACAAATTATATTCTAATTGCCATTTTTTAATAAGGTTTTTACCTACCCCCAATTCTAATATAATAGATGTATCAGGTACACCTGGGAGTTTTTTAGCAGAGTTAATATAATCTATATTTTCATTATTCCAAATTTTCATTTTAGTTACGGCATTTGAGCGATTTGATGATTTAAACACCATAACCACTGGTAGTTTACCATATGGTTTACCTTTTTGAATCTTTGGTTTAAATTTACTATTTAGTTTTTTTTCTTCAGGACCTTCAAAATTTTCTACTTTCCAAGGACCATTTTTATGTTTGGCATCATCAAAATGCCATAACTGTCTACCACCTAATTCTGGTTTAGATGGTACATCAATAAATTCTAGAACATATTTTGTTCTACGTTCTGTTTGTTCTGATGGTCTACCCCTGCTCATTTCTCATTTGTTTTACGTGTTTACAATTTCCTCTAGTTCTCCAAGTACCAGGACAATCACAATGATATTTACCTGAATCTGGGTAGTATTTCGTAGTATACTCAGCATCACTACTACTACTTTTAGATATTTTAACTACAGTTTCAGATTTAGTTACTTTAACTTTTGGTCTAATCCACTGAATATCATTTAAAGTAGTGTTTGGATCAACTTCTTTCCATGTTGGTACAATATACATTTTACCATTTGATTCTACTAATGACGGAGGTATAATTTCATGTTTATGTTCATATTTGAACCTTTGTACATTAACAAAGGGACCAAATCCTTTAGGATTAAAACCAAATGCTTCACCATCAGGTCTATAAATAATCCTAGACCTAATGTTTCCGTATTTATTTAAATTTGAAAATTTCCAGAGTGCCATATGCGTTACCTTTATTTATACCTAAATATACGAACCTTCTTTTGCTTCTCCAAATATTTATGCGGGAGTCTTTACTCCTCGTTTACTAACGACTTTAGACGCCACTGTATTAGCATATTTAATAGCATTAGGAACAGATGGGGCTGTTACATATGATATAGCAAATGCAGCTGTAAATGTGTCACCAGCACCACTAACATCAATTGTTTCTTGTGGGTTATTAGATGGGAATATTTCTCCCATGTACATTGAACCCTTAGCACCTAAAGTTACAATAATATTTTTATCATCTAATCCATAATTGTTTTCCCATTCTTCTTCATTTAGTTTAACAAAATTAAAAGAATTTATAACTTTATCTGTAAGTTTACGTTTGCTGTCTAGGATAGATAGTCTTGAATGTGTAGCAATTTTTATTAAATCTAAATCTGTTAAATATCCCTTATCATAATCACTTACGATAACAACATCAGCTTCTTTAATAAAATGTTTATAGTCATTACTCCACTTAAAAGATTCAATTTTACTATCACCTTCATCAACTCTTAAAAACATATGGTTTGTTTTCCCTTCAACATACCTAGTTTTAGTTATTTGTTTTAAGTTTGAAAAATGTATAACTTGTGAGCTTGGATCTAATGCCTTAATATTAGCACAAGTATTTCCTGACATGCCTGGGTTTACTTCAGTGTGGGTTGGTATTAAAACTGGTACAGGTGCTTCAGGAGATAATCTATTAATTTTACAATAGATAAATTTATCAACACAAGTTTCCCCTACTACTACTACTTTTAACTTTTTCATAACTTTCCTTTTCCAATTGTTGGTCTAAACTAATTAATACACACATTTTTCTTAACTGTATTGGATAAAACATTGCCATTTCCAATAATATTTCATCATCAAAGTGTTCAAAATGGTTGGTTGGTGTTTTTAACATTTATCTGTTTACAGTATATAGTGGTTTAGATTTTTTTACAATTTTCAGACTTCCTTTATTAATCATCCAGTTTCTCCACAACATACTCTGGTCTACTGTTTGTTTCATTGAATTCTTTGACATAATCTTTCTACATTTTTAAATTTTACCTTGCCCTCTATAGGCCTTTCTATAATTAACACTATTTTTTGATTTTGATGTTTTTGTTTTAGCGTGAACACCTGGACGCTTTTTCTTTGCACTCCCCCTGTGGGTGAATGATACCATTTTAGCCATTTTATTCGAATTTTTCTTTTAAGTTATTAATCAATACTATTTCTTGTAACATTGATACATATGCCGCGGCTTCAGCATATTGCTTATCTAATAATTTATATAATTGTTTTTCTGTTTTACATTTATAAGCATATGTTGAATACCATAAAGCATAATCTGTAAGTGACTCTTCCCAACTTTCATAATAAGCATGACCAAATTGAGTACCTTTAGCTAAATTAAGTCTAACTCGTGCTTCTTTCATACCAAATAAATTATGATTCTCTTTAAATATTTTTGAATCATAGTGTCCTGTTTCTAGAATTGACTGAGCTAACACAATATGAGGAAATTTGAAATTTAATTTTTGAATATTTTCTATTAATTTGTCCTCACTAAATTCATCTGTTGTCTCTACTAAAAGTATATCTTCAGTTTCAATTACATATTCTACTACAGGGGAATTAGCTAATCCTAAAAATAGGAAGGCACTAAAAAATATTATTGCTAATTTTAAAAATATTGATGTTGAACTAAAAGGTTCATACTTCAATTGGCTTTCATTGTACTTAAATAGTTTCATAACTTAAAATTTGTTTAAAAAATCTCCTTTAATTGTTTTACTTCTTAATCTCTCCTTTTTATCTTCATCTTTTAACATTTTATTTGCTAAACGTTCTAGATGTTTTTCTTTTTGTTTATCATAGTCATTAACAAGTTTGTCATGTTTTGACCTTTTAATATTTCTTGTTTTTTTAGCCATTATATTCTTGAAATTATATCATATTCATCCTCATCATTTGGGTCTAACCCTAATTCTTTTAAACGTTGAAGATGATAATCATCAACTTCCCATTCCACCTTCCCTTGATTTACTGGTTTATGATCTTCAATACCTTCTACCTGTTTATCACTAAAAATATCACCCACTGTTAAAAAGTAATGATTGTAACATAACAATTCTATATTATCTAACTTATAATTTTTTTTATTATTATCTTTAAAATGTAATAATAAAGGCATTTTATAATCTAATACCCTACGTTCTTCAAAACCACAATTAGCACATTTTTCTTCCAAATACCCCTCAGTAATAAGTCTATATTTAATCTTAGCTGGAGTGAAAGATGATGCGTTTGCTCTCCCTTCAATGATATCTAACAATGCCGGTTCTTTCCCACCAATTCTTAAAAATTTAGGTATGCCTTTACCTGATTGGTTTTTATGTTGTTCAAATAAACTATCATGAGTTTCACTTTCATAGAACTTAGCCCATTTTTTATAATGCTGGTAAGAACAATTCAAATATCTAGCAGCTGCCATGTTTGATTTTGTCTTAGCCATTGCAGCTAGAATAAGTTCTTTAGTAAGTGGTCTTGCTTTAGGCATCTAAATTATTATATGAATCTAATTTTGCTTTTTGTTTTTCAACTTTACTATACCTTTCCATTTGTTCAGGTGTCATAATTTGGATATCATTCCATGTGTGGTCACCTTTGCCGTGTTGCATGCTTACTGCCTTATATGCGCCTACAGTCGAGCATTCTACGCATGATTTATACCCATATTTAGTTAACCTTAATTCAGGCATAGGTTCTTTACATGCGATGCATGATATCATTTTTAATTTCATTAAAGTTATATTTAATTTACACTATAATTATAAACTATTTACGTGTAAATATACGAAAAGGATGTTAGATATCCAAATTATTTTATGGATTTGTATCTTATGTAAGACCATAAATCTTTTGGCTCCTTAAGTATAAATAATTTTTCATGGGGACCTTCTAAAGGTACTATACTACCATCAGGGTTAAATCTGTCATATATGTACCATTGAATCAATTCTGATGCTTCAGGACCATATAACATTCTCATTTGATTTTCTATAACAAACCATAACCCATCTGTTACTTTACTTAAATCTATACCGCTAGTTTGAAACACGGTATGTTCCATTTTTTCGGATTCTTCTAACCTTGTAATTAATCCTATAAATACTAATTCTTCAGTTACATCAATATTATCTTTAATATTAACTTCTGTACCCAGAACTATTTTAAATAGTTTTTTTAATCCATCATTCCCTGTATTCATATTATATTAATTCGACTGTGAATAATTTTTTGAATTGGTCTAAAGGTAATTTTTTCATTCTACTAGCTATTAAAAATGCTTCATTTATATCTTCAGCCCAACAACTTCCTATTTTTTCTTTAGTTTTATCGTTTAAAGAGTAATATTTGTATTTTTTCATAAGTTATGTTTTTTTATTAATTTTTTCAACTCATTACATCTTTCGTATTCTTCATTTTTAATAAGCATACGGTTGACTTTTTCCAAAACTGTTTTAAATTGGGGTTTTTTTAATTCTATAATAACAGACATATTAAACACATTAAATAATTCTGCCTTCTCTTTATTATTTTTTAAAGCATCAACTATTGCTTTTAAACTTTCTTCTAGTATAAAATCAACAAATACTTCGTTATCCCCCAACTCAATTAAATCCTGTTCATTATCCCAATCTAATTCTATATTTACAACCTCTCTTTTAACTACTTTATCCATTTTATCTTTTTCTTTCATCTTTAGCATGGTTTTATAGGTTCGATTATAAATATTTAAAATATAATTCCTTTAATACGAACACCTTTAGGACGGTGAGAATTGTTTTCATATAGGTTAGGAACCATTCCCCATTTATATTTAAACATTTCAGCAGCTGGGTTTTCTGTTGCTCTAAATTTTTCACTTTCTTTACCATTTTTAGTCGCTGTACTTCCAAAATGATATAAATGAGCATTATGAGTTCTAACAAATCCTAAACCCATCAAATCTAATTTTAGAAAGAAATCCCAATCACATATAAATGGGGATTGATACATTGTATCAAATCCTCCAGCTGCCATATAATATTTTTTATGCATCGCGAATGGAAAAATACCCCCATCAAGAGTTAATTCATCTTTTTTAATTACATTTTCATACTTAATAAATTCATCATATTCAAATTCACTGGGGTTTCTTCCAAAGTTATTAATTGGGAAATGAAATATACCGGGTCCTATAGGTTCAATTTGGTTTAAAGTCAATACTGTTTTTTCTTTATCAGATATAGTTAATACAGCTAAATCATAATCTTTACAAAAAACATTATCATCATTTACTATTAAAATAAGTTCATTGGTAGCATTCATAACCCCTAAATTAAGGGCCTGTTGCATTCCTTGGTTTTCACCCAAATCCAATACTTTAATATTATCTTTGTATTTGTCTAGTACTTCTTGACTTTCTTCAATAAAACCATCTACAACAACAATTATTTCATTATCAAAACCTTGTTGATCGATTGCTGAAAATAGACATAGATCTAAGTAAGCAGGATTCCTGTAAGTTGGTATTATTATGCTGATCATATTTTATTCTAAATTGATGTTTTTTTCCAATCATTTAATGGTGATAACCACTGTGTTTCACCATGAGTTGAATAACCCGGGATTGAAGTTATTAATAGTTGATTTTTTTCTCTTAATTCTAAAAACATACCAAAGTCATTAGGGTGAGCAGTATTAGTATGTTTGCGTATAATATCTTCATTAACCCTTAAAGTAGATACTTTAGCAGCAAATGTCATTGTTGTACTATTTGTAATCTTCCAATGACAACTATCAGTTAAATATACTCTTGTGTCTTCAGCTCCACCCTCACAATAAGGATTTCCTCCTTTATTAGGCGGTAAATATTTATCTGGGTGGTCATATAGTGATACAAATGATGCCCCTAACTTAAATCCTTCTTCTAATATTTTTTGTGAATCTAGTTTATGTAAATAATCATTCTCTAAAAAATAAATAATTTCATCATCATCATCACTCATTATAGCTTCATCTAAAGCTATATTAAATGTACGGGCACCATTACCTTCATTAACATAGTAAATATAACTGCGGGGTATATATTGTTGAATCATACTATTAGTCTCTTCTGATATATTGTCTGCAATTACAGACCACTCAGCATCTTTAAATACTTTTATAGCATTTGCCAAACATTTTTCATTATTGATATAGTCTGGTTTTATTTTATTATAGCCTGCGTCTGATATTCTATATATTACTTTCATTTACGTTTTATAATTGTAAACCCATTATTATTTTCATATCTTTTAACTAATTCCCAACTATCTTTATTATTATCTAAAAATTCAGTAACAGCATCCCATAAACCTTTATCTTTTGATAAAGGCTTACCATGCCAATTTTCACCACCTTCAGAAGACATTGCTTCTCCTCGATGAGCATAAGTTGTAGTATCATGAAAACAGATATATTTTTTTACTTTATCTGAGTGTGTTTTTAGTTCTTCTGTTAATTGTTCATAACGATGCCAGGTATCAATAAATAATAAATCTGTTTCTTCAATATCAATTTCCAATACATCAGCTTGTGTAAATTTAAAAGGAATATTTAATGCTTCAGCAGTATCATAAACATTATTAATATCTCCCCCCCATTTATCAGGATTTAAAAGATCATAACAATATAAACCTTTTTTGGGCATACCTGCTAACCACCCCCAAGTTGAAAAAATTCCTCTTACACCCATTTCTGTAATATGGTCACATTCTTGAGATAATTTGATTATTGTAGGGATATGTTCATTAATATCCGATGGGGTTCTGTAAAGATCATTTACTAGTTGTTCTAAATTTACTATCATATAATTAAAATATTTTGGTTAAGATGTTGGAAATGACATATTCCTTCTATCATGATGTTTTTGTGACTACAATCGTGTATTTGTTGTTTTTTTATTGTTTCCAATAATATACGATAACTTTTATTAGAAACCAAATGATATTTTGAAAGATTATTTCTAATTACACATTCTTTTAGAAAATCTTCACAAGTCCATCCTTCAATATATTCCCAGACTCTACCACTATAATTTTCTAAATTTTGAATAAAATTGTAAGTATCATCAACATATTCTTTATCGTAGAGATAATCTACTTTAGTCGTATCTATAAAATAAAAGTTTGTTTGTGGATAAAAATCTTCTTTAGCTATTTTATCTAAATCAAAATTATATTTTTCCATTCCCCCAAAACCAATACCATTCATATAATAAAATTCACTATCATCAATTTCAATATCTAATATGGTAGGTTGGAATACTACATCATAAGAAGATTTACATATCCATTTTATATCTTTAGCGTGACAATAATCAATTATAGCATTTTCCTGGTCTGCTATCCCAAATGAATGGCCCCTATTCATTCCCAAATCTAAAATTATACAATCTGGGAAGTACTTTTTCCACAAAGTATTATTTTCTTTTCGGAAATTTCCTGAATAGTTAGTTACTACTATATGACCCTTGTACTCTTTTAGTACTGGGAGATTGTATAGTATGTACCTTTCATGGAGTTGTAGATCGCTTTCACTGCCTATATGGCCTATAGTACAATAATGGCTTTTATTTATTAGATTTTTTAGTTTCATTTTTCCAAAAACTATATATTCCTTTTTCTAATTCATAACTTGGCCATACAAATCTATTTCTCATAGGTTGTTCTTTAGCCCATTCCCACATTTGGGTTAAACCATCAATCATTGAGGTTTTGTATTTAAACCCTAATATATCTATTGATTTTTGGTAAGTTGGAATTGAGTGTTTTACTTCATGTCTACCCTCTAAATGTTGAACTTCAGCATCTTCACCTATTACTTTACATAAAAGCTTATTAGCATCATTTATTGAAATTTCTTCAATACCCCCTAAATTAATAATTTCATTACTAGCTTCGGGTCTAACAGCAGCATTAAATAAAGGTTCAAGAGAATCGTCTATAAAACTAAAGGCTCGTGTTTGTTCACCATCACCAAATATGGTCATAGGCATACCATTTAAATGTTGATACATCCAAATACCTAATACATTTCTATACTTATCCCAAATATTTTGTTTAATACCATATACATTGTGGGGTCTAACAATACACCAATCTAAACCATGCTGTTCTCCAGCAATTTGAATATCCATTTCACAAGCATATTTAGCTACACCATAAGGATCAATTGGAGATTGTCTTTGGGATTCATCAAATATTCCACCATCACCATGCCCATATACTGCGAGAGTTGACGTGAATACCAGTCTTTTAACGTCGTGTTTTATACACTCATTAACTATGCGGGCTGTAGATTTTAAGTTATTATCATAGTTGTAGCAACGAATAAATGGAGATAATCCTTCAGCAGCATAAGCAGCAAAATGAAATACATAATCAAAATTATTTACTTCAAAACAATTTTCAATTGGATGTTCTGTAAGGTTCATTGTCCAAAAATCTACTTTTGGGTTAATGTTTTCTTCAAAACCACCACTTAAATCATCAATACCTACTACTTTATATTCTGGTTTGTTTTCAATAATCCAATCTGCTAATCTACTTCCTAGTAGTCCTGCTACTCCTGTAATTAATACTGTTTTTTGTTTGTCCATTTTTTTAATAATTATATAATTGCTCTTCCTTTCATTTTTTCCCAATCCCTATTTTTTCGAACCACATTGTTTTTCTTATCGGTGGCTCTTAACATAGTTGGATGCAATTCCAATTCTTCTGCTAAATGAATTAATGCTTTAACATCCTTTGGGAAACAATGCCCACCATATCCAAAGTCTCCATCAGGTCCTGGTGTATTCCAATGTGATTTACCTAATCTTTCATCATATGTAGCATATTCTACAACTTTATCATAATCAATATCTAAAGCACCGCATATTTGATACATTTCATTTGCAAATGATACTTTAGTTGCTAGAAAACTATTAGTAACATATTTGACCATTTCAGCATATGATGAATCTGTTTTAACAATAGCTGCTTTAGGAAATACTTTAGAATATAGTTGTTTTAATTTAGTAGTAGCAGGTCTTGGTCCTCCTAATATAATTCTAGTTTGGTTTTCAAAATCCTGCACAGCATTTGCTTCAGTTAAAAACTCAGGATTAAATACAACATCAAGTGAATTAAATTGCTTATTCCATTTTGCACACGTACCTGGGGGTACAGTTGATTTAATAACTACTGTTTTAGCAACTCCAAATTCAAATACACGTTTAATAGCTGCTTCAACGATATCTGTATGGCAATTACCTTCTGCACTCATTGGTGTTGGTAAACATATAAATACTATTTCGTTATCTAATGTTTCTTGTTCACTACTATTACAATGAATCATACCTTTAATATCATATGTTTTAACATCATAATATTTACTAAACTTTTGATAAATTGCATTACCAACAAAACCTTGTCCTATTATTCCTATTTTCATATTAGAGGGTATTATAATAATTATTTTGTTTTACTTGTCTTTCTATATCTTTTGGGTGGTATAAAGCAAATTCTTCAACTTCATTTAGGTTAGACCATGTATCATAACCTTCTAATACTTCATGTACTTTATTAACCCATTTAATTTTAGGGTGATTTTTATAAATTCTCCATTGAAAATCAGGCCAATTAACCCAACCTAAAGCATTTACTCTCCAACCCCACTGTCTTTCATATTCTTCAGTTAAACCATGTACTGTATTTACCCTTGGTACTCTGATTACTTCATTTTTAGGATTACTATCAATAATTTCTGGGAGGTATTCAATTAAAGTTTGATGGGGTATTTCATCAGCATCAATTTGAAATATAAAATCACCATCACATAAAGAAGTTAAATAATTTTTCCAATCAGCAAAATGTCCTTCAAATTCTTTTTTATGCCAAATAAATTCACCATTAATAGAATGAGATCTTAAATATTCTTCAACAGTGTTAGTTCCGTTTTTAGAATCAAATAGTACTACTACTTCATCTTCACTTCTTTTATTTTCTAGGAGAAATGATATTAATCTTTGTATTTCTACAGCTTCATTACAAACTGTTATAGCGTAGCTTATTTTCATTTAGAATTTTAAATTATTAATATAATATAATAATTGGTCTTTAGGTTTCCAACCTAAAATATCCTGTGCTGTAGTATCAGTACATAAAGTTTTTCTATAATTACCTGGTTGGTCTGTAGTAAATTTAATGGCGCAGCCTGTTTTATTTTGGAAAGTTTCTGCTAATTCTTTAATAGAATAATTAACTCCAGTCCCTAATTCCCAAGCTTTAATTGATGATGGCCTTTGAAAATCAGCTTCACCTGTATAAAAATTAGATAAACCAATTCTATATAATCCATCTACAATATCATCCACATGAGTAAAATCTCTTTTTTGTTCTCCATCCCCAACAATCTCAATATGAGATTCCCTTGATATCCTAGATCTCCAAATACCAATTACATTGCCATTTTTTTCATCTAATGCTTCACCGGGACCATATACATTGTAAAATCTACAAACCTCAATATTTACCCCAAATGATTCTTTATATAAATTACATACTCCCTCACCTAAGTATTTGTACATAGCATAGGGTGAAGTTGCTGGATTATGGTGTTTTGAAGATGAACCCGCATATACTACTTTTGCTCCTATATCAAGAGCAAATTTACACACAGTTTCAGTTCCTTCTACATTTACCCTAAACGTTTTAGTTGGATTATCAAATGAAGGTTGTACTCTAGATTGAGCAGCTAAGTGGAATATTAAATCAAAATCTTTATTAAGATTAGTTATTGTTGAAATGTCACCATGCCAATATTTGCAACCATCAACTTCATTTTTAACTGTACCTGTAGAATAATTATCTAATGATTGAACTTCATGCCCTTCATCTAAAAGTCTCCATACTAAATTGTGACCAATAAAACCTGCACCACCTGTTACTAATACTTTCATTAATTCTCAGGGTTAAAAATTCCAATATAATCTAAAGCTTCTATATAATCTGTTTCTGGGAATTCCTTTACATTATTCATATCCATTCTCCACTCATAAAATTCCCCTTCCTTATTTGGTATTGGATATTTTTCTTTTTCTTCGTCCTTTACGGGTATAGCTAATACAGCAGCCCACTTCCAATTTTCAATACTTTTACCATTAGCAAATATCATTCCTTTTGTAGGCATATTAACTGTTGAAGGCATCCAAATTTTACCATCATCATCCTCACCCATTAATTCTTTATAAAGATTTGGGAGTAATTCCATTTGTTCTTCAAAAAATTCAGTATCTTTTACTAATAAGCTATTAGTAATAAAACCACAACCATAGCATTGGTAATTTTTTATTTTTTCATTTACTTCTTGTACATAGCAAGCATCTGAGCCACATCTATCACACGTTTTTAAATCGTCCATTTTATTTTAGTATTGGTAATTCTAATTTAGGTAATCCAGATTTTTTAACTTCTGGGAGGTTTAATTGAATTTGTGTTGGAACACTAACATTATCATCTAAAATCTCAATTAATAAAGATTTCATAGCTTCATAACTAAAGTTTTTCTTTAATCTACCAGCTAATGTTTTTGATTTTTGATTCCAAGTTTTATAATTTTTCTTAACATCTGTTAAGAAGTGACCCAAATGTTGATGGTCTACATCAAACCATTGTGAACCTTCAATAAGTACATCTTTCTGTATTGATGATTGATCTAAGTTATTTAATTTACCCCCCATTAAAGGTGCTAATTTAGGATTTAAAAAATCAATATGGCCTGACCAAGCTGTTGCTATTGTGGGTTTACCTGTTAAAGCAAACTCTAATAATGGTCTTCCAAATCCCTCACCTTTAGTAGCACTAATCATAGCTTTTACTTTTGGGTTGTGGTATAATTCATTAATTTCAGCATCTGATAGATCCCCATGAATTAAATAAATTGAAGGTAATCTGTCTGTTTTTGGGAGAGTATCTCTAATACTTTTCATTCTTTTAAGTATTTCTCTCCTATCCATATGTGATCCCTTCCCTATTGAGGTTTTTAAAATTAATGCCGGTGAATTTTTTTTATTTTTATATACTTCATAAAAAGCTTTAATTAATAAACCTACATTTTTTCTATCATGCCCTAAACTTCCTTGTAACCAATGACCAACAAATAAATAAGCAAATTTCTCAGGAATATCCTTAATATGATCATATAACTTTTTATTTGTGAATTCTTTAACCGGTTTATAAATTTCTAAATTAGCTCCCTCAAACAATACGTTTACTGGGGTAGTACATTTTAATTCACCTTTTTTACCTGTATTTTTATCTTGTATCTCAAATGAAGTATTTTCGAATACTTGTTTAGAATGGTTTGAGGATGTAAGTATCATATCCATTCTATTACACCCTTCAATCCATTGAGGGGCACATGCTGTAGTTTCGATACCTGCCGTTAGACCAATGTTATATATGCCTACAGCTTGGAATTCATTGGGTACTGTTACTTGACACCAAATATCGGGTTTTGACGTTAGTTGAGGGGTGAGATATTCTCTCATAAAGTTCCATTCTGGAAAATCATCTAAAAATCCTTTTCTAGTATCTCCCCATCTTTGAGGGATAATTTTAATATCATATTTATCTGACTCAATTAATGCTTTCACAAAATCTCTACTTCGGGCTCCGTAACCTGAGTAAGTATCAACTGGAGCGCTTATAACAAATGTATTCTTCATTTAATATTCTAATTTATGATTAAGTTTTCTTGATTTGTAATCTGTATCTTTCCAAAATGTGAAATTTTCTCTAGGCATCCAAGTTGAAAATAATTTTTCCATTCCATCAATAAATCTATTACCCATATGTTCAGCTGTAAACCCAGCTTCATCACTTAAAGCCCATTCTCTACCAGCATTACCTTGCGTAAATCTTTGTTCTTTAGGCATTTTGTATAATTCAATAATTCTATCTTTAGCATCTCTAAAATCACATCTACTATCCCAAATATAAGGTGTCATAGGTGAACCTACCATACCTACTGCTTTTGGAAAAACTGGTAGTGCCCATATTCCATGCTCTTTATATGTACCAAATTGATTTGATGGTATTTCTTTTGAATTAGTATACCAATTTCCATTTTCATCAACAAATCTCATTTGGTCTTGCATACCTCCAGTTACATTAGCAATAATAGGTGTTCCTGTAAGTAAAGATTCAGTTAATGCTAATCCCCAACCCTCAGCTGAAGATAATAATATAACCCCATCAGCCATATTATAAAGATAATTCATATGAGTATGTGGGAGTTTTTGGTTTGAAATTACTACAGTTTCATCATCTTCACCCATTATATAATCTATTACTGCTGGTAGATCTGTTCCAGCATCACTTACAGGGTCTGTATGTAAAATAAATTGTACTTTTTCTTTTTCTTTTTTAGTTAATGTATCTACAAATAATTTCCAAGCTGCAATAGCGTCTGGGATAGATTTTCTTCTAATGTTTCTTGAATTAAAAAGTAAAATAAAGTCTTTTTCTACACCCTTAGTTAGTAGATTTTTAAACTTTGTAAACTCCTCATCTTTTTCTACCATTGGGAAGAATTTTTTATTATCTAAACCATGAGGGATGTATTCAATAATTTTATCTTTAGCTTTATCTCCTAAAACAATTTTATTAATTGCTGTAGTTTGTTTTGAAATACCAAATAAAGCATCACAAGATTCATAAAATTCCTCATTATATTGGGGGGCAGGCATATCATCCCAAATGTTAAGATAAGCAATTGGAATTTTAGTTCTAATTTCATCTTCCATTTGAAAAACCCAATTAAAATATCTTGGATCTGTAATTAAAAGAATTGCATCTGGTTTTTCTATTTTAATAACTTCCCTTAAAATATCACTAGTTCCATAACCATCTACGGGATATAACTTACAATAAGTATCTTCAATCCCTTCTTGTTTGTTAATATCTGCTGATATATCTTGTACTTTTCCCTTTTCTGGATGTTGGACTGATCCTGCTAATTGACACCAATTATAACGATGAGAAGTTTTTGAAATAATTTCTCTACCAATCTGCGCAACACCTGAATGTACTCTAATATCATCAGTTAACAATAGAATTTTCTTTCTATTATCTTGTTTAATATAACCTTCTTTCATTTTTGTTTTAGTCTTTAATTTCTAAGTTAGTTTGATTATTAATTTTTTTCCTAAAATCTTCATCTGTAAGATATAAGAATATAGCTCGATCAGCAAGTTTTTGGAAACTAAATTTCCGTTTTACACATTCTATTTTAAAATTTTCGAATAAATTGCTTTTTACTTTTACACTCGTAAGTGTCATTTCTTTTGTTTGTGACATAATTATTATTTTTTAATATATTTGTCTATACATATATGCAGATTATAAAGATTTACCAACTGCGCTACATAGTTCTTTATTTTCTTTATAAGGACAAAATGTACAATTCCATTTGCTTGGTTTTGCCATAAATGTAGTATCTTTATATGAGCCATCCAAATTAAATGCTCTATTTATAAAATCATCTAAATTTTTAGTAGCTTTGTTTACTTTATTTCTACCAGAAGCAGGTACAAATGTTTGTATACGTTTTTGAGGATATTCACCATCTAAATAAACTTTCCTTCTAACAATAAAAAATTCAATTTCTATATTTTCAATTGGAATATTATATTGTTTACTAAAAAAGTACTTATAAAGTATTAATTGGAATTGTTTGGATTCATCCTTTTTAGTGTACTTATTCCAACCTTTTGTACTCGTTTTTATGTCGATTATTTTAAATGTATTCGTTGGTTCATGATACATTACGATATCTAAATAACCCATGTATTTAACGCGGTTAAGACGTAAATTAGGCGCCATAACTATTGGTATTTCACAACCTACTAAATACCACCCTTTTTTAGAAAAATAACCACCTTTTTTCTTTTTAAAATTATCTAATATAGCTTTCCCATCTTCATAGAATTCTCTTAACTCCTCAGGTGTGCTAAAATGTTGATTTTTGTTTTTTTTATAGTCTTTAGCATAACATTCTCTTAAGGTATCTTCAAATAATTCATTAATATCAATCCTATCTGCTTCTGCACCACTTTTGGCATACATTACATCTAAATAATGTTGTAAAACCTCATGTAGGGCTGTACCAAAAGTCATATGAATACTTTGTTCACTTATTTTATGACCATCTCTATATTGTAGAGACCATTTTTTAGGACATTGAGTAAACATTGATAATTGAGAATATGAGATATTTTTTTCAACACCAAAATTAACGGGTGTTGGGGGATTTTCTCTTATATCTCTAACTATTACAGGTAATTTTTTTTTAGCCAAAACTATGTATTTTATTGACGTAAATATACGAAAATATTATTGAGTATCCTAATTATTTATACCAAACATTGTCTGGATGGTACATTAAAAAGTCTGAGGATGTTGACGATTTATCGTCTCTTTCTAAATAACTATCTAACATTTTATATCCTAATCCTTCTAGATATTTAATTGAATCTCCTTCACCTAAAGGTTGACCATGATCTTCTAACCATACTAAAGGTTTATCTCTTAATAATAATTCTTTAGCACCTTCAAAAGCTGAATATTCATGACCTTCAATATCAATTTTAATAAATTTGACAGGCTCTGGGAATTTAATGGTATCTAAAGCTATAACAAAATTAGAGTAAGGTTTAGTAAAGCAATTTTCATCCGGATTTACTACCATTACAGATCCACAATTTTTAGAATATTCATTTCCAAAGTGAACCATAGAATTTCCACTTCCAACTCCTAAAGAAAAACTATGAACATTTTGAAGATTTTCAACATTTACTCTTAATAATTCATAATTAGGAGGATACGGTTCAAAACCCCATATTTTTAAATTAGGGAAATGGTGGTGAAATTGTATACAATGTCCTCCAATATTAGCTCCTATATCTAACATTAATCCTTCTTTTGGAAAGTGTTGTTTCCATTTATCAAATACTTCATATTCCCAAAAATTGTTGTACTTAACAATTTCATCTGAAATGCATTCAGGTGCTTCAAATATTACCATAGGACACCCTTTTATACTAACTAATCTTGTATTTCTAGCCATGTTATTTTTTCCACTTATCGCGGCCTACTAATAGACCAATTATACCGTAATTTGCTATATCAATGAATGTATCTTCCATTCCTTCACCTTTTACAAAATTTCTTCCATTAACTAAAAGATTTTTCAAACGTGATATTTTATCTGTAAGTCTAATAGCTAAACCTGTTAATGAAAACTTTTTATCATCATTATTATTTAATATGTCACCACCTAAGGCAATATTGTTTAAACCATAATCCATATGTTTACGAGCAAACATTTCATACATTTCTGCTTGAATTCTAATAAACTCATCAGATAGTTCAGGATACTCACTTTGAAATATCTCTATAGTATTTGTTGTTTCCGTAGTAATTGTAGATTTTTCTGCAGACTTTTGGTCATAATATTTTTCTACTGTACTTCCCATTATATTACTGTTTTGTTGTTAAAGTAAATTTTTAAAGTATTAAGTCGATCATCAGCATCTACTAATTTTATAAGTGCTTCTTCAGCATTTTTATAAAAATCTTCTGTTGAATGGTCTCCAATACCTGTTGCTTTGTTTCCTAATAAATCTAGTGATAATAATGCTTTAGCTCTATCAGCTTCAGCTGATGTTTTAAGCATATTAAATAGTTCTGTTGTCATGTTTTAAATAATTTAGTTATTTCCTTTTTTTCTATTCCTATAGATTTAAGGATATTTTTAACTTCATCCTTACCTATAACATCAATATAATCATCTGCTTCGTGGGATCCAACTTCAAAATAATTAGCTATTACTTCAACTAATTCTTTATTTTTACCCTTAACTCCAGATTTAATATACTTATTCCATACTTTTTTTCTAGGAATCATATTACAATAAAAATTATAAATTCCTATTTTATCTGTAGGTAAGAATCTTTGTGCCATGTTAGATATTTCTATATTATTCTTCCCCATAGACATAAATCTATGAACCATGTAAGAATTCCAGCTATCCCAATCCTCAGATGAGAATTGAGATGCTGGTGTTTTCTTAACGGTTATTTCATCTAACCAATCCCAAAGCTTCATTAGGCAAGTGTATAATCTTTATACTCTTCTCTAAGTTCAGCTGGTACTGTTGATTCAAGTATTTTACCGGTTGAAGGATCAAAAAATACTGGAATTGGCATTAATGCATCTTCATCAGCACCTACTACAAATTTGGATACTTTACGAAGTAATACTCCTTGTTGAAAAACTACCCCACCTTCTGGGGTTTGGATAATTGTAGTGTTTTTAACATCTACATTCATTTGTTGTTGTTGTTCTGCCATTTTACTTTTTTTTATTATTACTATTTTGTTTAAAATCTATTATAAATCCAATCGCTACTAAAATATTTAAACCTACACTAGCGATTATTTCATGTAAGTCTTGATATGTATTCAAAGATAAATGAACGTGTCCAATCATCCAAAATGGAATAGCCATCTGTTGACTATACCAAATAAGAGCAAATTCAATAAATCTTTTCATTCTTTTTTAATCTACACTCAGGACTCCAATAAGTTTTAATGTCCTTATCAAAATATGATTCAGCATTTTTTATAGGTCCTTTAATTTCTACAGGGTTTGTTATTATGTCAAAGTTTTCATTTAATATTTGTTGGGTTAAAGGGTTTAACTTTTTATCTGATGTTCTTGGGTTATTAAAAAATGAATAAATACCTCCCTCTTTTAAAATTCTATTAGCATACGCATCAAATAAGAATTGGTCTTCATTCCAAGTATCAAAATAAATACCATCAAATTTTGGTAAATCTTCTAATACTTCCTGCCATGTTTTAAAAATAACATTTACATTAGGTTTATCTAACCATCCATCTTTTACTATTTTATTATAAACGTCAGGATGAGATTCTATAATCCAATGTGAATTTGGGTTATAAGATTGAATATAATTATCAATTATACCTAATCCAAAACCTACATTAAGAATATCACCACCATTTTTACAAATAATACTAGCATCATGTTCCATAATATCTCTTTCCCACTCCATCATAACAGGTAAACCTTTACTATCTAGTAAATCTCCTTGTTTTGTGTATGTAAGTTTTTCGTTATGGTATTCTTTGTTGGGGTACATTATAAAGTAATCAGTTGGTTTATTAAGGCCATACAATTAATTTCTTTATCAATTCTAAAGTTAGATTGGTATGAATATTCATTAACATAATAAGCTACCATTCCTTCTTTACCAGGAGCAAATTTATCAGCATTATCATAAAGATAACGATATAGTTCTTCAAAATCTTGAACATTAGCATCTGCTATAATTTGTCTAATACCTTTCCATGATTTTTTACCTGATAGTTCACTAACTACTTCAGACATATAGTTAGATGATACTAATATAGATTTATCAATCTTTAATTCATTATCTTGAGTTGATAACTGAATTGTATTAAGACATTTACGTAAATCTGGGTAGAATTGATTAACTATTATTGCTAAATCATTTACAGTCTGATATTTAATATTTTCTTTTTCAGTAATTTTTTGTAAATGTCTAACAACATCTACTTTACTAGGTGGTACAATTTTTAGGGTTTGACACCTTGATTGTAACGGATCAATAATACGTTCTACATAATTACAAGTTAAGATAAACCTAGTAGTACGCGAAAACGTTTCAATAACATTACGGAGAGAAGCTTGCGCTTGTATAGTAAGAAAATCAGCTTCATCCAAAATGACCACTTTAAGTGGTTTAAAACTAGCTGATGACGCAAACCCTGACACTTTATCTCTAATCGTTTCAATACCACGTTCATCTGAGGCATTAATATAAAGATGCTCACAATCAAGGTTTTTAACAATAAGTTTAGCAAGAGTTGTTTTTCCTGTTCCTGCAGGCCCATAAAAAATTAGATTTTGAATATCATTTTGTCCTAGATATTGTTTAATACTTTTTTTAATATGTTCATTCCCAACATAATTTTCTAAATTAATGGGGCGATACTTTTCTACTAATAAACTATGATTCTTATTCATACGTGAATATAATAACTTTTATTTAAAAAACCAAATTTAAACTCCCTGTCTAAATTCTCCATACATTCCATAGACTTTTGGTGCTTCTTTTTTAACCTCAATTTCTGATGATTGGATAGCATATAATTTACTATTCATAGGATCTAATCTAAAAGCTCCATTAAAATTTGTTTGATGGAAAAATGCTTCTAAGGCATCTGTTAAAGTATTAAAAACTTCTTTAGTTGGATCACCAACTAGAGACCACCTGTCTCCAGGAGGTACTCTAGTAGCAATCAACTCATTGTGTTCAACAACTTTCTTTTCCATAGTTTAAAATTGTCCGTTTCCGTCTGGGGTTGGAGATTTTTGGTCAGCATGATCAACAACTACACATTCAGTTAGTAGAATAGTACCTGCAACGGATGCTGCATTTTGTAGTGCTGTGATTGTAACTTTAGAAGGATCAATAATACCTGCTTCTTCCATATTTACAACTTCATCAGTTTTAACATTATAACCTGCCCAATATCCATCACCAGACTCAATTAATTTATTAGCAATAATTTCTCCTTCAGTTTTGGTTTTACCAGCGTTAACTAAGATTTGAGTAAATGGTTTTCTACATGCTTCTTTTACAATTTTTTCACCTATACTATTACCATTTAAACCATTAGAGGCATATAATAGTGTTGATCCTCCTCCTGGTACTACTCCAGCTTCTAATGCTGCTTTAGTAGCATGAAGTGCATCATCAACTCTATCTTTCTTTTCTCTTGCTTCAGTTTCAGTAAAACCACCTACATGAATAATAGATACCCCACCAATCATTTTTGCTAATCGATTTTGCAAATGTTCAATAATATAAGGTGTATCTTCTTTATCAATTTGAGATTGTAATTCAGATACTCTAGCTTCAATATCTTCAGCTGCTCCTTTACCATCTACAATTGTAGTTTGTTCTTTAGTAATAGTAACAGTACGAGCTTCTCCAAACCAATCATATGAAAACTTATCAAGTTTCATACCTTTATCTTTATCAAAAACAGTACCCCCAGTTAAGGTAGCAATATCTTCTAGTGTTAGCTTTTTTCTATCTCCAAAATCAGGAGCTTTAATAGCACATACTTTAAGTATTCCTCTTGCTTTATTGACAATTAATGTAGCTAATGCTTCACCATCAATATCATCAGTAATAAGTAATAATGATCTATTTTGGTTAGAAACGCTTTCTAAAATTGGAAGTAATTCTTTTACTTGTGTGAATTTATGGTCAGCAATTAGAACAAATGGGTTATCTAGTGTACAAGACATATCTGAGTTGTTTGTAACAAAGAAATGTGATTTATAACCTCTGTCAAATTGCATTCCTTCTACAGTTTCAAGATAAGTATCTCCAGATTTTGATTCTTCAATATGGACTACTCCATCCTGTCCTACTTTTTCAATTGCTGTTGCTATAAGTTTTCCAATTTCAATATCATTATTTGCTGATATTGTTGCAATTTGTTGGAGTTGTTCTTCACTTGAAATTTCTTTACTAATGTTATTTTGAATAACAGAAACAACTTCTTTAACTGCATTTTCAATTTCTCTTTTAATCTCAACAGCATTTTCACCATTGTTAAGAGATGATAATCCTGCTTTGACTAATTCACGTGCTAGTAAAGTTGATGTTGTTGTACCATCTCCAGCTTTATCTGCTGTTTTAATAGCAGCTGTCTTGACCATTTGAGCCCCTAAATTTGGAATTAAACCATCCACAGTAATGTTTTTGGCTACAGTAACCCCATCTTTAGTGTGTGTTGGAGGAGCAACTGCTCCATAACCCTGATTGTCAATTAATACATTTCTACCATTAGGTCCTAAAGTACAGACAACAGCATCTGCTAAAGTATTAATACCTTCCATTAATTCAGCCCTTGCTTCCGGACCAAATTTGATTTCTTTTTTATAATCCATTCCCATTTTTTTATTATTATTTGTTAATTTTTGCTAAAATTTGATTTTCAGGCCCAACCCAATATTCTTCACCATCATATGGCAATTTAGTAAAACCTTGTGTAGGTAATACTACAACATCTCCTACTTTAGTGATTGTTGGGTTAAATTTTCCCATTAATGTGTTTTGGCCGGGTCCTACAGCTATAACCTCTCCTGTTTGGTTTTTATCATTCCCCATATCTGGGACAATGATATTACCATGTTGTGTTTCTTCTGCTTCTATTGGTTTTACAATAACAGCATTAAATAGTGCTTCTAATTTCATTATAATTGTTTTTGTGTTAAAATTTCTGTAATTTCATTTTGTAACTGTTCCCATCGTTCAATATAATCCTTGATACTTGTATACTCTTCTGTTTCATTATGAAGTTTTTCTTTCATAACTTTTTTCAAAGCATTACCAAAGCTAGAATAGTGGGCTACAGGTTTTTCATAATCTTTACCTTCACTACCTTTTTCTAAATATTTTTCTTGTGGAGTTACTACTTCATATACTGTGTAACAGTGTGAATCTTTGCCTATGTAATAGGGCTTCATCCTTGGATCTGTAATTTTTGACATATAACTATTTTTTATTTATAACGTGAATATACGAAGAGAATCAATATAAACCAACCTAAAGGCGCATTTAGGTTACTTGATTTTAATTGCTTTTGGTTTTGCTTCTTTTGAAAGTGGGATATCAATTTTTAATAATCCATCTTCCATTTCAGCATTTATTTTTGTTAAGTCAAATTTAGGAGCAATTTTATATCCTAAACTAAATGACTTTCTAGATAAACCATGGTAAATATACCCTGATAGATCTTTTGGTTCCTCATCTTTTGGTTTATCATAAGAAATACGTAAAACATCAGATTCAATCTCAATGTTAATATCTTCTTTAGTAAGACCAGTACACGCAATCTCGAAGTAAATGCCTTCTTGATCGTAGTAGATGTCTAGAGGATGTGGTTGTTTGGAATTTAATGCAGGGGCATATTGCTCATCTGCTTTGAAAAAATTTCGATATAAAATATCGAATGGGGTGTGTTCATAAAATAATGTACTCATATCATTTGGTTTTGTGGTGTCTTTCGATCACCGATTAATAAAATAAAACGTGCGCCCTTAGGTCAATTTATTATACATATGTTAAAATTCAGTTTCTGCTTTCCTTACCATAAAGTAATTTGAAGAAATATTATCTAAATCAAAATTTAATCTCATTAATCCCATACTGCTTAATAGTAATTGTCCACCATCCATATCTTTGTTAGCTTGTAGGATTGTTTTAAATGTGTCTGAATTAAATGGTAGTTTTAAATCTGTTTCTTTTACATCCCCTAATACTTGATATGTGATTTTATTATTATGTCCTGATTCATCCCCAAATACAAATTCAACAACATTTTCACCATCTAAATTAGTTGTGGTTGTTACTAACATATTATCAATTTGTGCTAATGCACTTTTTGCTTTAATAATATTAACTACGTCTTCTTGAGTTAAATCTAGTTTAACAACCCACTCAGCTTCATTTACTTCACCAACTTTACCAATTAGTAAAGGGTCGGATAATGCATAATTGAGATTAAAATTAAGATCTGATATTTTTAGCTTAGTATAAATTGCATTTCTTTTTTCTAGTTCTAAAAGTAAATCTCCATTACAAATACTAATTAAACTGTTTAGTTTTTTAGTATCGTAAATTGCTAAGTTACTATCTTCTAATTCAAAATCTTTACAAGTTACTTTACCAATAACATCTTTAGTAGGTGTCATAAAATCAATACTAAGTGAGTTATTTTCAATAACCCATTTTACGGATTCATTTGTTCCTAGATAATATTTATCTATTATACTTTGTACAGTTAATTTATTTATCATATTTAAAATTTAAAAAACATTTCTTTATAAGGGTTTAAATTTAAAGTCCACCCTAAATCATTATAAAATCCTTCTAGTTTATTAAGCAGTATTGATTCGAAAATCTTTTTCCTATCTGCATTTTGCTCAATAAACATACGAATTTTTTCTGGCAAATCCCACTCTAAAAAGGCAATTGCGTCAATTTGGTATGGGTTTGGTTTTAAGTAAATCCATTTAATTTTATCACCTTGAGCAATTTGACGGTGGGTTTTGTTTAACCCCCAAAAATTAAGTAAATCATTATATCTTATAACTGCCCTTACAGCTGCTGGAGCTCCTTTAGCTACTACTGTAAACATTTCTCCTGCCCTTGCTTTTCGTTCAGTATATTTATTTAATGTTTTTACGGATGTTGGGTTACCTAATTCGGTAAGAGGAATTGTACCATCTAATATTTGGGTTTTGAATTTTTTTAACCTTTTATCTATCTCTTCTTGTTGTTCTCCTTTCAAAACATCAACTAAGGTCTTGTGAAAAAATTTACCCAACACTGGAGGGAAATTTGCTTTTTTAAATTCAAGACCTTTTACATCAAGTGATTCTTTTACAATTCCTTCTTGTTTAGTAATCCACTGAGCATATCTTCTTGTAGCTCTAAAATAAGCTGATCTGATCACACATTCAGTTTTCATTTCAAGTCTATGTTTACCTCTAGCATTAAAACAATCTGATGCTAGATCACTATAGGAGTCAGTAATAATATCTTGGTATTTTAAAGCTGCTTCTTCTAAAACATCATCTTTTTCTTCACTTGACATTTCTTCAAAGTTAGGGTATAAATGTCTAAGTAATGGTTCTGCATGTATATAGATTGAATCGGTATCAGAGTATGCAACATAATTTGTATCTTCAGGATCACAAATCCACCAAGGAGTATCTTCTAAATGCTTCATAATTTTATTTCATTTTTCATTACTTTATTCATATGTCTATTAGCTGCTAGTGCAGATTCCTGTATAATTCGCTGTCCACTAAGCGTTATAGCTTCAGATAATATAACATTCCCATAACGGAATGACCCTAAAGCCGTAGCGCCATATAATGAATTAAGTAAAATCTTCATAGTATATTGTTTCATATGAAAACCAGCACCTGCCTCTTTATCCCCGGCTTTATATGCTTTTTTCATTTTGTTTTTATATAAAACCCTTTCATCAAACCATTTCTTTAATATGGTTGATAGTACTGATTCACGATTTGTGTTAAATAATACCCCATTAGCTGATACTGATAGTTCATTTTGTTCTATCATAGAAATTAATCGACCAACATTAACTTTTGTTCTACTTCTTTTAATATTCTCTACTATAAATTCTTCTTCAGGATCCCTACGTTTTAAATCATTTAACCCTAAACGATTATTTCTGTCGTCAGCATCTATAATCCTACCAACCATAGTTTCTTTACCAATATTAATAGTCATTATAATTGAAGGGTATAGTGAAGTTAAATCCTCATCAAATACATAATTGTAAATACCAGCCTTAGGACAGAATAAATAACCACCAGCATAATTCTTTTTAGATAGGGGATTACGATCTTTAGCAGGTGGAACTATTTTTTTACTTAGTAAGTAAGCTGAAATTGCTCCATCTTGAGTTTTTGTATTAGCATAAACTTCACTATAATTATGTTTACCTTTATGAGCTAAGTTTTTTACTAATGATAAATATTCTAATTTTTCATCTAATACTTTTAATATTTCAACATCTCGAAAGTTATATTGAATAAATTTAAGTGGATCATCTTCAAATAATTTATCTAAATTCCCATCATATTCAATTTTATTTAAACCTGCATATTTTTCACCAATAACATCTAATTTAAAAGATGGCTCATCTTTCCAACTAAACTTTTTATGTAGTCTCATATAATCTAAAGATTCAACTCCTGCAATTTGGATATATTGATCCTTAAACCAAGGGGTTTCTCGAACATAGCCTATTGGGGATAAATAACGTGCTACATCTTGCCCTAATACATTACACATTCTATAATACAAATATGGAATATCAAAATAATCACTATTCCATCCTACCACAATATCAGGATCAATTTCTCTAAATCGTTCTAGAAATTTAAGTAATAACTCTTCTTCAGTAGCACAAGGTATAATTTCCTTTGTTTTAGCCTTTGTTCGTTTTAATTTAGATTTTGGGTCTAAAATTAAAATAACCCATTCATCTACTTGTTTATCGTACCAAGCAATTGATGTTACTTTTTTAGGAGCTGATTTGATATAATCTTCAGTAAGAGCATCACCCATTTCTGTTTCAATATCAAAGAAAAATTCTTTTTGGGTAGTAGAAGGTTCATCATTAACCCCATATTTTTCTACTAAAAATTTCTGGTATGGGGTCATATCATGGAAGTGAAGTTTAGAATTATCTGACTTCCAATTTGCTATTTTCTTTAAAGATTCTCCATTTAGACCTGTGTGAGTAGATTGATTATCATCACACTCGACATAAGCTTGATTAGTCCATTCAACTTTACTATAACCTGTATCTTCCCAAAGGTGAATCAAAAATTGATTTCCTTTTTTTCGTTGTGCAAAACATTTTTTATACATCTATAACCTATTTAGACGTAAATATAATGAGGGCTTAACCCGTCTCCAAGTTAAGCCCTAATTATTTTAAAGAAATGTTATATTATACGTTTGAAACTGCTAAATATTCCATTACTATTTTAACATCAACTGGTGTATCTAATGCACCTGTAGCTACTATTGATTGGAACCATAATGATGATGCATTACCAAACCATAATTCTGACCCAGCAGCAAATTCAATTGCATTACCTGAAGGTTCTACTTTATGTTTACTTGAAGTAGATGTAAATGAGTTAATATTAAAATTGTCACCTGGACCATTTAATACTGTTGATGCTACAATTGATACATCTCCTGAGACGTTACCAAATCCTACTGCTAATGTACCTGCAGCCGTAGCAACATTTTCAGTAAAGAAAATACCTAAAGATGATACTAAAGATCCTGCTGGTATGAAACTAGCTAATTCAAAATTAGTTGTTGCAATACCGGATGGGATGGTAATTGTAGCTGATGATTTTGCTCTTTGTACTTCGCCTAAGTAAGCAGCGATGTCGTTAAGTCTTCCTCCTACTACATCAGAGGGGTTTATTCCTGCGGTGTAATTGAAGTTTTGTGTAGCTCTTGCGCTAGACGTTGGTTGATTAAATGCCATAATTTTTTTGTTTTTTATTAATTAATAATTGAAAATTTGTATACGATTATACATATCCACAATTTAATAAAAATTATGAATTTTTAATTTCTTCCTTAGTAAAGAATTGTTTAAGGTCCGGGCGGTAGTAATTAATATTTTTCATCACTTTTCTATCACGTGTTCTATAGACAATATAATATTTTCCAACCTTCTCATAGTGACATGGTTCCTCTTGCTCTTTTGATCTAAGCTCCACGGTCGCTTGTGCATCCTCTTCGCTTGAGCAAGCCTTTGACATATTCGACCCTTGTACTTCTTGATATGCTGGCCATATCTTATCCTTAAGACCATGTAGCATAGTTCCATTACCCAACGAAACGTAGGCAATATCACATAAAGCATCAAGAATCTCAACAATATCTCCTGTTTCACAAGCATGTTTATATTCCTCGAGTTCTTCGAGGATGAAATCATAAACAAATTGCCACTCCTTTTTTTCAGGGATTGTAGGTTCATAATTGTTTGGTTTACCCATAGTGGAATTAAATTCCTCTACTTCATTTACAAATGGTACATTACTTTTACTCATAACTATTATTATTTTAAATATTATGTCCTCCGTTGTTAATCTTCAGACTGTCAAAAAATTCTTTCCTTGCTAAATTATCATTATCTCTAAATACTCCTGATGCTTTGGTTGTAACCATAGCTGCTCCTTGGTGTTTTACACCTCTACAACTCACACAATTATGAGTACCAACAATAGTAACAATAACACCTTTATTACCTTCAGTAATTTTACATACTGCATTATGAATAGCTGATGTTAATTGTTCTTGGATAGCTCCTCTACGACCAAATAACTCAACGATTCTATTTAGTTTACTTAAACCAATTACTTGACCACCTTCTCCTGCTATGTAACCAATATGAACTACCCCCCCAATTGTTTGGTGGTGGTGTGAACACATTGATGTTAAAGGAATATTTCTTTCAATAATAATTCCATCATAACCATCAGAAGGAAATGATGTAATAGGAGACATTGCAGTATATCTACCTGCCCATAAATCATTTACATATGCTTTAGCTACACGTCTTGGGGTTTCCATTGAGTTTGGATCATTTCTCCAATCACATTTTAAAGCATCTAAAAATTGACCATAAGCTACTTCTGCTTCATCAATCATTTTATCTTTTTCAGATTGTTCTAGGGGAAATCCTTCAGCAACTCCATTTGCAAAACCTGTTTGTACTACTTCTAATTCTTCGTGAATTTTTCTTCGTTTGTTTTCCATTAATATAACTTTTTATTTGATTTAATATACGAATATGTTTGGTTAACTCCAAACTAAATATAAATTTTTACATAAAAAATGTATCTACTTCTCCGGTATTCCATCCTAATAACATTTCTTCATCTCTACCATTATCGTTAACAACAATGTAAAAGGGATCATCACCTGTAAACTTCCATAATCTGTTACCATTAAAATTACCCCCACCACCACTTTGTGATCCACTTTCAGCAAAAGCAGGGCTAGTTATTGTTCCATTAACTGTGTGAGTTGAGAATATTTCCCAACTACCACCATTCCAAGAAGAAATTGTAATATTATTACTAGCATAAGGACTTACAATATAATAAGAATTTAAACGTTCTCCAAAAGTATAATTTTTAGTTAACATATCTAAAGGCATACTTACTTCATTATCCCCACCTGAACCATCTGCAATAGATAATGCCCAAGAATTATAAGAATTATCATAAACTACATTAGTAGCTTGAGTAGAAGGTGATGTATTTTCAGCAGTTGCTTCATATGCATTTCTTCTTCTATAATTATACTCACCTGCTAAAGCTCCAATTGATTTATCTCCTAAGGTGCCTCTAGCAGTCATTACTACAGGCTCATTTGATTTAATTGTAATATAATAATTTCTATAATCTGGTGAGGATGGAAATGTATAATTTACTACATCATTTTCATTTCCAGTAATAGTTGTAAGTAATGTAGTATTCGCCATTCCGGTTCTACCACCACTTGATGAGGAATTAGCTACAAAAATTTGTATAGATGTATTATCTTTAAGACAATAGAAAAATACTATTGGGGGTTGATATCTAGAATAGTAATACCCCCACTCTTTACCATAATAAGAAATAGGACAAAAAGCATGACCATTACTTACACCTTTAATTGATATTGGTTTATTACCTACATAGCGACGACCAGCAATAGCTGCAAATGAGCCATTAGAAGGGGCTGATGTAGCTGATACCTTTGTAGTAATACTACTTCCATTTATTTCATAAATAATAGTACCAGTATAGGGGGCACCCCAATAAGCAGTAGTATTTTCCATACATACAATTTCAGATAAAGCATGCTCTCTATTATCTACATTCATATTATCTAAAGGAGCAACTGAATTAAACCATTTGCCTTGAGGTGATGGGTTATTACCTAATGCATCAAAAATACAAAAAGGATCAACGTTCAAGCTTCCTGTAGAATTAATTATTGCTGCTACTGTAAAATTATTTTGCGTAGCAAACCATTCTAAAGCTGATGTGACATCAGAAACTCCTGCTCCTTCTTGATTAGCTAATCTTAAAAATTCATTATCATTTTGAGGAGTAAAAGATAAAGGTGCTTGGGAAGCTCCTAACATTTTATAAACTACATACTTACCAATTTCTGTAGGTTCAATTGCATTATAATATCCTGTTGCAGATGTAGGGCCAATATTTCCTTTTCCTACTCGAGCAGCAATATTCCCCTGCCTCATAGATCTTGCAGGTTTTGATGTAGCGTGTTTAAGAGGTCTTCCCATAGTATTTTATTATAAATATTATAGAGAATAAATAGCAGGTAAATTTCTTAAATAACCTTTTTCATTATCCATCCCAAATCCAACTAACCACTCATTATCAATCTTAAAAGCATTAAACATTTTAACTGGAGGTGTTGGGGATGATTTTCTAGTAACTAAACTTACAATTGAAATAGAAGCTGGTTTTTTAACATTTAAATAATCAATAACAACTTTCATAGTATTTCCAGTGTCATAAATGTCATCTACAATATAAACATGCTTACCTTTAATAGGAGTCTCAAGGTCTTTAGCAATAACTATATCGCCTTGTTTACGATTTATATACGATTTAACGCGCATAAAATCACATTCCACATCAATTGGCATAGCCCGTACTAAATCAGCATAAAACGCAAAACAACCATTAAGTAACCCAACCATTACTACAGGAGTTTTATCACCTTTATGTTCATCTGATATTTGTTTTGCAACTATTTTTGTTTGGATATCTATATCTTTAGCACTAATTAATTGATTCATATTTTTAATTTTGATTTAACTCTATCTGATATTGGGATAGCATCTCCCATTTCATCTATTCTAACAAATGTAATATTTGTTGCTAAAATAACATTTTGCTTTCCATTATAAACATTATGTGAACGTGCTTCCATATATAATGTTAAAGAAGTAGTTCCAATTTTTTTTACATCACCATATATTTTTAATAACTGACCTTCTTTAGCAGGTTTATTAAAAATGCATTTATCTATACTCTTAGTTACCATTCGTGGGGTATCACAAAACTCAGAAGCATAAGAAGCAGCTGCTGCATCTAACCAAGCTAGTAATTTTCCTCCAAATAAATTTCCATGGAATCCTAAATCTGATTTTTTAATTGGGTGTTGGGTTATATAATGCATTTTATCTTTTCCCTCCATTATACTCTACAGCATGTCCTTCAGTTATTAATTGTTTATTTACATTTACTTCATTAACAAATATAATTCCTAAACATCTACCGTATTTACCTACACCTTGAGATTCTAAAATAAATGATCCTTTTTCTAGTAATTCTTCTAATCTAATTTTAGCAGCAATTCCTCTTGCTTTTTCTTCTAAATCTCTAGTTCTTGACTCTGGGGCATTCATCCCTACCATTCTAATTCTTACTTTTTTCCAAGTATTAAATCCTAAATCTACAAGGGCATCAACAGTATCTCCATCAACAACTCTATCTAATTTTGCATTGTATTTATACATTTTCTAAGTATTTCTTTAATTTATCTATTAATAGTAAAACTTCATCTGGTTCCATTGTTATAGCACAACAAACACTAACATTTTCTGATATTTCTTCCAGTATTTCAAGTGCTTCTTCTTTAGACATTATACTTCTCTTTTGTCTTCAAAGGCAATAATGTGAGGTCTCCATGTCATTCTATAACCATTGTCCCTAACCCAATCAAATAATACTGGGTATGACTTAAATAATGCTTCTCTTGAATCTCCAGCAGGCATAAACCATACTTTATGTTGAGGTACTTCTAATGTTTTAATACATTCCATAATCTCAGCTAATGCTCCTTCATCCTTACCGTCCCATACTGGTTTGATATGATAATCAGAATGATATTCAATTGATTGTTTCATTGCATCATAATTAAGTCTAAGCCTATTATGAGTTTTAATCATTTTTTCATCCGTTTCTTTACCTTGGGGAGTTAAAACACCTACAACTGGTACAGAATTACTAAACTTAGGGCTAATAGATAATAAATTAATAGGATAGTCTGTGGGGAGGAAATGAGATCCCTCAGTTTCGATAGTAATAAAAATATCATTTTCATGTGCAAAATGTGTTAATTCATTTACCAAAGCAGGATGCATAGTAGGTGAGCCTCCAGTTAACATCATTTCTTTTATATGAGGATTTTTCTCATACATTTCAATAATGTCTTTGAAATTAAAATGTCCTTTTTCAGGATGAATACTAGTATACCAAGAGTCACACCAACCACCTTCTCCAAAATAACATCGATGAGTACAACCTGTTGTTCTAATAACTACTGTTGGGTAACCTGCTCTTGATCCTTCTGACTGAACTGCTGTATAAATTTCTACAACAGGTAGATTTTTATTATAATCTTCTATTCTTTTTAACATACAATTTTTTTAAGTGGTTTTTTATTCACTATAATATGCAGCATTTTTTCCATGCTCCATAAATTTAACTTTTGTTACTCTAACTCTATTATCTGTTTCTTCAAATACAAAATCATTGAGCTTATTATAAATATATTCTGCAAATTTTTCTGCACCTGTAGCTTCAATTACTCTTAATTGAATTACTCCTAGTTGATTCATAGTTTCCCAACCTTTCATACCTGGGTCATCTTCTGCAATGATAACAGTATGGTCAAACATATAATCCATCCATTCCTTAGGTGATTTACCCTCAATTTGGGTTTTAGCACGCTTCATACCACCAAAATCCCAAACCCAGTTTCTATCATCTAAATCACCTTCAAAATATACTTTGAAACTAATACCATATCCATGTAAAAATCTACAATGTGTATCTTCAGCTTTCCATTGACGAAACACTGTACTAAACCCGTCAAATACTTTACTTGATGAAAATTTACCCATTGTAAAACTCCATTATTTGAACCTCAGACATATTTCCTGTTGTTCTTTTAATTTCATTACCATCTAAATCTGTTAAGACCATAGTAGGTACACTTTTAATGTTATATTTTTGAGGCATTGAAGCATCATAATCAACATTAATTTTTTTCATCTTAATTTTTCCTTGTTTTTCCATTTGTTCCATCAAAGGAGACATTACTTTACAAGGTCCGCACCATGGTGCGCTGAAATACAAAATTCCTCTATTCATTTTTTATTTATTTAATTTATACTAATTCTTCGATTATACCTATTACTTCACTCAATATAAGAAAAGCAGTTGCCCAACCCAAGCTAAATGGGATAAAACAATAACCTAAAATTCTTACACCAGATTTAATAAAACTGATTTTTTGGTGCATGTAAGCATCAGGTAATTCTTTTATATTAGCACCTGCTAATTGGTTAACTATTTTATCTACTTCTTTATTTAATTCTTTATTTTCCATTTTATTTAATTTTTAATTGTTCTTTTTCGTATTCTGAAAGAACTTGTTCAACATATATTCTTGCCGTTTCATAATCAACAGGACCTGTTTCATCGGCATATTGTACTGGATCAGGTCTTCCTAATTTAATGAACGCTTCAATACGTTCTACAGATGATGCTGATTTGTAATCAGACCACCCTTCAGGTGTTGGTTTATATGAAGTGTTTGTTCTAGCATAAACTTCATCAAAATCAATACCTAATTTTTCACATAATACTTCTCCATCTTGAAGAATAGTAAATTTATCACCTTTAAGATAAGGAGTATAATAACCTACTCTTTCAGCATCCCAATTACCTTCTCTAAAAGCATGATCATCAGCATCTCTAAATTCTTGTCTACAATCAGGGTAAATATCATGATCCCCGGCATGAATTCCTAAAGCAATTGATGTTCCTTCTTCTGTTCTATTTGCTACTGATAAAGCAACTGCCTGAGTTATAGAAGCAAATATTTTATTTCTATTAGGTACTACAGTAGCTTTCATATTTTCAGCTGCGTAATGCCCTTCTGGTACTTCTTCACCACCTTCAACTAATGCTGAATCTAGTAAATCAACTAATCCATCTAATTTAATAACCTGATATTTAATTCTACAACCACCATAACAATTATTGTCAGTACATTGTCTATTTAAATAATCAACTAATGCTCTTGCTCTTTTTAGTTCAACCTTATGTTTTTGACCATAGTCAAAGGATAAAGCTGTTACTGTTTCAAATTTATCAAGACATTTAAGCAATAATGTACTTGAATCCATACCACCTGAAAGTGATACTACTGCGTGTTTCGGACGTCGTGAGTCCTTAAAATTTAATTCCAATTGTGTCATTTTTATTTATTTATATTTGCCAGGTATTTTAAGCGTATAGGCAAACGCTATTGCATGTCACGTAATTTAAGTTGTTTTTCTTCAACAACCACTTTAAAATGAGTACCTTGTATTTTTGTACTTCCACCTTGTTTAAGAAGTTTTCGAAATAATCCTTCTTCTCTATCAGTCCAAAATTCACTAAGTGCTAGAATTTCATCTTTACTTGCTGATTTATCATTATTATTGATAAAAATGGTCTGATTAGACCTTATTGATTGTTTTTTTAACATATCTTTATTCTTCTATAAATTCTGGTTCACTGTAATCATCAATTGGTTTATCTCTTACTAGATCCCAATCTGCATTATCTATAATCTCTTGTTGGATATCTTCATCACCCGTTTTCCACTGTGTTAATTCTTCTTCGGTTAACACATATTCTTCCCATCTGTAATTTGCGTAATTTACATTTCTTGTTAGTTTTGCCATTTTATAAATTATTTATCATTTTAAACACATCTAAATTGTAAGTTAAAAGATCATAATCAACTTGATCATTTAACATATAAAAATAATCATTCATATTTGCTTTTGGTTTTTGATATAAACCATAATTTCTATATTGAACATCTTCTAATGTCGCCATAACTGGGTTTGATGTATCAATTGATTCTATGCAATTAATACCTTCATACCACCCAAACTCTTGGGGTACAGCACATCCTAATAAATGAATTCTATCATCTTGTTTAATATCTCCCATTTTCATTAAAGCTGAAATTACATAAAGTCTTCCTAAAGCTTTACCTAAATCCTTATTTGGGTGAGGACAAACATCATTATAATAAGAAGCCCCATATGAAAAACAAATTTTACCGTAACCTAAATTTTTATAAGCTTTAACACATTGTGAAGCTTCATGAATTGTTTTTGCTTGAACTACAGCAACTTTCTCAACTCCTTCAGGAAAATCATAAATATTCCATATTTCAGCATTTTGAATAGATTCTACACAATTTTCCCAAACATCTGGTACTATAAATTCATTAGGTTCTAATTCATTAACCCAATATACAAGACGTTCATGGTTATAGGCTTCGCCTAATTCATGAAGAGAATTATCCATTATAATATAACGACCTTGTCTTTTAGATTCTAAAAAATATTCTAAATAACCTGGTTCTTCATCCAATAAATGGGGAAGACAATAGTCATAATCATTAAATCGTCTACTATCGTTTAATAGACATAGGGGTGTTTCGTGACTTATTTTTATTGCCATAACTGTTTAATTTGTATTTAATATACGAAAATGGAGCGGATAATCCAAGCCCACCTAAGATAATTGTAAAAATGTTTGGGTGCCAATGTTCACCACATAATCCTAAAGCATGTTTAAAAAATTCTATCATTTTAAAAATTTAAGGCTTCCGATATTACTGGAAGGTTTGTTTTTAGTTGTTTTTTAATTTCTTTTGCTATTAGTTGTATTTCTTTTTGGGCGTGCTCATCATCTCTTAATTCAAGAAAATGAACCCAAGAACGAATCGATCCAGTCATTTGAATTTTAGTAGTAGTAGTTAATGGTAAAATCATTCTAGCTTGCTCCCTAGCAACTCCCGCTTCTAAAAGTTGATTATAAAGAATATGGGAGTTATTTAAAAGTCCGTTGATAGCGTTTAAAGCTGTAGTTTGAATGGTTTTTAGGTCTACTCCCTTTATAATAGGATTAACTACTTTGGTTGAGCTTTGTCTGTTGTCTTCGCATTGTTCTCGAAGCTCGATGGGTTCAAAAATGGATCCAACTTTATTAACATCTTGATATCGTTGGCTAAACTCTTGAAAAGAAAACGAACGGTGGCGGATGAGCTGGATTCCGATTGCTTTGGAAGTTTCAATTTCGAACGTCGCGTGACTATGTTCAAACGGCGACCAGTGCTTGTGGCGTACAAGGTATTTGAGAAGGCCTGCTGCATTAGTCTTCTTATCCTTACGTGAACTAGATACACGTGCAATCTCCACAATATGCTCTTCAGCATTAGGAGTAATGTTTAATAGTTTTACTTGCATTTAATTTATTTAAAGTGTCTATGTTATAATTTTTAATCTTTGCTATGTGAAAATACAACTCTTCAGTAGTACCTCCAAATTGTTCCATAATATCTTGAACTTCTTGTTTACTAATTTTAAATACTTTACCCAATTTTTGTTTTAAATCATCCATTCTTTCATACTCGGTTTTCATACCATCTTCAAACAATTTATTATAGCGTTTCCTAGCACGCAACTCAATTTCAAGATAAAGTCTATCTTGCTCTGGTTCTCGACCTTGGTAATTATCAATAAATTCTTTTTGTTCATCCTTCATCCACTTTAACTCCCATTCTGCTTGTTGGAAGTATTCTGGGTATTCAAAATCCCCGTTTCTAATTTTATCTAAAAGGGAAAATTTATAAGGTAAAGATTTATGAGTTCTAAAACGCCTCCACCAATAAAAAGGTAAAGCTCTTCTTCCACTTGGTTTTTTAGGGGTTTTCATGTTATATTGGTGATATGTCTTTAGTTGGCCAATATTCATCTCCATAATAAGTGCAAATTTCTTCCCCAACTTCAATATTTTTTAAAGCAATAAAATCAAAATGGTAAGGTATATCTTTAGTATTATCCCACATTGCATTACTATTATCATTACTATGGTTGTATATACAACCAAAACCTAAAGGTAATACATGTTCTGCTCCATTATCCATACTAGTACCTCTAGGATAATTAAATACATAATCCATTAAAGTACCATTAACATGGTCTTTTGGACTACCAGTTTTTATACAATAGCATCTTTCAATAAGTTCTCCCTTTTTAATAGGTGTGTCTGTGAAGACTCCATAGCCTTTTTTATCAGTCCACTTTACATATAAATTATTTGGAACTTTCATATCAGAATGGTAAATCATCTTCTTCCCCTTCTTCAGTAAGGAAAATTCCTGGGTTTTCTAATAATTCTTCTTGGAGTTGGGTTATTAGTTCTTGTTCTAATTCCCATTGATCTGCTAATACTTCAATGTCTATAAACATAATTTTATTTTTTAATTAAATACTTTCGTTAGCCCATTCATTATCTAATGCTGCTGAACATTCTACTTTTATTTCTTTTAGTGTAATGTCTTTATAATTAATTTTCCCTACTGATTTTTTACCTAACATATCAAATGTATATAATGTAACACAGGTAGGACCCCATTTAGTAACATTCATTCCATTCCAATCACAATTAATTGAATCACCTTTTTCACTTACAGTAAATACTTTTGGATTCATCCCCCACTTACCATCATCACCTTTACAATAAGTAGTAATACCTGTGACTGTAAAATCAACTTTACCTTTCTTTAATGTTTCTTTAATTTCTTTTGACATAACTTTTATTTAATTTATACTTGGCTTAACGCCCTTATTTATACGTAAATATACGAACCCTCTTCCGCTTCTCCAAATTTTTTCGCATAGAAAGAAAAAAGGCGCCAATTAAGGCGCCTTTCTCTACTATATAGATTAAGCTTATTTCTTATTAATAAAGAATTGAGCTAAAATAACTAGTGCTACTAAACCAACAAATCCACCCTCACCAAAGCTTGAGATTAAACCTGTTAAGTTACCAACTACATCCATTCCGAATATAGTTTGACCAGTTAAAACATTCCATAGGATCGCTACTGGAAGAACTGCCATCATAATTGATAACAAACCTCCAAAAAATCCAGTTACATACTTAATTACATTTTCCATTTTAATTTAATTTAAGTTAAACAATAATTAAAACTTCAAACCAAACCCTAACTGTAAGTTAGTAGTTTTAGCTTGTGTATCGTACACAACTTTCGGATCTAGGAACATTCCACCTTTATGAAAGGCAAACATTCTACCAACTCCTAATTTCATACCATCTGTGTCTAGTCCGTCTGTAGCTACATATGCGAAATATCCTTTATAGAAATATCTTGCATGTAGATCTAAACTTACATCCTTAGAAGAATCTGCTTGAGAAACATTTGCCCCTATCATAAGGTCATCTGTTATAGCATATCCCACTGTTGGGCTTAAAGACCATTCAGTCCATGATACATCTGCAATGTTACCAGTACCAACGTACCAATCACCTTTTGCGTTTTGCACTTCTTGTGCGTTAGCTCCAACTGCAATAAACAGTCCTAAAGCTAGTGTTAAAATCATCTTTTTCATTTTTTTGATTTTGGTTAATAAATAATTAATATTTGAAAACGTAGTGGCCAGCTACTTTGGATAACTTATCGTGACCTATATACATTATTCAAATGTCGAACCGGAACGATAATAAAATTGACCAATATATCCAACCTAAAGTAACAGAATTGGATATTCTTTAATAACGAATGACTAAGTCGTCATCATCATTATTTTTTCCTTTGAGTTTATTCAACTTTTTGTTTAAAGCTGCTAAACCTCTAGGACCTCTTTTTCGATTTTTTGAGGTATTTTGAATTTGTTTTTCTAATTGTTCTATTTCTGATGAGTACCCTTGTGGGAATGCCGATTCTTCTGTATGGCTTGTGGGTTCCTTATCAATTTCGTAATCATAAATATCAGTAAATTTATCATCATCAATGTTTTCTTCATTATCTTTTGGTTTAACTATAACTTTTTCACCATAAAGGTTTTTTTTTGTAATAGGGCGTATTCTTTCAAATGCGTAGTTAGCAGCTATTACTAAAGCAATTGCTAAAGGATCAAATACAAATATAATAGTTAATAGTAAATAATTAATAATTTGATCCATAGGTAAACCTGTTAATCCTGATAGATATTTTAAAGGGCCTAATTCACTAGCGACAGAACTACTTGTTTTTATTTCGACTATTTCTGTTTCATAATTAAATAATTTCTCATTTAAAATATCTACCTTATCATTAATCTTAGTTTGTCTATCAATAGCTTGATCTAATTGTTTTTCTAAAGCATTACGAGTTGCTCTTGAAGTTGTAGTAATCAATACACCTTCGGCGTTTGTATATTGTATAACGTTGTTTGCTAGTCCAGTACGTAAATCGGCAACGGCTTTATTGATATTTTCTTTTTCGTCGTTATATACGTCAAGTTGCCCCTTAGTATTATCTCTTCTGGTTTCAACTAATGCAATTTGGGAATCTATATTTCCGGCTTTTGCTGCTGTTTCTTGATATGCTGATGAAAGAAATCCATAAATTCCCATTGATGTAATAAGAATTAATATTATACAAGCTACTGATAGATAATATTTTAAAAATTTAGGTAATCCTTTTCTATATTGATATAAAAGAGATGCAATTACTAGTTTTGCTATTTCTAAAGATGTTGCCATTACGATAACAGCAAAGGTTGCTCCTGCAAATAGTTTACTAAGGCCACTTATTGAATAAAAAGCAGCAGATGCACTTACTGATAAAGCAGAAAGTGCTATAATGAAAGGGAATATTCTTTCTTTGATTTTTTCAAACATAATAAAAAGTTTTAGCTTCTAAAACCCTTATGCTTATCTATTCGGTCTAAAATTTTATTTAATTCTTTAACTTTAATTAAACCTGCCATAGATGCATTTTTAAGAGCGCTTATTAGCTGTAATACCATGAACGGTACAATAATTACTTCAGATAGCCAACCTGCTCCTGTAAATCCTTTTTCTACCATTAAAATAACTGTTAAAATAGCTAACCACACAAATGTATTTTTTGTTATTTTTAGAGCTTTATATGTTTTAAATCCTTCTCTTTTTATTCCAGCCCAAATACCGAATATGCCATCTAACCATAATACTGCTACTACAGCTAAATACTGTTCCATATTTTCCATTGATAAGTTTAGAAAGTACGTACAAAGATATGTACAAAATGATGTTATTCCCACTATTGATAATTTAGTTTGCATTGTTTATAAATTTATTAACATTTCTAAAAGTTCTGGTTGTGGAAACATATCAAATTTATCTTTACGTGTGTTGGTGTGTGTCCATAATCCTTTTACTTTACCATAATAAGCATCTGGATTAAACTCAAAGGCTTTAGCCCCTTTTTCTTTAATTAAAGCAGGAAGACCTGCTCTTACATCTATATTATCTCTATCTGCAATGTGTAAAATTAATTTACGTAAAGATTCTATTTGTTTATCTGAATATTTGTGCCATGTTTTATATCCTCTGAATGGTTTATCTAATGTAACGATTTGTGATTCATTTGCTGTAGTTCCTGCATATGTTTTACCATTTTTTAAGTATCCAAAGTTGTTTACTTCGATACCAACAGAATAAACATGCATGTGTTGTGAGCCATTTTTACCTAAATGCCACCCAAAGCATCCTTCAGGAAAAGCTTGAACAACTTCTCCATCATATTCATCATCATTTCCTTTTATTGATTGTCCTCCTAATACAAATTCTGTTGCTACTGCCCCCCTATTATCTCTCCCCCAATGATCAATTGTTCTGTAAGGATTATTCCACCCTGCAGTATGGTGAAGGAATAAAAATTCAGGTTCAATATTACCTTCTTTATATTCACCTTTAGGTAAGTAATGTTTATGGATTAATAAATCATTAAATGTAGTGTATACTGATTCTGAATTGTCTGTACTTATTAACCCCATATAATCTAAAGTAACAGGGCCTACTATCCCATCAGAAATTAAATTATTTTGTGATTGATATTTTTTAACTGCTTTTTCAGTTCCTTTACCAAATTTACCATCAGCTAAAATATTTAAAAATTCTTGTAATTTTTTAACTTCTAAACCTTTTGATCCTAATTTTAATACCATTTTATAGTAATTGTTTATTATAAATATTAGTAAGCTGATTCTTGTTTAACTACTTCTATAGCTCTTAACATTTTAGGATAGTCTACAGGACATAATAAATCTAATCCTGCTTTTGCTGTGAATTTTATATATGCATCTCCTTTAAGATAAAGTAAAATAGTTGGGGCCATTCGAATTCTTAATTCTTTTTTAAGTTTAGGGGAGGTTGCTATATCAATACGATAATAACTAACCCCTTCTAAATCATCTAATTTTTTCCAATCACTAAATGCATTACTTTTATTAAAATCTGCATAAAACTCAATAACAATAACTTCATGATAATCATCTTCAAATCCTCCATTAGGAGAAATTACACCTTCAAAAGTATTATCATTAATCCAATATTTTTCAGGGATTCTATCTTGAGCAAAAATAAATATAGGAAATAAAAATAATAATACTAATAGATTTCTCATATTATCTTTGTTTTTGTAATTCATAAAGACGTTGATCAATTTTTTCTAATTCTTCTAATATTGATTCAACATCATCTTGAGTATCCATAATAGTTTGGCGAATTAATTCATCTTTTAAATCATACTCTATACGATCTATTGGGGGTACTGGGAGTTCTTTAGCTTTTTGTATATCAGCTTGTAGAGCAAACCACATACCTACTACAGTAGCTACTCCTACTAGTACCATTCCGATAGTTTTTAAATCTAACGTTACTTTTGTTTCTTCTCCTATTTGTTTTGCCATTTTTTACTTAAATGTATAATTTATTCCAAAACTAGTTTGATATAATCTACTATCCCACATTTTTGAAAATTCACCTTCTGCAAAAATTCCTAAGTTTTTTCCAAATTTATAACCAAAACTAATTCCTGCTGAATAATCATTCCATTGTTCTAGTTCTGAGTCTTGTATTAATCCACCTTTACCCCAATTGTTTCTATTAAGATAACTAAATTCTTCTTCTCCAGCAATATATTTGTGATATGGAAGAATATAATTTGCATAGGCATGTAACCAAAAATCTCTTTTATAATGATAAAAATCTATACCTACTATTGGAGCTACTTCCATCCAAGGATCTAATAAATCCCAAGCTTCACCATTAAAACGATTCATTAATCCAGGCATTATTGTTTCTCTAAAATCTAAATCTGAATGAGCTACTTCAGCACCATTTGAATCAATCCAACACCAATCTTGGGTTGTTATTTCTTCTCCAGTATTAGGATCAGTACTTGTTTGTGTATAAAAAACATCTTGATAACCATATTGATAGCCTAACTCATACCAATAATTAACTGGGTATTCTTGACCACCTATTATTTGTGTTTCATTTAACCATATTTCTACTGGATTATAACCATATGCTCTTTCATGTCCTCTTAAAATAGCACCTGCTGATATACTAAATTTTTCACCAATTGGTAATCTACCTCTTACTTCAGCAGAGTTAAAATTTAAATTTATTTTACCTACTTCTCTAGATTGAACTTTTACAATATGATATTTTCCTGTGTGTTTTATAAAAAAGTTATAATTTGTAAAATTTTCACCTCTCCATCTTTCTTTTTCAAAATGAAATTGATATTCTAAACCTGTAACTGCAGATGTGGGGGCACCAAACACTAATTGTTCTTCAGTACCATCATAGTAATTTTTAGGTTTTCTTTCATAATTAAATCTAGCTAATTTTCTTATACCAAATCCTAATCTATAATCAAATGGATAAATAGGAGTATTATCTACTACATCAGGAATAGAATAAAGACTGCCATCTGGGTTAGTTCTTAAAAAATATGTTGGTTCTGATGCCTCAATGGAATTTCTTACTTCTCCAGCTCCATATATAGTACCATATTTTAGGAAGTCTTGATAAAATGAATCTAATAAACCCTGAGCTTGGGATTGGGTTCCTATTAATAATAAAGCAATAAATATTAGTTTTTTCATTTTTTAATTTTAAGTTATTCTGTTTTATTGGGGTTCTTTTTCCCCACAAAGATTTTTTCTAATCCCGCAATCCCAAAACAACCTAAAGTTATTATTAAAAACGATTCATATATAAACTCATTTATTACTAAGTCTTTACTAAAGTAACCAGTAACTAAATCAGCTACCGCAAATATTACCATTACTGCAAATGACATAAACCCTATAACGCTTTTTTCGTTTATATCGTTGTTATCTTTAAATATATCTCTAAATGCCATTAATTTATCTTTAATATAGTTCATTATATAACATGATTTAGATGAAAACTTATTCAATTATAAATACATAAAAAGGAGGTGCTGATGCACCCCCTTTTCAAAGTTTTAATAAATTATTTTTATACTATTTATTAAGTACTCTTAATACCCATGCTTTAGCTAAATCCCAATTTCGTGTAGCAAATACACCAAATGCAAACCCAGCATAAATTTTAAAACCAAAAGACCAAAGTAATAGACCTGCAACTAGACCTAATATACCTTCAATTCCATTACCTTCCAACCAAGATTTTACTGCGTTGATTGTTTTTTTAATAGCTGAGATTTTTTCAACTACTACTTCTTTTTTAATTGCTTTTTTACGTGCCATTTTTGTTAATTTTTATGATTTACCCTTATAAATATATTACCCATCACAAGATACACAATCTGCCATTCTACTTCCTAAATCTCCTTTAATAACTGAATCAGTTCTTAGGTAATAAAATGTTTTAATTCCTAATTTCCACCCTTCTAAATGCACTTGATTAATCCATTTTGGTGAATCATTTACATCAAAAGATAAATTTAAAGATTGAGTTTGATCTATATATCTTTGTCTTAGAGCTGCTTGTCTTACTAATTCTAATTGGTTTACTTCCGGAAATGTTAAAAATAATTCTTTTTCATCTGGTGTTAGAATAGTATCGGGTAAATTCATTACAGAACCCCCATCAACTAACATTTGATCCCACCATTCATCTTTATCTTCACCTTTTTCCTTTAATAATGCTTGTAGTACTTTATTTTTTCTAATAAATGTACCTTTTGCTCCATTAAAAGTATAAATGTTTGCTGGTAATGGTTCAATACCTGCACTGATACCTCCTACAATAACTGAATTTGATACTGTTGGGGCAATTGCTAATAAGTGGGTATTTCTCATACCTGTACCTTTACACCATAGAGGTTCACCATATTCTTTAGCTAAATCCATAGATGCTTTTTCTGCTTTCCCTCTAATATCACTAAAAATAGTGTGAGTCCAAGCAGTTGAAGCAATTGAATTAAATGGTAAGCTTTTTTGTTGTAAAAATGAATGCCAACCCATTACACCTAAACCTAATGCTCTACCTTTTTTGGCATGTTGGTGGGTTCTCCTTAACGAATCTTTACCATTAGATTTATCAATAAATTCTTGCATTACCCCATCTAAAAACCAAGTAGCTAATTCTACAGTATCTGTATCTTTCCACTCTTCATATTTAGCTAAGTTTAAAGATGATAAACAACAAATAAATGAATGCTCTTCATCTGTAAATAAAGTAATTTCAGAGCAAATATTAGTCATACTTACATCTAAATTATTTAGTCTATAGGCAATTGGGTTATCTTTATTAACATTATCCTTATACATAATATAAGGTTCACCAGTTTCCATTCTTGATTTTAAAACTGTAGCCCACCTATTCATTGATTCTGGGTCTCTAGCTTCTAATTTTCTCATAAATGAATCACCTACAACAACACATTGGTGGAGATTTAAACACTGTCTGTTAGGGTCTCCTTTAGGTCTACGAATTTGTAAAAACTCATCTATGTCTCCATGCTCAATATCTAAATTAACGGATGCTGCTCCTCTTCTAACATTTCCTTGGTTAGTAGCTATAATAGATGAATCATAAATTTTAGCCCAAGGCACTACACCCTCACTTTTACCATTTCCTGTAATTTCTTCCCCACGTTGTCTAATGCGAGATAATGAGATTCCAACACCACCACCGGATGCTGTTAATTTCATTAGCTCTGCGTTTGTTAGGCCTATACCACGTATAGAATCAGGTGTATCAACACCAAAACATGAAATTGGTAAACCTCGATCAGTCCCCATATTTGATAATACTGGTGATGCTAATCCTAACCAACCATTCCACATTATTTTAAAAAATTTATTAGATAATTCTGGTTTTTTAAGTCTTATAGCAGCTGCATTGGCTACTCTTTTATAAGCTACTCTTACGGTTTCCCCTGGGAGTAAGTATCCTTTGGAAATTGTAGCTAAAGATATTTCATCCATCCATTCTGGGTATTGCTTTCCAGCTTCCCAATTACTATAATCTACTTGTAGTGCGTTATTTTCCATATCTTAAAATATTGAATTAGCATCCCAATCTTGAACTCCTTTGGAATAGTTAGTAACTCGATTCGCAAAGAAATCTGTGTGTTGTTTACCACCTGATAGACTATCAAACCATTTCATTCTTTGTACTGCGTCTTTATCTATACCATTAACAATTGCGCCATATCCTAAATCACCCATTTTAGTGTTTACTCTATGTTTAATGAATGATACTAAATCATATTTTGGACATCCTTTTAAATCCCCCATTTCATAAACTTTATCAATAAAATCTAATTCTAATTTTAAAGATAATTTAGCTGCTTCTTCAATATCAGTTTTCAACTCTGGGGTGTTAAATTCAGGGTGTTCTTGCATTAAGGTTCTAAATAGCCAACACCCAGCATTTGAGTGTAATGATTCATCTCTAATACTCCACTCAACTATTTGACCTACACCCTTAAGTTTATTATCTAATTTAAAAGATAATAAAACAGCAAATGAAGAAAATAAATTAACACCTTCCGTAAATGCTGAGAATATAGCTAATGATTTAGCTCTTTCATGCCAATTAGGAGTACCATCATGTGAATCTCTTACTTTTGTTAAGGCATCAATTTTAGCCATTGTTGCTTCATCCTCTAAAAATTCGCTAAAATCATCTAACCCTAATTCTTCATTTAACAAAGAATAAGCTTCAGCATGAATAGTTTCAAAAGCCCCAAATGTAACAGCCATTTTAATTATCTCAGGTTTTCTAAACCATTTTGTAACTAAAGTTGACCAATAATCATTTACAACTGTTTCAGTTTGAGCGAATCCTTTTAATATAGTTCCAATTATATTTTTTTCATTCTCTGTTAAATTTTGTTTCCAATCATTAACATCACTCATCATTGGAACTTCTGTATGTAACCAATGAGCTTGTTGTTGTTGTAACCAAAAATCTGATGCCTCCTGATATTCAAAAGGTTTATATACTATACGTTCTTTTAGTAGGGAAGTTTTTGCCATTTATTTTTATTTATTTAATTCAAAAAATTTATTTTTTAATACTTGCTTATCAAAGGTATCAAAATCACCATAACCTTTATTTTGTGGGGTAGGTTCATCTGATTCATAGTCATCTGGATTGTAATCATGAACTTCGAAATGTCCTGTAGATGTATCAGCTTTTACACCAAATGTTAAACCATCCATACCATACCTATTCTTCATAATGTGAAATCTTCCTGTTCCATTTACCTTATCTTGTTTTTTTCTTGATAAAGACATACAAAAATCAGTAATCATAATTTTATCATATGATCCTGCTGCTTTATCTCCTTCAATAACATCATCTTTTGCACCTGCACGATTTACTTGAGAAACTGACCAAATTGGTACATCTAATTCTCTAGCAAGTCCTTTAGTGCTTGTATAAATATCATCAATTTCCCCTTTACGATCAGCTGTTCTTTTCTTTGTTGAGAGAAGATCTACATAATCAATTATAATTAAATCTGCTTTAGTTCCCAAATCTTCTACTTTACGAATGTGAGATTCAATTGTTGAAATTGTTGCTCTTCCTGTAGGGAATTCTTTGATAATAAGTTCTCCAGGAAGTTGAGGTAAAATTTCTTCAATTTTATCTCGATTTTTAAGTACTTGGTCTACTGGGATTTTGCTGAAGAAAGCATCATATCTTCTACCAACATACTGCTCGCCTAATTCAAGAGTATAATGTAAAACATTAAATCCCATCCTTACAGCATACCCACCTAAGGCAACTAATGACCAAGATTTACCACCTCCTGGATTGCCAAATATAAGACCAAAATCTCCATTTCCCAATCCACCTTGCAATATGTCGTTGACATTTTCCCAAGGAGTTGGTAATGTAGTTCTTGAATCTTCTCTAAAACGTGATTCGATATCTTTATTATATTCATGACCTACATTTTTATCGTTTCCTGCTTTTAATGCAGATTCTACTAGATATTTAATCCCATCAAAATCCCCAGCCTTAAGTAAATCTACACTATTAAGTAAGGCTTTTTTTAATTGTTGATTTTTACAAAATGTTGAAAATTCTTCTTGAACATACTCTAAATCTTCATCAGATGATTCATATGCTGATTTGAGTTGTTCTCTTACTGATAGTTTTAATACTTCATTTTCAATTTTTTGAAGTTCTACCTTAAGGGTATCCATTGAAGGCGTAGTATGGTATTTATCATAATACCTAAGAATTTCATTAATAACCCATTGATGTGCTTGGTTATCAAAATATTCATCACTCAAAATATCATGAATATTGGTTAAGAATTCTTTATGGGTTAAAAGTGAAGATAGTACCTTTATTTGGAAATGGTTTCCATATTGATTTAAACTGGTTAATGTCATAACTTTTATTTTAATTTATTTAATTTGCAATGATTCAAATATTTCCTTTACCCAAAAATTAACATTTCTTATCATTCCACCTAATTTATCTTCATTGTAGAATGCTACGAATTGATCAGGAAGATAATGATAATCATTAGTTTTCACAACCTGAGTGAGGTATTTTTTATCATTTTCATCTAACATTGGGTTAGATAAATCCATTATTTTGTAATTCTTTTCTAATTCATCAATATGTTGAATTACCCTAGCATATATAACATTTTCCTTAAATTTTGATTCACAAATATTATAGATATCATCTAATGATAAATCTCTTTCACTTAATTCAGGAAATAGTTTTCTTAGTTTCTTTTCACCTAACCCTTTAACTCCTTTTACTTTATCTGAATTGTCTCCCATTAGGGTTTTATATAAAATAAAATTATGAGGGGACATATTAAATTTTTCAACTACTGTTTCTTCAGTATAAAATTCCTTTTCCATAGGGCGATATACAATAACATTTTTATTAATTAGTTGTAAAAAATCTTTATCTGAGGATACTATAAACACTTTATCTTCTGGTTTTTCAGGGATAATATCTGACAAATATGCTATAACATCATCAGCTTCAACTTTAGGTAATGTTATAGTTTTAACAGGTAAAGTTTTTAGGTATTGAATTACCCTGACCATTTGATCCACTTTAGCATCATGTTCATCTTCTATATCATCAAAAGCTTCCCAATTAGTAATACGTTGTAAATCCCTACCTGATTTATATTCAGGGAGGAGATTTTTCCTAGCATTAGCTGACCCAGCACCATCAAATATTACATAAACTTGAGTAGGATCAACTCTACGAATTTCAGCTCCTAAAGATCTAAAAAATCCGCCTAACCCCCCAATATGAACCCCATCGGGGTTTACCATATTCATCATTGCAAAGTTTCTAAAAAATAGATTTAATCCATCTATCATTAGAATTCTTTCCCCTTCTACAGTTTCTTCCCCATGCTCCTCAATATTGTTGAGGAGATTTAATAATTCCTTTTGTTTCATTGTGATTTTTTTATATACCCGGAATATACGAAAGATATCCCGGGTATCAAAGTTTATTGTGGCTCGTCTGTGTGAGATGTTATATCATGATATTCTTGATCTTCTTCTGCGATCTTGAAATCACTTCCACCTAATATAGCAGCCCATTCTTCTGCATGGTCTTCTTTATATTTCTTCAAATCTTTATCATTATCCAAAATAAACCCATGAGGTGTCATTACAAGTTTTCCTCTTGTTGTCATACCATTAATGTGGTTTTTATCAACCTGAACATTTACACGTTTAGCAAATTCTACTTGTTTTCCTCCTTTAATAGCTTTTATTTTAGAAGTTCCAGCATTCATAATATTACCAAAGGTTACAACAAATGTTGAATCAAACCACATAGCAAATCCACCTTTATTCATAAGTTTTGGTTTACCCATTGGTGATTCTGCTTTTGCTGTCCATACTTTATTAATACAAACTAAAGTATTAGTATATGGAGATGATTCTTTACGAGATAATGTAATGCGTTGGTTTACACTATTTCCAAACTGTGTTGACATTGCTCCAGCATTCCACTCATTATTATTTTTATTAGATTTAATAGACATTTCACATGGTACTGAACCAATTGAATCCCAAAGAAATAGTAAATCATAAGGTAAGTTACCATTTTTCTGCTCATCAATTAAATCAAGAATAAATCCAGAAACATCTTCAATTGAATGGATAGTTTCTCTGTCTACATAAATAAAATTACCATTATAATCAGTTATTTCACCTGTTTCTTCATCAACAACTTCATTAACTTTTAAACCCATCTGTATAGCATGCTCCCAATTCCATTTCATCTCTGTAATGATAAAAACCGGAAGTACTTTACGTTTTTGAGCTTCAACTGCTGTTTCTAATAGAGCTGTAGTTTTTCCAGTGTCAGAATGACCTCTAAGTAAAACTATATGACCCATAGGAATACCAGGTACTGACGTTATTTCCTGGTATGCTGGTGATAGAGGAATCCATTCTTGATCCTTAAATTTAGCTTTGGATGTTAAACCTTTTTTAGATTTAAACCCATCTAAGTTAAAATTTGCCTGTATTTCTGAGGAGACTGCCTCCGATAGTGATTTTTTCTTTCTAGCCATAAATTATTTATTAAAACGGTAAATCGTCTGATTTATTTTTATCATCTGAAAACAAATCATCAAATTGTGCGGCTTTTGACTTTTTAACATTGGTAGATGTTGTATCTAATGAGTAATTAGACTTTTTTTCATCACTGTCAAACGCTACTGCAGGTTCTGAAGTTATTTCTCCTTCTTCTTCACTACCCTCTGGGGCTAACCATTCTTGAAGGGCTACTTTCATTTCATCATATGAAAGTGGTTTAAATACCTTCATTGGATCTGCTTGATCATTCATCAAACTTTCAACTAATGTAGCATCATCATGAAGTGGAGATGTTTTTAAAGATGGTCCAATTGATGTTTTATTATAAGGAGTACCTGTTGTTTCTGGTCCTACTGTAGATAGTTTAATATCTCTACCACCAGCAATATCAGTAAAATCACCAATTTCATCATCAGCAGCCATATTCAAAAATTCTTGATAAACTTCTTTACCAAACTGCCACAGCTTAACACCTTCATCTTCTTGCCCACGAATAACTACAGGAGCAAAAATACGTGTTTTTGGGTCTAATTTTTTAGCTAGTCTCCAATTTTCTCTATCACTAGTTCCACGAAGTTGTTTAGCAAATTCCATAATTGGATCTTTCTCACCCCAATTTGAAGGAGATGCCATTACTCGTTTACTACCAATTCCATAGTAGAATTTCATTTCCGTAAATGGAAAATCTTTGTTGTATTTGTTAGGTGCAACTCTAATTAGTTGTTTACCTACTGTTGGCTTCCAGAATAGTTGTTTTTGTTGACCTCCGGAACTGTTTGTCTGATTTTGAAAATCATTCAGACGCTTTTTAATTGCATTTAAATCCATGTTTTATAACTTTTAATTTTAATTTAATAACTGTGTTAATATAAGAACTTCTTTTGGGTAAACCAACCTAAAGTTCAATAATCTTGAAAATCTTTGTTTTCAGTTGCTTTAATTCATCATGTTGGGTAAGAAGAACTGTGTTTCTGTAATGTTGCCAATCAATTGGGAATTTAGTATCAACTACTCCCCCATTTAATTTTTTAATTAATTCATTTAGGGCATTGATAGTATATAAAGTATTAGTATCTTTTTTCCTATGCACCATTATAGTATTAGGTGGTAATGAATTTCTATCTAAATGAGATATGTTTCCCTGATCTATGTTATATGTGCAAACATATTCATCATTACTTTTTATATGTAAAACAAATATCTTATTATACATTATAGAATAACTAGATGTTATGTGGTCTAAAAGGCCATCTAATTCCTCTAAAGTTGTAAAGGTGCAAAATAATTTATTATTCAAATCGCTAATGTTTAAGTTATCCAACTCCTGAAAGTCGTCTACCTTATACATATGCGAAGGTTTATTTAAAATTGTATGTGTTGCCATAGTTGAATTTTATGTTTAATTTATAATCTTTAAATATATTTAATATCTCCACCATTTTTACCCTTTCACTTCTATCTAAATCAAACAAAAAAGAATCGTAAGTATATAGTATTAATTTTGTATTAGCACCGTTTAATGTTTTAAATATTTCCCACAATATACGAATGTTATATGACGTCTCCAAGTTTTGAAGCAAATAATTTAACAACTTTTGAGGCTTCATATTATCTAATTCATCTCTTTTGAATATTTTTTTAGAGATAGGGCATTCAATGTAGCCTTGATATTGAAAAGTATCCCACAAATCATCCGTATATGCCGTTACTTTTCTAAAGAATTCCAGATCTTTATACTTATCAAATACTCCTCCGTATAGTTGTTTAAATGTTAACTCCTTAGCTTTTTGGTAATCCACCCCATACATTTTAGCAAAGGCAGCATGAATATCCTCATCACCAAAATCATAATCGACCAACTTAGCCAACAAAGTAGGATGATAAGCACCAATATCAAGCTCAAGCAAGCAATCATTACTTGCGATAAAACTGTCTCTACTACCGTCATCTTTGGGTATCGCCGCATAATTTACTCCTTTGAATTTATTACTTGGTCTTCCTGTAAGGGTTTTAAAGTTGAATTGTGTGTAGACATACTCTCCATCGACATCGTGAAAGTGCGATTGGAATTTTTCTCTATCAATTCGTAAACCACTTCGCTCCACGGCGTTGAATACCACTGAGGCTTTTGTGTTGTAAAATTCGTTGATTGGCTCATTTATTTTATCTTTTAAATCATTAAATAGGTTTTCACAATATTCATAATGTTTTACTATTGGAATAATGCGGTTTAAATCTTTTTTATCACCCATCTTGCTGTAGAAGTAAGAGTGGGTTTGTGTTGTTTCACGTATATACGTATGAGAACTAAGTGTTATGTCATAAAGAGTTTTTAAAGGAAAATAATGTAAAAATTCCTTTTTATCACGCACGTACAATGCATCATATTTTGATAATATGTGTTTTATATTGTCAATACTAGTATCAATCGTTTCGCTATGCGAAATGGGCAACATGAATCCTTTTGTGGATACTAACGGACGAATATAAACGGCACAAACTTGGTTTTGTGTGGGGTGTACGGTGTCATTATATGGAATTATTTCTACAAATGCTTCCTTATAACTACTTTGAAAAAACCTTTTTATTTGATCCTCAGATTCTACTAACCAAAACATAACTTTATTTTAACGTAATATAAGAAATAATTTGGGTTTAGCCAAATTAAAATTAAAGTTTATTACCTCATTATCCTATTAAAGCATTGGCAAGTGGAGTTCTATAATATTTTAACCAATTACCTCTTAAAAATTCATTTAACCCTATTACTTTATTTCTTCTTTCTGCTAATATTATAATATTTTTATTAGTAGTAGCTACGTAATTTTCACTTCCTACTAAAGCCCATTGTAAAGTTACTAATTTGTAAGGTTGCCACAACCATTCTCCGCTTCTACTTTCAAGTTTATCAAAGGTATCTGATGATATTTCAAGCCAAATTGGTTGGTTTGTTTTAACACAGAAATATCTAGTAAAACTACCAACTTTATAGTCTTCTTCTGTTGGAGAAGGATATTCCTGTGTGGGCATATTTATTAAGGTAGATTTAGATAAATCCACTTTTTGTAAAGTAGCATATTTTACTACCATACTTTCTGAGTATCCGGGTGTGTTAATATCTTCAAATATAGTAGGTGCATCACTATAAGCTATTGAATTTTGAGGTTGCTCAACAATAGGAATTGAATTTATATCTTCTATTAATTCTAATTCTTCATTAGGTGGGTCATTTTGGGTTTTACCTGTAAAGTATTTACCTTCAAAGGTTTTGTAGTAAAATCCCGTATAAACTTCTTTATTTGATTTATATACTAATGAGTTATCATTACTATATTGATTGGTTAATATTCTACTTTTTGGTATATACATAATTATTCTGCGGGTGCTGTAAATATTAAATATGTCCAATTATCTCCTACTCTAGATCTATATGGGAAATCTGTATTATAATTTGATCTTGTTGATGTTGTCCACCCAACAGAGTTAATAGTCCCTACATAAACTTGCGTGTGACCATATTTTACATGGGATTCTTGTGTAGGACCATTATTACAATAGTATGCTACAACATCCCCATAACCCCAAGTACGGGTAGCTAAGTCATTTAATAGTTGTGTTTTAGTAACAACAGATTGGGTTTTAGTATATCCTAAGGCTGTTAAATTATTATAATATTCTTGGTTATTGTTAGCATTACCCCCTGCTGCTAATTGTCTTTTTTCTGGGTTGTTATCTCGTAAATATCTCATGTAATTTAAAGCTAAATTATAAGAATATCTAGCACACATCCCACTTATTTCTCCATCTCTACTAAATACATAATTGTAAGAGGCTTGCATAGCATTAAACCTTTCAACTGATTCTGGATCATCAGATGCTGGTGCCTCATTTGTTGATAAAGGTAATGCATCGCCTTGGGCTGATGATTGTTGTGTTGTTTGTGATGATACTAATTGTTTTGGTCTTGCGGGAGCTCCTAAAGTTTCGGCTGCTACACTTTGAGTTGTTACCTCTGTAATCCAAGATGATGTGTCTATTTTATGATTTATACCCGTAATTTGTAAATCAACCCCATCATTAGTATATGTGGGTGGTAAAATGTCATCAGTCATTAAAAATTTCTGATATAATTTCATACCTGAAAGTCCATCCATTTCAAGTTGGAAGTTAAATGGTAAAAAGAAAGGAGCTTGTATTTGGTTATCTTTAGTTAATTTTCCTACTAATAAAGAAGCATGAGTTTTATTGTGGCTTACTAGAGAACCTATGTTATCATTTAAAAATTTTAAACTTGCATCCCCATAAATTTTTAAAAATAAACTTGCACCTTCTTCATTAGTTGCATTTATATTATCATCAAAATTAGTTTTTATTGTTACTTCATCTACTTCATCTTCATTAGTTGGTGTTTTTTTAGGGTAAATGCTTTCTTTTACTTTTATAATCCTATCTGCTAACCCCATATTATAATTTGAAAACGAAGTTGCATTTTCAGATAATTGATTTCCATTACTTTGGGCCCCAATAGATATCATAGTAGCAAAATTTGAAGGAATTGAAGCATTTAAACTTACATTTCTAATAAAACTTCCCTCAACTCCAGGTTTTACACCATACACATTAAATCTAGTATATTCACTTGTTGGGGTATCTGGTGTTCTTCTTTGGGGGATATTTTCATTAAATATTAATTTTAAACCATCATCGGATAATTTGATTTTAAATTCATTTATATCTCCCAATGCTGTTATTAATCCATTATTAATACTTTTAAGATAATTAATAACATTAATATTACCTTTTTCATCAGAGGCATCTACTAAACAAGTAGCTAAAAAATTAACATTTACCATAATGTTACCTACTCTACCTAAATAAGTTTGATATTCCCAAGCTGTTGCAGAAACAACTTCATTAATTTTTGTTTGGGGTAGAGTTACACCTTCTCCTATGTTAGTATTTGAATAAGGAATTATACATATTCTAGGATCTGCTGAAAATTGTCCTGGTACTTTAAATATTACATTTTCATCTTTATCGAGGTTTTTAAAATCCATATCAAAAACAACTAAAGGTGTATCAGTACTATTATCATATAATAGAATTTTTGATTGTAAATAAGCTAAAAAAGCTCCATATTTTATATAAACTTGGGGTGATTGGTTTTCTTCTATATCTGCGGTTGTGCCGGGAATTGTAAGTAGTCCTTTAGAAAATGTTAAAGATGATTGGGTTTCAGGTTTTCCACTTTCATCTATACCTCTATAATCTACAAGTTCATAATCTAAAAGTTGTAATTGAGGATCTGAAACTTGAGCAGCTTGGTATATACCATATAATTCTCTATTTACTATTGTTTTATTTGCATTTGCTACTAATGGGGGTTGTTGTGTGGGGTCTGGATCTGATGTCCATAATTTTTTCCACCATCCCCTTGTATCTGTTTTAATTTCTATTAAAGAAGGGTCTGTAATATTACATTTTAGGGCTGAAATAACATCTCCTAAGGATGTTAATTGGACTTGACAATCATAACTACCATCACTATTAAACTGCCAATTAAAATTACTTATCTGACCAAAAAAAGCTTCATAGTTATAATCATATGTTTCTCTAGCCGTTTTAATAGATTGATAAATTTCGTATTGGTTTGTTCCTTCATCGGGTGAAAGAAATTTAGACATAGGTTCTGTTAAGAAACTATCCATAGATTTTAGATTTTGTTCATTATCTAACCATACAGAATGTCCAAATTCCATTAATAAAGTATATCCTGGTCTTAAATAGAGTATATCAATTAATTGAAATTGAGCCTTACTGAAGCATTTTATATTAATGTTACACTTAGCTAAAGCTCCATTATTATAATATGTTACATCGGCTGTTGTAATACCAGGCATAGGAACATATCCTCTTTCTGATGTACCTCCCCACCCATAAGCACCATTAAAAACGCTATTACCATCATTTAAACCAAATTTTAATTTTCCTGGGTTTGACCCTTCATCAAAATCTGCTGACATTACTCCTCCTTGAAGTATTATATTTTTTGCTAAGTAATACCCATCCCATGTATCTACAGGATATCCTAGATTTTTTAACTGTTTAGGTACTCCTTTTAGGGGGTTATAAAATTCTAAATCAACTGAACTTGCTAGCCTTAAAAATGGGGTTTTTGTATTATAATATTGAAGATCTTTAGAAGGAATATTAGTATATTTTCCTAAAGATTTTTGTCTTGTTTCTATTTGAGTTTTTACACCTTGATCAAAAGGGGTTCCTGTAAATGATTGACCCATAACTTTTACCTATTTAATATATTATAACTATCTACTATTTGGACTATATTTGTTGGGATTCTTATTTGGGCACCTGGGTCTAAAAATAAGGAGCCCATATTAATCTTATTTGGGTTTGCTATAGATATTACCCAATATAAGGTAACATCATTATAAAATTGAAATGCTAATGAATCTAATCTATCACCAAATTCTGTTTCAACCCATATATCATTTTCATTTGGGGGAACTTCGGGATAAGTATTATTAGTATAATATCTAGTACCAATAGTGCCTACAAATTCATTTGTATTTCTTATTTCTTTTACGTTAGAATACCTATTCATTATGTTTGGCTTTGGTTATCTCCTCCACTACCTGCAGTTGGTTGATATGTTTCATATACATCATTGTAATTATTATTAACCCCATTACTTAATGCAATAAATTTACTATTTGGATTATTTGCATTATTTGGTTTTTCTGGTAGGAATGTATGAATTGGAGTGAATGAAAACCCGCTTACTTTAATAACATGGGGGAGTTCTTTAACACTACCATCTGATCCTCCTTCAGCATCAATAGCTATTTCCCAAGTTGAAGTATCAGGTATATCATATGTTAATGATGTAATAAAACCAGGCTGTTCATATAAATATCCCCCTACTGTTAGTCTAACTAAATTTCCTCTCATAAACCCTGCTGCTGTGTAATCAGGAGCTAAAGTTGATGCTAAATAATTTAATTTTTTATACATGGGGATAAGTTCAGCTTTTGATTGTGCTGCAACTGTAAAACCTAATGATATAGTTCTACCAAACCCTTCATAATTGTATAATGGTTCTCCCCTTCCAACATACTTAATACTATTCCAATTAGCTTCATAATTATCTGACATATTATCTAAAAATGCTCTAAAATGCATATAAACAGCTTCACCATCTGTGCCATCATTATTTATAGCTGCTATTCTAAACTTAACTAAATCATTAATTGGTTGGTTTGCGTCAGGCCCTGTACCATCATACATAGGCATAGCTGTAATTTTATCTAATGCTTGTAATTCAGTTGCTGGGATTCCATAATTCCATACATTTTTATTTCCAGTGTAATCTGCTCTGTATTCACCACCTTCTTTTCCAGGCATACCCATATTAAGCCTTTCATCTATATTTTTAACTCTATAGTTAGGGGATAAACCTATTACAGATGATACTTTTGTATCTTCTAAATTAACTCCATCTACATCATATAGTTCTTTTCTAAAATCTGTAGGGTATAAACCCGCAGCTCCTCCTTCAATTACATTTTCTTTACCTATTAATTGTGGTTGTGAATATGTTCTTGAGTTATTTTTGTATAATACATTATTATTTACTATAAATTTTTGAGTATTATATGTTGTTACTTCTCCAGTTTCATCATCTGTAAATGAATTTATCTCATTTACTAACCCATCTACCTTATAATTAAAAGTTTGGTAAGGACCATTTATTCCTTTTAATATTGCGGGACCATTAACATCATCAAATAAAAATTCTCTATTTCTCTGGAATTTAAATTTTTCATTTGATGTTAAATATAATTGGCCGTATTTAGCTGTGGCACTATTTTGGATGGAAAGTTGGTATTGGAATTTTGATAAATCATCAGTTTGATATGATCTTCTAGTAACTCCACCTAAATAAAACTGTCCAGGGTTTGATACAGATTGAGGATTTGCTACTCCTGTTCGTTGATCTGCAAATCTAATATTTGTTTTACCTATTCCTAAAATAGCACCCGGTCCTCCACTATAAGCAAAAATATTTTGGTCTGGGCTGTTGCCTACTTCTTCAGCCCTAGTTAAGAATGTTACTAATCTATTATTTTCAGCTGTTTCATTTAATTGTTTAGTAGCTGCTTCATAGGTATTTAAACCTAATAAACTCATCCCTGGAGGTAAATCACCCTGAAATAAACCCCCTTCTACTACACCACTCATTGGGGAAAAAGGGTCTAAACCTAATAAATTTGCATGAAATCCTAACCCATTTCCTAAAGCTGTTGCTATAGTACCTATAGGAGTATAAACTCCTTGATTTATATTACCACCACCTTCAGCTATTAGTCCATTTTCATTTACACCCCAAACATAAGGTGTAAAACCGGCATATCCTAAACCAAATGAAGCTGGGGTTTTAACTGATGTTCTAGATAATATATTTTGTTTAGCTATAAATCCTAAACCTGCTGATGGATTTTTAGTATCCACAAACATTTGGGCTAATCTACCTACATCATCTAACGCATTTGAAACTGCCTTTAATCCTCCCCTAACGATAAAATCCGGTCCTGATCTTACAGGAAGGTTATCATCACCTTGAGGAATATCTTTAGTAATATAAGGTTGACGACTGTCGTCACTATTACGTCTGTCTCTCCCCCAAGGCAGATTTGTAAAATCTGTTTGGAAATTAATTAGAGGCATATTTTAAATTTAGATTCCTGCTGCTCCTTCAGGTAAGTTATTTGCATATCTGTTTACTGGTTCTTGGTATGCTTGTGTTTGTTCACCTAATTGAGAAGTACTTGGATTAGTATATCCCATAGCTCCTGCACCAAAATTATCATATGCTGGATTTGTTAATGTTGGGTCTCCAATATTTGAGTATTGATTGTGGAGTAATGAATTACCTACAATGCTAACTGCGTCTGGAGCTTGTGGGCTTGCTGGTGATACAGGAACACCTAAAGGTGATCCATCAGTATCAAACATTTTTTGAATTGAATTTGCCATAATTGTATGTGTTTAATTTGTTGTTTTGTTATAAATATTATTAAATATTGGAAGTCGCCATAACCATTGCTTTACCTGCTTTAGCTCCATCAATATAAACATCACCGCCACTTTTTACTGCTGATATTAATTCTTTTAATAGAGTTACTACTTGAGAATTATCACCCCCACCTGTAAGATTAGTTCCCCCCATTATAATATCATCAGCTCTAAACTTTTGAATAGGTTGTCCTGGTCTTGAAATAAAATCTTCTGCTATACCCGCAGCTTCTGATTCTTTGTCATAGAATGTATTTCTAACAATACCCCCTACAGTTTCTTGTCCTGGCATTAACCCTCCTAATCTTCTTCCTAACCAATCTCCTGCTATACCTGCAACTGGGGTTAAAGCTATTCCTAAACCTGGTGCTATGTTTAAAGCTTGAATAGCTGCCATTCCACCAGCGGACCCAATAACTGCTCCTATACCTTCATTTACTCTTTTTCCTATTGCTACGTCTATCTCTTTTTTAGTTTTACCGTCAGCAATCATTCCTTTAATGTCTGAGTTTGCAAATACTCCTTCAATAAAACTTCCTATTATAGGAATTCTTTTTGTTAATGATTTTAAAGTTTGACCTAAAGCAGCTTTACCAATTACAGGTTTAATAGCATCTTTTAAAGCATTTATAGGATTTATTTTACTAAAAAGTCCTCCAATTTTAGACATCATACCTCCACCAGCTGCACCACCTGCTGTTGCTACTTTTGATGCTGCTGCTTTAGTAGATGCTCCTGCAACCCCCTCAGCAACATTAGCTGATGTGGATGCTGCTGATGACGCAGCTGTTGAACCAAACCCTAATGTACTTGCTAAAGATGATGCAGCTCCTCCTATTTTAGTTAAAAAACCAAACATATTTTTTAATACTCCTAAACCTGCTTTCATTCTTGCAAATATCCTAATCCCAGATATAATTCCCATATATTTACCTATACTTGTAAATAAACCTCCTACACTTTGGGCAGCTTCAACCATATCCATTAATCCATCTAATATCTTAGATATGGATTCCATAATAGGAGTTAATTGATCTTTTAATTTTACCATAGCATCTGCAAATCTTTTACTAGCAGCCTCAGCATGTAGTTGATCTGTTAATTGATCAGATCCAATTTGTCTTTGTTCATCAGCTGTTATAACTCCATCCTCCATTGCTTTATTATAAGCATCAGAAGCAGCTGTCATAGATTTAGCTTCACCTGTTAAAAGCTCTTGGGTTTCTAAAGTTTCTGCTAATTCTTCCCTTGACATTCCAAAGGCTTTGGCTAATGATTGTTGTTGTAAAACATTCATTTTACTAAAATCTTTAGCTGTTCCTATTTCTCTAGATATTGCTTTGGCTAATCCTTCTTGATCACCCATTAAAGCAGCTCTTCTGGCATCTTCTAAATTTAACTGTTTACCAGTCATTAATTCAGCTTCCATCTCTGCTGCTATAGAACTTTCAAAGTCTAATAGTGATGATGATGTTTTTTCAAGTTGTGATTGACTCATTCCTAATTTAGCAGCTTGGAATGCTGCATTAGCTAATGATTTACCTTGACCTTCCATTGATAATCTATTAGCAGCACTAATATTACCAATGGCAGCAAATGTTTGTTGTTGGTTTACTGCTACTCCTTCTTGTTCTGCTAAAATTGCTACTTGTCCTCTTAAGGTTGCAGTAAGATCTTCAGCACTTTCACCTCTTAATTTTGCTGATTTTACAAATTGAGCTGCTTGTTCATTGGTTAACCCAAATTCATTAGATAATAATGAAAATGTTTTTAATTCATCTTGGGTTAGTTTAACAGCACCTCCTATTTCTTGGTTGAATTCTTGTATACCTTTAACAGCATCTGCAATATTAAAATGAAGTTCTCCACTAGAATTAGCAGCTACATTTAATGAAGATTTTAAATTATTAGCATCATCTCTCCCTAGGGCAAATGTTTTAGCTAAATCTTCTCTTTCTTCCCCAAACTTTTTAATTCCATCTTTTAAACCCTTAAGTATAGCTACATCTAAAGCAGCTAACATTTCCTTCTTAAACTTTGTAGCTCCCTTTACAAGTGTATCTCCTAAAACTTTTGCCTCAATGTCGGCATCCTCTAAACCTAGTTTACTTAAATCTTTAAGCTCTTCACCTGTTCTTTCACCGTTTGCCTGGGCTTTTTTTAATTCCGTATTAAAATCATTAGCTGCTTGTTGTTGGTCGTAAAGTTCTTCAGTTAATTCATTAGCTTCTTTACTTATGTCCTTAAACATATCAGCATATTTACCAAATCCTAAACTTTTCATTAACCCACCAGCTGAGTCTAATGCTTTATTGGTTAATTCATTGTACTCAGCAACCTTTGCTTCTTTTGCTTGCCTGTCTGCTAATTTTTGGTTTATGTCAGTTAAAACTGAAGACTCAGCCTGCATCTCCATTATCATATCAGCATGACCCTCAGTAATCTTTTCTTGTACTAATAATGATGCTAAACGTTTTTTTAGATTAGCTTCATTTAATTTTTCACCATCTTTTCCTAAAAGTATTTCTTTATTAGCTATTTGAAAGTTAGAAAGTTGGGATTTGTATTTTTGTTGGAGTTGGGCAAGTTCTTTAGCGTTTAGTCTGTTAATACCCTCTTGATCATCTTTTAACTTTTCAGCAATTCCCTGGATTTGGCTGGTTGCTCTTTTAGTAATGTTAAGACTTTCATTTTGCTTTTTTAGGGCACCATTTAAACCTATTAAAGTTTCAAAGTAACCCTTTGCATTTTTCCCAACATTATCTAATTGCTTATCTAATTCATCTACACCATCAACTAGTTTAATAATAGCATCATCAGCATCCTCCATAGCGTCAATAAACTCACGTGCTGTTTGACCCGTAAAAGGATTTGCTTTACCTAAAGATTCATAGCCTCTTCTTATCTGTTTAAGAAGTTCAACTACCTGTTGGTATTTTTTAGGGTCTAAACTATTATCAGCCATTATAGGTTTGTTTTATTATAAATATTAGAAAAACCTATTTTTGCGTTCTTTTTGAAACGTAAGAGGGGGGTGATATACTTTTTGGTGGTTGGGATTTAGTTGGGTTATTTAAATCTATTTGTGTGCCTTTTCCCTTATTAGCTTTTTTTCTATTCTCTTCAACTTCATCATAATGACTTTTTAGTTTATTAAAAGTAAACTTACGTAGCCATATAGGCATGTTATACACAGTGTTCCAATCATATCCACCCTTACCATTGAATACAATTTCGTGTATTGTATTAAATACGTTTACTCTAACTCCGGGCGCATTATCGAGCGTCAGGCCAAAAAAAGTTAAGTCCAATGGGGAGGATTGCGTCATCAGTCCTTCCGTCGGGAAAAAAAGTTAGATCAACATCTGGTTGAACTAATTTTATATAGTTTCTTAATGCCCTGGAATCCTGGGCTAGCAGATAATTATCTACAAACTCCCTAATTGATTTTCTATCAGGATTTCCCTCAATTGCTGTTATAATATATTTTAAACGAGTAGACATTTCAGGATTAGCATCCTTATTAATCTTTTTAAGTCCTTGAAGTTCTCTTTCAATAGCTCTTTCATCTTTTCCATCTAATATTTTAAAAGATATTTTAGCTTTAATTTTTGGGAGTTCATAATCAAACTCATTTACTCCTTTTGTAATTAAATCTTCATTGAACTGAACATTTTCTAATGTAGATAAATCAACTGATTGTTTTTCGCCATTATAATCAAAGTCATAGGTTGCACCATATCCTAAGATACGGGCTGCAATAAGTAGTGCATTTTTATCTCCTACGATAATATCATCATATTTAATAGATTTATTAACTATAAGTGATTGTAGTAGTTTATCTAGTACAATTCCTTTTTTAATGTATGATTGGTTAGTTAAAATATCTTCTTCTTTAGCAGTCATATATTTTATTTCAACCATACCAGAAGATAGTGGGTTGTCTTCAGGGTATAATAATCCCTTTGAAGGTAATTCTACGTTTTCAGTAGGTAGTTTAAATTCTTCCATATAAATTTTATTTGTTATAACTTAATATTCGCGTATACATATATAATATAAAAAAAAGCTTGACCGAAGCCAAGCTATTTTTCAAAAATATATAATTTCTTATTAGAAATTCAACACGCAGTAATCCATTCCAATTGTTAAATCAATGTTTTGAGCTTCACCATCAGTGTCCCAATTCATATCAGCAAACGATCCGTCTTTGATAAATGCTCCTTTTATGATCCATTCAGAAACAACATCACCTACAGGACCTAACACATCAATTGTTAAATCTTTTTTATAGAAATCAGAGTAACCATCTCTACCAGTTACTGATTCATGGTGTAATCTAACCCACTCCATTACAGCTTGTGCTCCTGAAGGTGTTATAGGGTCAAATAATTGCATCGTAATGTCATTCCATCTTAACTTACCTTTAACTTTTCTATAAGTGTTGATATGATTTAATGTAATTTCATCTTGTGCGAACCCTAATCCACTAATACCTTTAATAATGTATGATGGAAATCCATCTACGTACATGATAAATCTATTAGCTACCTTTGGCTCAAATGCTGTGAAAAATATTTCGTTTGGATCTAATACTGCCATTTTATGTTTTTTTAATTTTTTTATTCAATTATAAATATTATACTTTTTAACTTTTATGCTGGAAATTCTGCTCCAGTTGGTAAAATGTTGAAATCTAAGTAAATGAATTCAGCCGTTTTAGTAGGTTGTATGTATATAGCACCTCTTAATTCGTTTCTATCAATTACATCGGGTCCATTATTTGAATCATTCATAACAACTTTAAACGCGTATAAACCCTGTCTTTGCTGTACTGACTCTAAATATGGATTAACTTGGCTTAAGAATGTATTTCTTGTAGCCGCTGTATTTTGTTCAAATACTAAATTATCAGATAATTGAGAAATATAATTTTTAAGTGCAATTAACAATCTTCTAACATTTACTCTATCTAAAGCTGATGCTTGATTTTGTAGTGTTTTCTGACCAAATACTACTACTCCTCTTCCTGGGAAGGTTGCAATAGGATTTACTTTATTAATATATAATTCATCTCTATTAGCTTGAGTTAATTTTCTTTCAGCTTGAATTACTTGACCTAATCCACCTCTATTAATACCTGCTGGGGCAAACCATGCTTCTGCTGTTCTATCATTATTAGCATAAACTCCTGGAATTAATGTTCCTGCTGGTACCCAAACTCTTTGTCCTGAATCTGGATCTGTTACCATACACCAAGGCCAATATGAAGCTGCATATGATGAGTCTTTACTTGCTGCCGTTGTAGTAACATTTGTAATAGACTTAGCATATAGTTCAAGATCTAATATTACAATATTATCTCCTCTATTTTCTGTGTTAGAAATTAATTTATTGGTTGTTGATGTATAATCTGCTTGAGTTAAACCTGGTGTTGAGATAATGTTGTATTTGTAATCATCTTTATTTGCTAATAAATTAATTGCAGTTGTATAATTATCTCCAACTAATCCTTGAGTATCATCTGCTGTAATTTTATCATAATATTTTCCAGTTCCGGTTAAAATACTACCTACTGCATCTCCAAATGTTCCTGAAGCTTGTACTGGTATAGAAGCTGTATATTCTGGTTTTGCTTGTCCACTATTATCTAAATAATCTGGTGTTTTGAAATTAACTTCTTTTACTCTTACGTATCTTGAAGCATTGGCATAAGATCCAGTTGTTTGTAGGTAAACATCTGTTGTTCCAACTCCTTTTACTGTTTGTGTTTGATCACCAATTACTCTTGAAATATAATTTGATGATTTTGGGTCTAATGATACATTAGTAAAGCTTTCAAGTACTGATTTAGCTCTTGTATTATCATTACCTTGTCTAATTACTACACTAAACGTACCTGAAGAGGTATTTGGTGATGTAATTTCCCATCTTAAATTATTTGATGATCCATTTGTTAAAGCACCTTGAGAATTTTCAGCTCCTGTACTATTCATGATTTGGCCTTGACCAATTGATTCTAATATAAATGCATTTCCATCTACTATATCAGCATCTACTAATGTAATTATACATTCTGATGAATTTGCACCCATAGCACCTGCTACAATTGTTAATTGATCATTAACTTCATATCCTGTACCTTCTGTAGCAGCATTTAAAGTTGTTAGTGAGTAAAATAAATCTGCAGCTTGTAATGTTAAGGCTCCTGCTGTTGATAATTCAACATTTGCAGGGGTTAATGTAATTGTTAAATCTGCTGCTGCAGTTGCGAATCCAGCTGTAACTAAATCTGCTTGTGTAATTGTTAATACATTACCTGTAACATATCCTGTTCCTAATGCATTTACTGTTAGTACTGAAACATTTGTTCCATCTGATGTTATATCGACTGTTGCTCCTGTTCCTGTTTGTACTGTACCCCCAGTAACTGTTGTAATAGCTACTCCAGTTGCTGGACCACCTGCTCCTATTGCTAAAGCGCCACCATTAGATATAGATAATATATCTTGAGCTGTTTTTAACTGACCATCTGATAAAGCACCTGCTGGGAAAGTTAAAGCATCTAAAGCTGTGTAACCTGAACCTGATGTTGCTAGGGGAGTTGTAATAGAAGTAACTGTTTGGCCTGATACTGTAATTGAAGCTGTTAAATTTGTTCCTGTTCCTCCAACTAATGGAACTGTGTAAGATCCATCTACTGCATCTGTTGGATTTGTACCTGCATTTAAATTATCTAATAAAGTATCTACTGCTACTTTAACACCCCCATTTGTTGTTACTGCTGCGTTAAGTGTTAATCCTGTTCCTGTTCCTCCTGTAAAAGCAGGTGTTCCAGAGAATGTAGCATCTCCACCTCCACCACCTACGGCAGATCCTAATAAATTAGTTGTAGCTAAAATTTGTCCTGTTTCTTGATCATTAGCAATCTTAGAAGAAGTTGCTGGTGAAAAAGAACCTGAGGCTACTCTAGTAACAATTAGCGAAGTACCTCCATTTGAGAAGTAATTATAAGCTGAGATTGAAGTTAAGAAAGTATATTCACTTTTTTGGTTTGCCGACCCACTTTCGAAGGTAGTACCAAAATTAGCTTGATACTCACTATAAGTGGTAATAAGCCTTGGAATGTTTACTTGACCTTTTACTGTTGGTCCTATTATTGCTGCACCGGCTTGTATTGGTTGAGATGTAATCTGGGATTGATCGTTTTCTCTTGCTAATACTCCTGGGGAAATTAATGTTTCTGCCATGTTATGTAATTGTTATATTTTGATAATAAATATATGGTTTTCTGTCAAAAGTCTATTTAGTTGGAGAAAATTCACCAGTTTCTAAAGAAATAGTTCCGCTACCATATTTTTCCTCTAACTCTTTTGCTAAATCTATTTCTTCTTTTTGAATTTCGACTGCTTCCATTTTAAGTTGTTCCTTTTTTAAATTGATGTTTAAAAGTTGAAGTTCAATACTACCTAGGGCTTGTACTGTTTCATTAAACTTATTTTTTAAATCATTAACCTTTTTGATTTCTTCACTTTGTAATTTTGTCATCTTTTATACGTATTAAAACTTGTTATTAAAATTATATTATTATTAAAAACTATTAAATAGAATTAGGGAAAAATGTTACTTCTGCAAAGCCTTGTAAGTTCATATTTTCTCCTACATTACCATTAGCGCGGAATTGAAAACCGGTTGAAATGGGGAGTATTTGGATGGTTGTGTTTCCACTACCGAATGATCCCTCAGCTACTGTTGTAGGGCCTGGTGCTGTTCCAGTAATCAAAGCTTGTGGTTGATTTCCAAATGAATCTACATAAAAGGTTTGTATTTCTTCTATTATAGCTCCAACGTCAGTTGGGGATTGATTATTAGATTTACCTACAGTTAATTTTACTAAATAAGTACCAGATTGAACGGCAGATACTTGACCTAAGGAGACAGAATTACCTGCACCAGATGTAAGTATCCCATTAAGCATGTAAGTTCTTCTATAGGGCTCTATATTACCTGAAGGACCCATACCAAAATAATCTAAATTAGCATCAGATTCAGGGCTAGAATCTAACCTTGCCATAATGTGATTATTATCTGTAGGAAAATCTATTACTGGGAATGGAACAGATTGACTACTTCTATATAATGCTGTTTTCTGACTAGCAAATGCAGTAGGTATTTGGGAAGTTCCACCCCCACCATGATATAAAATACCTCCACCATATGCTTCATTTCCTCCTAAATAAATAATACCGTCACTTCCATTTGCACCTTTTACAGCTAATACTGATGAAGAATCTTGGTGGTTATTCTGCATTTGGACATATGAATGTATTTCTCCAGCTGTATATCCTAATGGGTAACTAAAAGCAGGTGATGATGAACCAATTGAGGTTTCATTGTTACTATTTATTATTATTGCTGAAGATGTTGTTCCTCCAACGCCACCTACCCCAATATTTAATGTAGCACTAGCTCCTACATTTTTATTTTGGATGTAGCTTCTTCCATTATAATCGTAAGATATATTATTAGATCCTATAACAATACTGGATACAGCACTTGAAGCTGTATAATTGCTTCCAGAAAAATTTATTGAGTGGACTGCAGATGATGATACTAAGGATGTATTGGTTACACCCCCTCTATAAAGTACAAATTCTGCTGTCGATCCACTTACAATAGTACCGTAAGAAGATGAGATATAAGTACCCCCATCATACCAAAGAGGATTTGCTGATTCAGCTGTTAAGGCATAAGATGCTGTTTCACTATAAGAAGCAGAAATTGACTCTGTTGCCCATGATGCAGTTGTTTCTAATATTTTTGTTATATTATTAAAGTTAAGATATAATGGATCGGCCATAACATCTTTATAACCTCCATCAACTGTTCCGGGCATAACTAAAACTGGATTGGTTTGATTTGCAATCATATTACTTACTTTAGCCTTATCCGTTACAGAAGCTGTTCCTATTAAATCACCATAAAAACCTACTGATGATGTTACAGAGCCACTAACTAAAAGTGTATGATTTGGTGATCCAAAACCCATCTCACCATAAGGCCAATTAATACCAACTTTTTGAAATAAATCTGACCCATTATCATTTCTAAGTACTATTGATGCATCAGAAGAAGAGTAATCTATTAAAATAGGAAACTTATTAGTTGTTTGATTTTGTAGAACAAAAGAATCAGAACTTCCTCCAGCTAACCCTAAATTCCACCTTACATCAGGATTTTTCCACCCTATAGTAGCTGAATCTGCTGCTCCAAATGCTTCTAATAAGATTGTTGGATCATTTGAAGAGTCATTTGCTTTTAAAGTTAATTTAACTCCAGCTGTTGGAGATGGTGCAGTACCAATCCCCATATGAGTATTATCTGGTAGATAAACTGAACCTGATAGTATAGAAGAACCTGTTTGGCTAAATGAGCCTGATTGTTGAATATCATAGGCTATAGTACCTGTAAAAGCATCTATAGATTGAGAAACTTCAGCGGATTTAACTACTGCTCCTGGTGTTATGCCTGTATTTGAAAGTTTAATTGCCATTCTATAATTTTGTTATAAATATCAAAGAGATTTTTCTAATTGATGGTTTATAGCAGCAATTACTGTATCTGGTGTTATTGATTTAGTACATTCAAACATTCTATCTGTATCCTTATGATCAGGACACCATTCCCAATCTCCTGCATCTAATCTTACTCTATTAAAACATCCAGAACATTTATTTTTAGGTGATGATATTCTTTCACAATCTTCAAATTCACTATAAGCTTCACTAAATCCTGATATCATTACTACAGGGGTTTTTAAAGCCCAAGCTAACCAACTTAACCCACTTCCAATACCAATAAAAGCTTTAGCATTTAACATATCATTAGCTCTTTCACTTAAAGGGTAATCTCCAGTTTTATCAATAACCCCCGTTAAAGTTCCTCCTAATTTAGAATCATGCCATTTGTCTCCTAATAATTCTTGTGTTATCATTACTACTTTATAACCTTTATTATTTAAATAATCTATTATTGTTTGCCACCCTCCTTTATAATTCCAATACTTAGCATGTGCCGACCCATGGGGTGCTATAACGACATATTTTCCTTCTATTGTAGATCCTGTATTTTTGAATGTTAGTTTTGGTTTAATTTCTGATTGGTTAACTCCTAAAATTTCACCACTACATTTTTGTAAACCATGTTTTCTAAAATCTGATATATTTTTATTATAATCTATTTTTTCATCTTCATTATAATGCCACCCAACTTCATACATAGCATATAAGTCAAATTGTTCTTCTCCAGGAGTTATAAATTTAATGTTTGGATAGTTTTCCTTAAACATACTGTTATGGAAAGTAGAAACAATTAATTCACATTGGTGCTTTTTTCTAAACTCTTCAGCAAATGGAAACCATGCTATAGTATCCCCTAAGGCTTTTGAGGCAAAATGAATATAAACTCTTTTGTTTTTTGCATTAAATTTATGTTCAAAAACAACTGTATTATTTTCTAAATCTATTACTTTAATATTATAATTTATATAATATGTTTTGTTAAATTTAGTCCACATATTATTTGTAATTTCACTTTCAAAAAGTAATTCTAATGTATTTTGGTCGTAAAATTGGATGTTATATTTTTTATCTATTTTACCTGTAATTTCTAATTTAGCCCCATTAATAAAGTTAATGTGGTAAAAGTTAGATTGAGGTTTTGGTTTAATAAGTAATTTAGATAAATTATTATATTCTTGGATTAAAATTTCTTTCATATTATATAAAATTTTTATAAATTTCTAATAAATCTTTTGTTCTGTTTTTCCAGCTTAATTCTTTTCCAGTAGCTACTGCTCTAACTTTATAATAGTCATAGTTATTTATTATATCTTTTAACCCTACTTCCATGTGAAATATATCACGTGGTGATCTCCAAGCACCATGAAAATCTGTTTCATATTCCCAATTTGCTATTATAGGTAAACCAGCAGCTGCGGCTTCAATCATAGTTAAATTTGGGTGGCCTGCTTCTAGCATTGTAGGGTGAATAAAAATATCATGTTTGTGATATAATTCTAATAATTTATTGTTGGGTGTATCAAAGACTAAGTTTAATTTTGGATAATTAAACATTTCTAAATGTTGATTAAAAAATTCTTTATTAAAGTTTGGACCTGCTATGGTTATATCTAAATTATGTTTTGCTGCTAAAGCTAATCCATATTTAAATCCTTTTCTATCATAACCCTTATCACCAGCTAAACCATTAGCTGCAACCATCAACAGTTTGGGGTTTGTTATTTTTATAGGATTTGGGTTAGGTGAAGGATAAAATTCATTAACATTAACCCCATGAGAAAAATATTGTGCTTTGGGGTGGTTAAAATAATCAACTAAAAATTTACCTGGTAGTAAGGTTAAAAGTGATCCTTCTATAGCTTTTAAATTTTCTTTAAATATATGTGAGTCTTTACCATAATGAAATGCATGGTGGTCATGAAGTTGGAATATATAGGGTATATTTCTTTCTTGTAAACCAATTGCTAAATTAGCTACATGACAATGTACAATATCAAATTCTCCAAGATTAATATGAGAAGATAATTTGTAGGTAGATTCATGGCCTAGTAATTTTTGATTATTTATAAATTCCCAAATAATTTTTTCAATTGCTCCCCAATTTTTTGGTGGGATATCTAACCCACAAGCTGGGTCTACATGGCATATTTTCATTCTCCAGCGTATATTAAAGGACTATTTTCGTCTGTTGTTTTTATTTCTTGCTCAATTATACTAAATCCTGGTAGATGTTTAGTATAAATTTTTTCTGCTGTTCCTACTTTTAATTTAGCTACATTACATACCCACATATCAAAAGCATCCCATTTTGTATTTTTAATTTTATCTTGAATAAGTTGTAATTTATTTTTATTTATTAAATAAGATTGTGCAGGTATAAATGGAGATATATTAGTGTATATGTCTTCAATTTTAGGCCCATTTAAATTACGATTTTGGTAAGGGTTGCCAAATCCTATAATGTCCTGATTATTAGATTTAGATAGATTACTAAAACGATTTAAAGCTTGTTTTAATTCATCAAATGGGGAATCAACAATAACATCCCCTTCAAAGATTAAAATATAATCATAATCTTTATTATTTTCAGACATAATAGCATTTGTGTGTGCTTTATAACACCCATAATGTCCTGGTGCTAGTTTATAATATCCTGGTTTGTCTTGAACATCTTCAGGTCTATTACAAGTATCAATTGGGGGTAAGTCAGTCCATATTTTATTTATTCTTTGTTCGTATTCTATACCTGTTGATTCACAAAATTCTTTAATATTTTTTACTGATCTTATTTCTTTTTCATTTACATCTGGTTCTGTAACTAAATGCATTAGTTTAATTTTTGGGTTGTATCTACTTCTATCTCCTTTCCAATTAAACATACCATTATTAGGCATTGTATTTAAAAAATAATCTTTATTTAAATTAAATTTATGATATTTTACACTTTCTCCAGTATTAGTATCTTTTACATCAAATGTAACTATGATGTTATCATCTAAATCATATTTTACTAAATCCCAAAATGAAAATTTTCCCCTAACTTCTAGCAATCTATCAATGATAACTTCACCATTTTTTTCTACTGTATAGTAGATATTCTTACTTTCTTTAGCATTAGAAATAGTTATCCAAGGACAAAAATGATTATCTACATCTGTAGGAAGTATAGTATAATATTCAATCATTGAATAATCCTCAAATTCAAAATACTTTTCAGCATCAGATTCAAATTTTTCTTTTGGTTCAATATAGTTATTTATATTATTTTTAAATATATGATAATATAAATTTTCAATACCATTAGATTCAGCCTCATACTTATCCATAAGACTATTATATTGATTTTCAGTTTCTATAAAATCACAATGTCTTAAAATTGCATCTGGTTTGACTGCAAAGAAATATGTATAATAACATTTACCTTCTTGTGCTTCATATTCACCAAAGAAAGTATCATGAGTATTTAATTTTTTAGATATATAATCTATATAACTACTATCTTTAAGAATATAATCAAAGTTAATATAGTATAATTTTTCAATCCCTAATTCTTTAGCAAATGTTGCTGGGTTATAGAAGGATGTATAACATGCTGGGCCGTGATATCTATCATTATCTTCACCTTTTAAATTTACATGGGTATCATATTGATCATGATACATCCAATAACCTGAGTAGAATGTATGTTTTGTTAATAAATTATTTTTTTCATAAAAAACATAATCAACCATACCCTGTAATTCCTTTGGAACAGGACAATGTGCGGATATAATTATTTTTCTATTACTGTTTTTTCTTAATGATTTAATACATTCTATTGTGGTATCTACTACTGCTTGTGTATTTGGGTAAGTACAAATCACATATGCTTCTTTTTCTTCAACATCTGGGGGTATTATAGAAGGGGTATTTAGTTGATTTTTAATTAATTTAACGTTCTTATTAAAATCTGCAAAATCTAAATAATTAATTGTATTATAGTCTTCAAAATAATTTTGATAAACTTCTAAATTATATAATAGTTGTGGTATTTGATAAGATAAAGCTTCACGTATTACTAGAGGCATTGTTTCTTTATCATTTTTACTTCCTCTAGATGTAAATAAAAATAAATCCATTGATTGATAGAAATTATTTACATCAGTTCGTTCACCCCACCAAGTTAAATTAGTTGGTTTATTTTCCATTAAAGGTTCCCAATACCATTTAAAATTATCTGCCTGGTTTCCTACACTATGAAATTCATATTCAGGTAATGCTTCAGCATATTCAAAAAATTCTTTTTGGTTTTTTCTAGAAGTAAATAAACCTATATGTAATATATGTTTTTTTGATGGGTCGAGATTTAAGCGTTTTAACGCATTTTCTCTATTAGGTCTGGGGATATATTCAATTGGGTATTCTACCAGTATTTTAGGTATATCTATGTTTTTATACTGTTCTATTTGCCAGTTTGACACAAACATAAACTTATCTGGTGAGAATATTTTAGTGTCTGTATCCATAGAAGAATCATGTGATGTTTCTACTAAAAAATAACTTCTATTTACATCATATAACTTTCGAGCTATATCATCATCCATAAAATACTCAGGAATTTCTTCTAAATGAATAATGTCTGGTGTAATCCTATCTATAATATTAAATAATTCACTTTTATCTTCTTCAAGTGTAAAAAATTTATTATTATCTACTAATTCTAATATTTTATTTTTGGTTACAACTAATTTCCCCCCAGTACAATCTACCCATTCTACTACATATACTTCAAACTCATCTTTAATAAGTTCAATTTTTTTAGTTAAATATTGTGGGAGTCCTCCTGTTGAAAGATGAGGCGCTATAAATAAGATTTTCTTCATATAACTATTTTTTAAAACTACTTGACAATATAATAAATATTAATTACATATCCAAACTATTGTTAAATACCATTAATTTCACTTATGTCTGCTATAGCTACACCATTAACTTCCCCCATGTCACTACTTGCCACTCCATTCATGTCTCCGGCTGACCATCCTGCTATGTAATTTAAAGTTAATGTCCATCTTGATCTTTGTGTTGCATTTGACATATCACCTAAATAAAAACCATCAAATCCAATACCTGAGGGTTGAACATTTTGAAAATCATAATTATGGTCTATAATACCAACTCCAAAATTATTTCCATTTTGTATTGCTACTATTGCTGAACTATTTAGGGTTATTTGTTGGAAACCTGTGGTTTGTGCCCAATTTGTAGAATTACTATAAGCTACAAAAGAAGTAGAAAGAAATTGACTTAAACTTAATGTTGTGTTTGAATTATTACTAAAAGCAGTACTACTATCTACTGCTATTACTGGAAGTGCTAAAGCAGTTACCCCTGCCGTTGTAGGACAAGTTAATTCTGCTGAAGTTATTAAAACGCTTTGGTAGGCTGTTACATCATACCATATATAATTTCTATATAAGCTATATGATCCTCTACTACCTCCAGTCCAAGCAACACCAATACTTTTAGTAGAATTACCTGTTTGAGACACATTTCCTGAAACTGGTGTGCCTGTTCTAATAGAAGTCCAGGAACCTACACCCGTTCTTCTAATATTACCTAAAGCATAGTTAGAGCTGTTTGTAGTATATGGGGCTAAATTTACTTGAGGCATATTTTTATGAAATTAAGATCCATGTTGGTTCTGGGTTGAAATATAAAACATTAGTTTCTATGGAATGTCCTACTAATCTTACATAATCACCAGTAACAAATCCTGTTAATGATTGTGTGAAACCCCCAGGTGTTCTTGAAACATAAACTGGTGCTCCAACAGTAAAACTAAAAGTCTTAGATTTAATCATACCTCTTAATATAACATCAACCAATACTCCGGTTGCCTTATATGCAACACCCAATAAATTCTTTGTTGATGATAAATCAGCATCTGCTTCATCCCAATTACCAGCACTGTTTAAAGCTACTAATTCAAATTGAGTTACTCCACCTGCATTCCCCCCACCAGTATAAAATTCCCCAGTAAAACCATCTGCACCTGGGATTAGATATTCAATAAATCCTGTACCATTAATTGCACTTGTATTAGTTAAGTCTGGTTGGTTTTTACCTATTTGGAATGGGTTTGTAATACCTAATGAAAAATCTGTATTTAATGTAAATGGTGATGCTTGTGTATAATTTGCTCCATTTATCTTAATATTTGCAGCATAATCTAATGATGTATTATCATCAACCCAAACCTCTAAAGGTGTTCCACTCGCTCCTGAGGCACCGTTTATACCTGATGTACCACTTGTACCATTTTTACCTGAAGTACCTGAAGTACCTGATGTACCTGATGTACCTGATGATCCTGAAGTACCATCTTTTCCTGATGTACCAGATGTACCTGATCCACCTGAAACACCACCAGCACCACCTACACCACTTGAACCAGTTGTACCTGATGATCCTGAAGTACCTGACGTACCTGCTGTTCCGTTTTTACCGCTTGTACCTGAAGTACCTCCTGATCCTGAAGTTGCACTTTTACCTGAGGTTCCTGCTGTTCCATCTGCTCCTGATTTACCTGAAGTACCTGCTGATCCTGAAGTATTAGATTTACCTGATGTTCCTGCTGTTCCATCTGCTCCTGATTTACCGCTTGTACCTGCCGTACCCGTTGAACCTGAAGTATTTGATTTACCTGAAGTTCCTGCTGTTCCATCTGCTCCTGATTTACCTGAAGTACCTGAAGTACCTGTAGAACCTGAAGTGTTTGATTTACCTGAGGTTCCTGCTGTTCCATCTGCTCCTGATTTACCTGAAGTACCTGCTGATCCCGAAGTATTTGATACACCTGAAGTACCTGCTGTTCCATCTGCTCCTGATTTACCTGAAGTACCTGCTGATCCTGAAGTATTTGATACACCTGAAGTACCTGCTGTTCCATCTGCTCCTGACTTACCTGAAGTACCTGTAGAACCTGAAGTATTAGATTTACCTGATGTTCCTGCTGTTCCATCTGCTCCTGATTTACCTGAAGTACCTGCTGTACCCGTTGAACCTGAAGAACCTGATGTACCTGAGGTACCTGAGGTATTTGATTGACCTGATAGGCCTCTTGTACCGTTAGTACCTGAGGAACCTGAAGTACCGGATGTTCCTGAAGTGTTTGATTTACCACTTGTTCCTGCTGTTCCATTTTTACCTGAAGTACCTGATGTACCTCCTGATCCTGAAGTTGCACTTTTACCTGAAGTACCTGCTGTTCCATCTGCTCCTGACTTACCTGAAGTACCTGAAGTACCTCCTGATCCTGAAGTTGCACTTTTACCTGATGTTCCGGCTGTTCCATCTTTTCCTGATTTACCGCTTGTACCTGCCGTACCTGTTGAACCTGAAGAACCTGATGTACCTGAGGTACCTGAGGTATTTGATTGACCTGATAGGCCTCTTGTACCATTAGTACCCGAGGAACCCGAAGTACCTGATGTACCTGAAGTGTTTGATTTACCACTTGTTCCTGCTGTTCCATTTTTACCTGAAGTACCATTTGTACCTGAACTTCCTGAAGTATTTGATACACCTGAAGTTCCAGCAGTACCATTTTTACCTGAAGTACCTGAAGTACCTGATGATCCACTTGTAGCGCTTTCGCCACTTTCACCACTACCCCCATCTATACCTGATGATCCTGATGTACCTGATGATCCTGATGTATTTGATTTACCTGAGGTTCCTGCTGTTCCATCTGCTCCTGATTTACCTGAAGTACCTGCTGATCCTGAAGTTGAACTTTTACCTGATGTTCCTGCTGTTCCATCTGCTCCTGATTTACCTGAAGTACCTGTAGAACCTGAAGTATTTGATACACCTGAAGTACCCGCAGTACCATCTTTTCCTGATTTACCGCTTGTACCTGCTGTACCTGTTGAACCCGAAGAACCTGATGTACCTGAGGTATTTGATTGACCTGATAGGCCTCTTGTACCATTAGTACCTGATGATCCTGAAGTACCTGATGTACCTGAAGTATTTGATTTACCGCTTGTACCTGCTGTTCCACTTTTACCGGAAGTACCACTTGTACCTGTAGAACCTGAAGTATTTGATTTACCTGAAGTTCCTGCTGTTCCATCTGCTCCTGATTTACCTGAAGTACCTGAAGTACCTCCTGATCCTGAAGTATTAGATTTACCTGAGGTTCCTGCGGTTCCATCTGCTCCTGACTTACCTGAAGTACCTGTAGAACCTGAAGTATTTGATACACCTGAAGTTCCTGCTGTTCCATCTGCTCCTGATTTACCGCTTGTACCTGCCGTACCCGTTGAACCTGAAGAACCTGATGTACCTGAGGTATTTGATTGACCTGATAGGCCTCTTGTACCGTTAGT